TCCCTTAATGGAAGGTTTTCTAGACAAATAAAATTATGTTACCTATTAAGATAACATAATTAAGGGAGGGGTCGCAGGGTCCGAGCCCCGCAGGGGCTCAACCTGGATCGCCCGAAGGGCGATTGAGGGAACCGTAGGTTCCCTGCTCCGTAGGTTCCCTGCTCCTAGGGTTCCCCCATAAAATTGATTTCCTAAAATGATATAATAATATTATGATATCATTTATACATCGTATTACCTAATTACCTATCAACAATGGATCTTACTCAGAATAAACTTACCAAATCAGAATGGGAAACCATTGAAGTTCCTATCTCCGATTCTGAAAAACAGATTGTACTAATGATGATTGACGGTTATAAAAACGTCAATATCAGGTTCAACGAATCAAAGTCTCTCTTCAGTCACATAAAAATGGAAAAAACAGTCGAAATCGAGTATTTCCTCTATAAAAAATACTTTGAAGATGAAGTACTCAGTATGATGAAAAAATATGGTAAGGGGTTGAATATTACCGTCCCTTCTGGTATTTCAGGAGAACTTTGTAAAGTAAAAAGTGCCGACTCTATCCGTCTCCAAAACCTCGATAATCATATCAAAATCAATCGGGGTCTTATCCTTGAATTTCTCCTACTCGATCTATGCAAAGATATGATCAAACATATCTCCAAACAAAAACAACGTTACGCCTTCTATTTATATACCCTCATTCAAATTAATAAATCCTGCATTCTACACCAAAATAAACACGTTCTATCGTTTGTTGACTCGGTCATTCAATATGGTAATTCGATCACCAAAGTCAGTGAGATCATTACCAATGCTTACGACTTTATCGAGCGAAATCCTTACCTCCTTAAATATGAAGACAAGGCATTGTTTTCCCACCAAAAAGAATTGTTCTCACTTGTACAGCAACCAGGTGAATTCCATCCCTCGCTCATTCTCTATACCGCTCCCACTGGCACTGGTAAAACATTAAGTCCAATCGGACTTTCTGGAGGCTATCGCATTATCTTTGTCTGTGTGGCGCGCCATATCGGTCTAGCACTGGCCAAAGCAGCGATTTCGGTGGAAAAAAAAGTCGCGTTTGCATTTGGTTGTGAAACCGCCTCTGACATTCGTCTCCATTATTTCTCCGCGGTGAATTTTACAAAACATCGTAAATCCGGTGGTATTTGGAAGGTCGATAATTCAGTCGGTGACAATGTCGAAATTATGATTTGCGATGTTCAGTCGTACCTTACTGCAATGTACTATATGCTCGCCTTCAATCCTGCCGAAAATATCATCACTTACTGGGACGAACCAACCATTACTATGGATTACGAAGATCATCCGCTCCATACTACCATCCGTCGTAATTGGGCCGAAAACAAAATCCCTACCGTCGTACTTTCTTGTGCCACATTGCCATCCAGTGAAGAAATTATGCCGGTATTCGACGATTTTCGCTGCAAATTCGATGGTTCACAAATACATACGATCAAATCGTTTGACTGCAGGAAATCCATTCCGATTCTGAACAAAGAGGGGTTTTGTGTTCTACCTCACTATATGCACTCAAATTATGAAGAGCTTTCTAAAAGCGTCCGTTATTGCTTAGAAAACAAAACCCTGTTACGTTATTTCGATTTACGTGAAATTGTCCGGTTCATTGAATATGTTCACGACCAAGATGGAGTAGATGATATGTATACCGTCGATTCTTACTTTAACGGGGAAATTAGTGAAATTACGATGAATCGCCTGAAAGAATATTACTTGGATCTGCTGTTGCATATTAAAAAGGACAAATGGTCCGCTATTCATAACTATTCTATTTTAAAGCGGAAATTGAAATATTCGAATGATAATTTGTCGGTCTTGAGACGCACGAACAGCGTTTCTGCGTTTACAGTTAAACCGTCTAGTAACGTCGCTAGCCGCGGCATTTTGTTGACCACTGCCGACGCATATACTTTGACGGATGGTCCGACCATTTTCCTTGCTGACGATGTCAATAAAATCGGGAATTTCTATATCCAACAGTCGAACATTGCTGACACAGTTTTCCAAAATATCCTGATGAAAATCACGAAAAACGCCGAATTTATTCAAAAAATCGAGGATTTGGAAGCCGCTATCGAATTGAAAGAGAGTAAATCCACTAGTGCGGACGATTCGAGTAAAACCGCTGCAAGAGAGAGTGGTCGACTTTCGAACGAATCCCAAAAAATGATGGACGAGATTAACAAACTACGTAAAGAAATCAAATTGGTGTCTTTAGATGCAATGTATGTTCCTAATACCCGACCTCACCAGCAGATTTGGGTACCAGATGCCGACGTAAATGACAAAAGTTTTGTTTCCAACATTGGTGAAGATGTGGCCAAAGATATTATGCAGCTCAACATCGACAATCATTTCAAGGTTTTGTTGTTGCTAGGTATCGGGCTCTTTACCGATATCAAGTGTGTTGAATACCGCGAGATTATGAAAAAGCTGGCCGACGAACAACGGCTTTTTATGATCATTGCTTCGACCGATTACATTTACGGGACCAACTATCAGTTCTGTCATGGGTTTATTGGTAAGGATTTGACGCGAATGACGCAACAGAAGACACTGCAGGCTATGGGACGGATTGGTCGTAATAATGTGCAACAGGATTATACGATTCGGTTTCGTGATGATGGTATGATCGAGCAACTTTTTAAGAAATCAGAGAACAATTTAGAAGCTAGAAATATGTGTGCATTGTTTTCATCTTAGTCTTGGCTTCGTCATCATTCGTCGATTTCACTGAGCTTCGCTCAGTTACATCTATGAATGATCTAGGTTTTTCTATGCCACTTCGCTCAAGACCGATCTTTGATCGGTCTAAGTTGGAACCGAAGGTTCCTGACGGCTCCGAAAAACCTTCAGAGTTAGTAGATCCGTATGAATAGAAAAACTATAAAAATAAATTTATGCTTGTAATTTAACTTAATATTTTTCATACTCGAACTAAAATTATGAAGTTAACCATAAAAGTAATGATGAAACGCATTGAAAAAATTATCGAATACTTGAAAGAAAAAAAACAATCTTTCCAAGCCCGCGAATATAACGAAGCGTTAAACATATCAAAGTTAAAACAGAATATTGGAAACTATAGCAGAGTTAAAGTTATCTATAATAATTTTATCCAAAAATTGTTATTATTAGAGGGGGCAAGAATTAAAGAAGAGGATTTTATAAAGTCTTTCTTTAAAAAAAAAGGCGAACCTGATGAATCTGAACCCGAAGAAGAACCCGAACCCGTACCCGTATCCGTACCTGAAATTAAATCTGATTTTATAGTGGATTTATTAGATAATATTCAAGAAAAATTGGAAGAACCACCCTTAGGTGATGGAATATTACAAACTATTGCAGCTATTAATGAAACAGGTTCTCCACGTGAGACTTCTGATTTTGAAGGGCTATTTAAAACCATAAGTAATATTGGCACAGAAGATGTTCAAGTTGAAGAACCTCTTCCACCCCCAGTTTCATCTGATTTTATTGTGGATTTATTAGATAATATTCAAGAAAAATTGGAAGAAACACCCTTAGGTGATGGAATATTACAAACTATTGCATCTATTAATGAAACAGGTTCTCCACTTGCGGCTTCTAATTTTGATGGACTTTTAAAAATAATTAGTAATGTTCAAAATGTTAATAGTGAAGAAAACGGACTAGATGGAATATTACATAGTATTGGGGATATTAAAGAAAACCCTATTACCATAACTGATGGTACGGAAAATTTATTGAATATTATTTCTGAAGTAAAGGAAGACAATAAAGTTCCTCAAGTTGAATCTGATTTTATTATTGATGTTCTCGAACAAGTAGTTGAAGAATCTTCTCTTGGAGAACCTTCTTTTACTGGAATTTTACAAACAGTTGCTGATATTCAAGAACCTACTATTCTTACTTCTGATTTGGACAGATTATTACAAACTATTGCTGATATCCGAGATGGGCCTTCATTACCCGTGCAATCTGACTTTATTGTGGATATTTTAGAAAATATTCGAGAACAATCGGCTCTACATATGGTATCTGATACGGATGGCCTTTTACAAACTATTGGACAGATTACTGAAAAAGGTGGTGAAACACCTAATTTTGATGGCCTCTTACGAACTATTGCTGATATTCGAGAACCTGTTGTTGTTTCTTCCGATTTTGATGGATTATTAACAACTATTGGTCAGGTGGAGGAACAAACAATTCCATCATCGGATTTTGATGGATTAATGAAAATTATTGGTGATGTTACTGAAAAAATTCTACCAGTGGAATCGGATTTTATTATTGATATCTTAGAGAACCTAGAAGAACAACCTGCTCTGCCTGCGGAAGCAGATATGAATGGACTCTTGAAAACTATTGGACAGATTACTGAAAAAGGTGGTGAAACACCTGATTTCGATGGAATCTTACAAACTATTGCTGATGTTCGAGAACCTATTGTTGTTTCCTCCGATTTGGACGGAATCTTGAGAACTTTTGCTGATATTGTTGAGCGACCTCCTTCGCCACCAGTACAGTCCGATTTTATTATTGATATATTAGAGAATATTCAAGAAAAATCCACTCCTACTTATGGGGTGGATGGACTATTACAGACTATTGCTACTATTCAAGAACAACCTACTCTTCCTATTACAGCTGAATTTGATGGAATCTTACAAACTATTGCTGATGTTCGAGAACCTGTTATTTCTTCCGATTTGGACGGATTATTGCGAACTATTGGACAGGTGGGAGAACAAACGGTTCCACCGTCCAATTTCGATGGAATAATGAAAATTATTGGTGATGTTACTGAAAAAATTCTACCAGTGGAATCGGATTTTATTATTGATATATTGGATCTCATCGAGGAACAACCGGCTCTGCCTGCGAAAGGACATATAGATGGAATCCTACAAACTATTGGACAGATTACTGAAAAAGGTGGTGAAACGCCTGAATTTGATGGAATCTTACAAACTATTGTTGATGTTCGAGAACCTATTGTTGTTTCTTCTGAATTGGACGGAATCTTGCAAACTATTGGTGACATTGTTGAACGACCTCCTTCACCACCTGTACATTCCGATTTTATTATTGATATTTTGGAGAATATTCGGGAACAATCCGCTCCAACTTATGGAGTAGATGGACTATTACAAACTATTGCTTCTATACGAGAACAACCTTCTCTATCAGCGGAAGTAGAATTCGATGGAATCTTACAAACTATTGCTGATGTTCGAGAACCTGTTATTGTTTCTTCTGAATTGGACGGATTATTGCGAACTATTGGTCAGGTGGAGGAACAAACAATTCCACCGTCCAATTTCGATGGAATAATGAAAATTATTGGTGATGTTACTGAAAAAATTCTACCAGTGGAATCGGATTTTATTATTGATATCTTAGAGAAACTAGAAGAACAACCGGCTCTGCCTGCGAAAGGACATATAGATGGAATCCTACAAACTATTGGACAGATTACTGAAAAAGGTGGTGAAACGCCTGAATTTGATGGAATCTTACAAACTATTGTTGATGTTCGAGAACCTATTGTTGTTTCTTCTGAATTGGACGGAATCTTGAGAACTATTGGTGATATTGTTGAGCGACCTCCTTCGCCACCAGTTGAAACTGATTTTATTGTGGATATTTTGGATCTTATTGAGGAACAACCTACTCCTGTTTCTGAGACGGATGGACTCTTACAAACTATTAGTGATATTCGAGAACCTACTCCACCTGCGGTTTCAGATATAGATGGAATCTTGCAAACTATTGCTGATATTCGAGAACCTATTGTTGTTTCCTCCGATTTGGATGGAATATTGCGAACTGTTGGTGATATAAGTGAACGATCTCCTTCGCCACCAGTTGAAACTGATTTTATTATCAATATTTTGGATCTTATCGAGGAACAACCTACTCCTATTTCTGATACAGATGGAATCCTACAAACTATTGCTGATGTTCGAGAACCTATTATTGTTTCCTCCGATTTGGACGGATTATTGCGAACTATTGCTGATATTCGAGAACCTACTATTGTTTCTTCTGAATTGGACGGATTATTGCAAACTATTGGTGACATTGTTGTGCGACCTCCTTCACCACCAGTTGAAACCGATTTTATTGTGGATATTTTGGATCTTATCCAGGAACAACCTGCTCCTGTTTCTGAGACGGATGGACTCTTACAAACTATTGGTGATATCCGAGAACCTACTCCACCTGTGGTTTCAGATATAGATGGAATCCTACAAACTATTACTGCTATTCAAGAACCTACTGTTATTCCCTCAGATATAGATGGTGTATTAAGAACAATTGCAGATATTATTGAAAGACCATCATCGCCGCCAGTTAAATCCGATTTTATTGTGGATATTTTGGATCTTATCCAGGAAAAACCTGCTCCTGTTTCTGAGACGGACGGAATCTTACAAACTATTGCAGCAATTGTCGAACCAACATATCCTCCGTCTGATCTGGACGGAGTTTTGAGAACTATTGCAGATATTCAAGAAACTTTAGTAGAAAAACCCGATTTCGATGGGATCTTAAGAACTATTGGTGATGTGCAACCGACCCCGACAATTAAAAAGATTGTAAGGCCCAATTTGTTCGAAATTATTTGCACAATTAATCGTGTTCGACCTATTGTTCGCGAAGAACCTGAGTTCGACGGAATATTAAGCGTGATTGGATCAGTAGAACCTAGTATTACAGTTGATTCAGGTATTGAAGGTATTTTAACTGTTATTGAAGAGATCCCTGAAAAGAAGAAATACTTGAATTTGTTTGAGATTATTTGTGTTATTAATCGAGTACGCCCTCTTATTTCAGAAGATCCTGGTCTTATTGGAATTTTACAAACTATTTCGGATATTTCGGATATTTCTGAACAACCTATTACGGTTTCGGCTTTCGACGGACTCTTACACGTATTGTCTAATATTTCTACTAGTAAAGAAGGTGAGAAAGTTTGCAAGGTTATCGAGTATACTAATCAAGACGGTGAGAAGGAAACATTGTACCCTTTTGCAGTTATACAAGGACATTGTTATTATTATAACAAGAACCACGACATATTGAACGAAGATTTAGAAATAGTCATCAACCGTTGATAATCCTCAAAAAGGATTATCTAAGGATGATCTAGGATTTGCTGAGCCGAAAGGCGGTGCAAATCCTTCAAGAATTATTAGCGGGTAATTATATCCTTTTATATTATAACCAATCGTAATTATAATATAAAATGACAGAACAACAAAAACCAACTTATGATACCTTAATACAAAAACCAAGTGATGGCGATATTACTCCATTTGACATAGAATTTAATGATTTTAAAGAAAAAATTCCTCAACCTGATTCAGATAATCTTTTTGGAAATAGAAATAAAATAAAACAGATTCTGGGTGATCCAAATTTTGCAAGTACAATTGATAAAGATAGTTTTAAAGTGCATAAAGTAAAACCCGGAAATGCTAAAGGTGTTTTAGGATTTAAAAATACTACAGTTGGTAATGAAACATATACTCAACTTATATTCAAACCATTCGTTAAAATTGGTGACAAAAATATTGCGCAAATAGATGATAATGAACTAACCAACCAACCATTATTAAACCTTAATGGTGATGAAGATTTGAGAATTAAAGAACGTAAAATGACATCAAATTTAATAGCCAATATTGCAGATAGCGCTTATGATAAAGGTGAACCTAATTTAAAAGCTGATAACATAGAAGATGCAAATATTCAATCCGTAACTAAAAAAGATGCATTTTACAATAAACCAGCTCTACTTGGAATTACAAACGGAAAAGGAGGTCAAGATGTCGACAGTGCACCGTCGATGAAAGAAATAAAACTCGTCGGTGGTAAAAGTAAGAGACGCCGAATTCAACGCAGAAAATCAGTTCGTCGCAGAAGAATGTCTAACCGAAAACGATAAAAATTTCATATACACCGTAAGAACAGTAGGTTCTTGTACTATAATATATTTAAAAATATATATTATGTTACAACAAGGTGGAAAAGTAATTGGGGAAGGAGGGTTCGGATGTGTCCATGAACCAGCCTTGAAATGTGAAACTAATCCCCCGAACCTATTACAAATAGAAAAACAAATTTCAAAAACTATACAAACCACAAAAGCTACAGATGAAATAAAAGAATACGAAACTATAGCTAGTATTGATCCAGAAAATCTTTTTCATTTAGGCACACCAGAAACCTGCCAAATAGATCCAAATAATCTCAATAACAAAAGAGAATTAAGAAGTTGTTATCACCTTACGCGAAACGATCCCAATTTAACCAATAATTTACGGAATTATTCCCTGATTATTATGGAAAATGGTGGTGAAAATCTCTCCGATTTCGCAAAAAGAATCAACAATAACTATGTTATACGACGAAATTTTACAGAGGGTCAACAAGTAATGACTGATTTTTGGCAAGAAGCTTACCGTTTATTTGTTGGTCTGCAAAAATTTTATAATACAGAAAATGTCCATTATGATTTAAAGGCTCAAAATGCAGTGTATAACCAATCGAATAAACGAATTAATTTCATTGATTTTGGATTAATGAAAAATAGACCCGATGTTCTCAATATTGCTAGGACATCCTACAATCCTAATTGGAATATACCGTTAGAATATAACTACATAAATGATAAAAGATACAGAGAAATCCAACATTTTGTTTTGTCCTGTCGTGGAAGAGTGCAAGAACTTAAAAATATTACCTACACTTGGGCACGTAGTCATATTAATGATCAATTGAGAAGTGTTGTTCAGGAAACTACCACATACTATAATAATTTTTTATATAGTGGTGGCAGAGATAAAGAAATCTCTTACGAATTAGCTAATACTTTTCTATACTATTTTGATCCTTATTACCCCAAAAAGGACGAATTTACGAGAAAATGTATTGATACGATTGATTCCTATGGACTAGGACTATCACTATTAACCGTATTAAAATTCACGTATTCCCTTATTGATATTCAATTCGCTACAGAACTGCGTAATCTTTTTTTAAGAATGTCTACAATGGATCTTAAAAATCGATATACGATTGATATTGCAATGAAAACCTACGGAGATATATTACGTAAATATCGTCTAGCACCAGTTGAAGTTTTAACTGTTGCCGAACGTAGAGAAGAACAACGTCTAGAAAATGAACGTAAAGAAGCCGAACTTAGAGAAAATGAACGTAAAGAAGCCGAACGTAGAGAAATTGAACGTAAAGAAGCCGAACGTAGAGAAATTGAACGTAAAGAAGCCGAAGAAAAGTACGCTAGACAACTAGAACAAGAAAAACAACGACGACTTCAACAAGAACAAGAAGAATTACGTAGAAAACAACAGGAAATAGAACGACAAGAACAAATTACCAGAGAAAAAAAGGCCCAAATAGATGCTCAAGTAAAACGTATAATAGAAGAACATAGAATTCGTCAAAAAAAGAGAGAAGCTGAAGAACGCAGGAAAGTAGAAGAACAAAAAGCTCTAGAAGAAAAGAAACAAGAAGAAATCGAAAAAGCTCAAGCCTTACGTCTTAAAAAAGAAAAAGAAGAAAGCGATATTAAAGAAGCAATAGAAAAATCCAAAAAAGAAGCAAAACAAGAAAATCAAAGAGAACTTACAGAAATATTACAAAAACATCTTAAGAAAATAGAAGCGGATAAGAAACAACAACAAGAACTATTAGAAAAACAAAAACAACTAGAAGAAGCAAGACAATTTAAAGAACAAGCACGTTTAAATAACGAATCTATTCGGATTGAAGCAGAAAAATTGCGTTTTTTGGCAGAACAAGCTAGAATAGAAGCAGAAAAATCTGAAATAGAGGCGGAGAAGACTCGTCTTATTGAAGAAAAAGTACGTTTAGAAACCGAACAAGAACGCATTATGGCCGAACAAGAACAAATAAAAAATTTAAAAAGTGAAAACGAATTAGCAAATCAATTAAAACAAAATTTGATTGAAAAAGAAAATATCGAGCGAAAATTGATGGAAAAGTTAGGTGCCCAAGATTTTGAAATACAAATGTTAAAACGACAAATGCAACAAGAGAAAACAAAAATGGAAAAAAAACAACTTGAATTAGAAAACTTACAAAACCTTCAAAAGGATGATAATAATGAAACAATTATAGGTGATTTACTTAAAGAAATAGAGAAATACAAAAAAGATCAAGAAGAAAAAGATAAAAAATTTAAACAATTAGAAACTTCTCCAGATCCCACCTTAAATTTATCAGAAAATGAAGAAGTAAAAATACTTTTTGAATCTCTTTCTGTTATTGAAGATGTTATTGATCGTAATATTGGGGAAATAAATCCTACTTTTTCTGAAGAATATGTTTCTGATTTAACTCTTCCAATTATCGAATCGGATGAAATAGATATAAGTGAAATTATACCACCTTCTGCTCCATCTGAACCTATAGTATTCGATTTTTCGAATTTTGATTTTTCCGAACTGGAGGTTGAAAAAGGTGCGATTGCTTTTTTACAAACCGACGAATGTTTTTATATTGTTCCTTCTTGCTTGAATGGACTGACTGTTTTTTACGAATCAGACTTTGAATATATTGATACCTATTTAGATCTGGATATGCGTAATGATAGATTGAGACGTGGTGTTCGTGAAAACCCTATTATTGCCCGTGAACTCGGGGAAAATTATTCTATGTTCAAGGATGAGAAAGAAGTCGAAGACATTGATATTGAAAGTAAAAGGATCTTTCAATTAGGTGGGATTCCATTATCCCCTTTGAAAGACAATATGCAGCTCTTTATGGTTGATTTGTACGAATATTTTTCGAATAATTGTAATGAAGCAGAAATTGATTATGAATACGATTGGGAAGGTGAAGAAGATTATGAAGAAATTGTTAAACCACCCATAGAAATAACTTCAGATTCGGCTGATTTTGTCATTGACTTGCTAGAAAATATTCAGGAAAGTTCTCCGTCTGAATTTGATGGGCTATTGCAAGTATTATCTGATATATTTGATAATGCTCCATTGGAAGAGGTTTATATTGCTCCACCTAAATCTAAGAAATCTGTACGATTTGATGAATCAAAATTAGAGGAAGAATTAAAAGAATTGGAAAAAATAAAGAAAGAATTAAAAGAAGAAAAAGCTAGAGAATTAGAAGCAGAAAAAGCTAGATTAGCAGCAGAAGAAAAAGCTAGATTAGACGAAGAGGAAAAAGCTAGATTGAAAGAAGCCAGAGAATTAAAAGCTAAAAAATTACAAGAAGAAGCAGAAGATGAAGAAACAATAGCTAATATTAAAAAGCATCGACTTGAGTGGCAAAATAAAGAACAAAAAGCCAGAGAATTAAAAGCTAAAAAATTACAAGAAGAAGCAGAACAAGCTAGAAAATTACAAGAACAAAAAGATAAAGAATTAGCAGAAGAACAAGCTAGAGAATTAGCAGCAATTCAATCTAAAATAGCAGAACAAAAAACTAGATTAGCAGAAGCAGTAGAACAAGCTAGAATAAAAGCAGAAGCAGCAGAAGTAGAACAAGCTAGAATAAAAGCAGAAGAAATAGAACAGGCTAGATTAGCAGCGGCAGTAGAACAAAGTAAAAAATTACAAGAAGAACAAGATAAATTAGCAGCAGAAAAAGAGAAAGAAGAATTTGCTGCTGCTCAAGCTAAAACAGCTAACATTAAAAAACATTTAGAGGAAAAAAAAGCTAAAAAGAAGGAACTAGAAGAACAAAAGAGAATTCAAGACCAGGCTACAGCAGATGCCAAATCAAAAAAAGAAGAAGCAAGATTAAAAGAAGAAGAAAGATTAGCAAAGCTAGAAAGACAAAGATTAGAAGAACAAAAGAGAATTCAAGACCAGGCTGCAGAACTAGAAATAGAAAGACAAAATAAAGAAAAAGCTGCTGCTCTAGAAAAACAACAGAAAGAAGCTACTGAATTAGCAAGAAAGAAGCAAGAAGAAGCTGATGAACTAGAAAGACAAAGACTAGAAAAAGAAAATCAAGCTGATGATGACCCTTTTGTTGAAGACGATAGTAATGAAGAATATAAACCAACTGATGCTGATGAAGAAGCTGTTAGAACATTAACGAACGTAGATCAAAAACTAGATTTTTTAAAGAAACTAAAAGAATTATACGAATCATCGATAAGTGAAATTGATGAATTTTTTACTGATAATGGTAGTAGTCTAATCGAAAAATACAAAAAATTAAAGGAACTATATGATAAAACTAATTTTAACATTAACATAATTACAAAGTTTATCGTTCCACCAACTAATGAAGAAATTATAAATCTAGGAGAATCAATCACAAATGATACGATACCACAATTCAAAACCAAATTTGAAGAATTAAAAAGAAAAAAAGAACAAATAAAATTTAATGAGAAAAAAAGATTATTAAAAGAAAAATTAGATAAATATGCCAATAGTATCGATCTAGATTTATTAGAAGAATGGAAACGAACACAACCTGATTTACTGAAAGAATACGAAGCTTTAAAAAATGATCCATATTATTTAAATTTCGAATCTAAAGAATTAATATTAAAAATAGATAAAACATTAGTGGATCAGTATGAATTTATTGATGGCATATTTAAAAAAATGAATAACGTGGTTATTTTTGAAGAATCTATTAACACCATAAAAAAAGAATACGATGATGGTGAGAATGGCTTTGCTGCCTTAATAAAAAAATACAAAAATGCTACGGCACATACTATGAATACTACAGCATTTATTCCAAATATGTTAAAAATGTTTAAAAGTTATAATAAATTTATCAAATCCAAAAAATATTATGAAGAACATAAATCTGAGTTTTCTTCCGTTTTTACTGAATTGATAAAAGAAGCTGAAATAGAAATTAAAATAGAATCTATGAAGGGTGTTATTGATAAACTTTTAAAATCCAAAAAATCTATAATAACAAAAAATATAATAGGTGATAACATAACACTTGGAAATTATATTAGAAATGATGACTCAATAATAATGGATCCGCAAGAAAAAACCGGGTTAAGTGCAATTAACACTACTATGTTTAAAGATACTAACGGCAAAAATAACTTCGGGAATAGAAATTTTGAAAGTATCAATGACAATGATCAAAAAGCCTTTTTTAAATTGGTACATTTTTTTTTAGATGATTCTGTTACACCTGGTCCTGTAGCACCTAGAAAAAAACCTGTTAAAAAGGGAGGTTTTAGTACCCAAAAAACCCATAATATTAAACGAAATATTACCCAAAAATCGAATAAGAAACGCGCTAGTCAGAGGGTATTTAGAAGACTGAAGAAAAATATTAGCAGAAAAATGCTTTCGTGAATATTTTTGAATAAAAAATAGAATTATATTATAACTTAATTCTATTTTTAAATAAATGAGTACCGTCAATAATACATTTGGACGTCAAGATCCTGACATATTAAGAGGTGTATCTTTTAAATATGTTGACCAAAAATATAAACTCTATCCACAAGTAAACATTGGTACTGGTCCATTAACATTCGAAGAAAGTCAACTCGATGATTGTAGCGACGAAAATTGTTATACTTTTGAGCCACGAATAAAACGTGGAAATGAATCTGATCTTGCCAAATTTTTTTTAAGTTTATTTTTTAGCAACAGATATACCGAAATAAAAGCTGTATTAGAATCTACAGAATCTTCTGAAAACGTTTCAGATTATCAAAAAAAAATGAGAGAAATATTTGAACTATTAAAAAATGACAAAAAATTAACTTTTATAGTTGCCTCTATCTTTTATGCTATGGAAAATCGTGAATTTTCTTATCCACAAATATGTGATTTTATTAGATATGTTATAACTAATAATAATAAAGATGCTAGTACTATTGATGATAATGCTTTGGATGAAACTGTGAAACAAATTGCAAAAATTTATACTGGAAAAGATTTATGCATTAAGTTGATTGAAGGTGAAAATACTACTATTGAAGATTATTGGCATACAGCCTTTCCTAAAATCATAGGTTTTCAAGATTATTGGCCTGCAAAGTACAGAAAAAATGCGAAAGATTTTAAGTCGAAATCCCTTGAAAAACTTAAACAACTATTAGATAATTATATTAATTATAATGTCAAAACAAAATTTGACGATTTTTTTGATAAACAACAAGTTGAAAATGATACTATTAATTTCACAAATAAGTCAGATGACTTAATTATTACTTCAGATTCAATTAAGGAATACGAATTATTAATGGTTATTATTGAAGCAAAGACGTATTTTTTTGTCCCAATCCCTTTGGTGCTATCGGCAGAGAATGATCCTGAAACATTTTTTTTAATAGATTTTGATCAATATTATGATTGTGTAAAAGATAAGTTTTCTAATGATGAAAATTGTTTTATTGCTAAAAAAGAACAAGGAAATACAGTTATAACACTAATTCAAGAATATTTACAAAGTCGTAATTCTATTAATTCAAATAATAATAAAAATTCTGTTGCAACACCAATTGAAATTTTTAAACTTGTAAATAAAAAATTGCAAGATGCTTCTCAACAACAACAACAAGAACTACCAAAATTAAGCACAGAAGAATTTTTAAAAGAAATGGATGATATTAAGGTTGAAGAACTTGAAAAATTTGAAAAAATGGAAAAAGAAAGGAATGAATTATTATTAAAAAAGAAAATTGAAGAATTAAATATTGAGGGTCTTATGAAAAATTATAAAAAATTAGCTAGTGAATCTCTCGAGAAAGCTAAAGAAACTCTCGAGAAAGCCAACCAATCTAACCCACGTGCAGCCAAAGAAATAATGAAAGGTAGATTTCAGAAAGATAAGCAAGATGCTATAGCTGCTGTTGAATCTGCTGCTGCTTCTGCTGAATCAAAAATAGATCCAACATTAGAAGATTTAATTTTTAGTGAAGATCCAGATGATACACTTGGAATAGAAGCTGCAAAAGTGCTTTTAAATGATGAAAAATACATTGATCTATTCAATAAAATGAATGATAAAAATAAAAAAAAAATATACTTACGTGCAATAGCCGATAGTTGGGAAACTATAAATAATAATTTTAAAAAATTACTTATTGATAATTTTGAATTAATTAAGGATTTTCCTGAAAGTGTTGCTAGTATTTTATCAGTTTTAAAAGAAAAAAGAATAAATGAAGGTGGACAAATAAATAATGAACTACTTTCAGATTTTGATAAGGATATAATAGATAAAATTAGAGAAGCAGGATATTATCCTGGACAAACACTTACTTTAACAACTGAAAAAATAAAAAAGAAAGTAATTAGAGATTACTTAGATGATCTAGATTTATTAGCGTTACATTTTGCTAAAAAAAATATTCAAAGAACATCAAGAACTGATACTACTCCTGCCACAAATATTGAAAATTTCTTTTATCAGTATACCAATTTTAATCTAAACAATGACATTAAAAGATATATTTATCTAAATACCGCAGATAAGGATAAGCCGTATATTGATGGAAAATTAGAAAGAGAAGGAAATATTATTAAACAATACCTTAATGATGATAATGCTAATTATTTGAAAAAGGTATTAACATTTTTAAAAGAAAATGGTGTAGAAGGAATAACGTATCCTACTGAACAATCTGTGGGAGGATCAAAAACCTACAGAAATTTTCCCCATAAAAAATCGATCCCTTTTCTCAATACCAGACGAAACTTTGATTCGGTCGATCATACTCCCCTCAAATTATACACCCATTATAACAAAAAACGGCTTACTCGTAATAAAAAACGCGCGCATAAGAAAACCCAACGCGCTCCTTAGTTTATGGAACATATATAAAACGTTACTTGAAATGTACAGTGAAAAAAGGGAGATTTTTAAGGAACCTACGGTTCCTTAATTTTATATAATTTTTCATAAAATATATAAAATTGTTTTATACTATTTGTATTATGAGTCACAACAACAGTACTCCTTTGACAGAAATACAACAAAATATCCATTATGTTATGGCAGTTATCAAAGTCCCTATGTTACGTCAATTAAACGGTTCATTTGATTCACTTTCTGACCATACTACCATATCATTTGAAATGATCGATGATCTTCCGACAAAACCCGATTATAAAGTGGATAATAACTATATTAAATTAAAATTAAACGAAATGTTTGCCGAACCACCCATTGCCTTACGCAAACCGTCGTTTACACCCTCGCATATTATTAAAAATGATGTTGTATTGGATGATGTCGATACAGGGTTGGAAGAACCCGTTCGAGAACCTGAACAAGAACCAACAATGCCTGAACCTAATCCTGAACCAATAATACTTGAACAAGAACCTGAAAAAGACAATTCGGATGAAATCGCTGCATCTAAGCTACGGCGATTTGGTGAGAATTTTTTATCCCAACATAAAAAAAAACATTCTAAGAAAGGATTAAAATCGAGACCACCAAGCCCCGATTTTAAAATAAAATCATAATTGAAAATCCTTATTGAAACTCATATTTAAAGGAGGGATCTTAAGGGAACCTTGGTTCCCTTAATTGAGATAAGGACGTTGATCTTTGCGAACAATCAATGGTTCCGGCATTACCAATGGTGTTTTATCCATAATTGACAAACTCAAAAACGGTTTAATATCGGGGTGGAATTCGGGCATAGGACTCACTAAATTGGTTAGTCCAGTTCCTCTTAAATACGACTCAATATCACAAGCATTGTAAGCCAGGTTCTCCGAGGCAATACGACCCATTAGGAGACCGTTCCCTGCAAAATGGGTCTCGGCCGGAACACTATATCCGTTCTTTTTTTCGGTTAAATAATCCATCTTGTTTTTAAATCGATCTTGTTCCATCTTGTAATCACCAGGACTGTTTTTATTGCGGGTTGATGCCATTCTATTATACATTAACAAGAAATAAAATTAGTGTAATCTCTTTACAAGTTCTCTATATGGTTCGCAACTTGTCGTAAATTTTTCAGAAAAAAATTCGACTAAACATAAATGAAACAACTGCAAATAATCGTAAGAAAACAAAATCGCAATCCCAATATTAGGGTCTTCGGAGAACATTCGTGCAGCGGCCTTGGAATACAACTCTTTAAATTCGGCATTATCTTTGGTGCAACTATAAACATAATCCATCACTTTCATTGCTGCTCCACCGTCGTACGATATTTCATCCCGGGTTACGTCATCGAGAACCTCTTGATTATGGTTCTCAATTTCTTTAATACGTTGTTCGTAGACAGTTTGGTCCATTTCGAACAGTGCACGTACGCATTGACGATATTGTTCGGTGTCATTATATTCTATGGGAGTTTCGGTACGGTAACGCATATTGTTTATGTAAAACAATATGTATTTATGTAGTTTTACGCAATTTATTTTTGCGTGATTTAGATTTGTATGATTTCTTCTTACGGGATATTTTACGTTTTTTTGTTTTACACTTTTTGGATTTTCGTTTTTTACCTCCGAGCTTTAATTCTTTAATTAATTCATTAGGAGGAGCTTTATAAAAATGTCCATCATCTGTATTGACTCTTTCTAAGGGACGCGTTAACGCATTATTATAATTATCGCAAAAATTATCTGCGTTTTCTGTCGCAATATTTTTATCATTTCCGCTTAAGCAGATTTCCTTTCTTCTATCAAAATTTTCAGTTTCATCTCTTAATATTTTCATTTCATTTGTCATTTCAGGTGATGTAAATACGTGTGTTTTAACTGGTGGTACTTCTTCTGGTGGTACTTCTTCTGGTGGTACTTTTTCTGGTACACCCAATAATCTTCTTCTCAAATTTGTTCCCAAATTTGTTCCCATTGTTCCCAAATTTGTTCCCAAATTTTTAACTTTTTTAAACATTATTTATTCCTTTATAAATTATACCTATAAATTTTTATTCGGAAGTTACAATTTCATCATCCTTAGATAATCATCGAAGATGATTATCTAGGTTTATCGTTCCGAAAACCGCCTGGCGGCTTTGTAAAACCTTCAGAAACGAAGCTTTCTAAAATAACGCGGAAGGACGGTTTCCTTGTTGGAATTTGGGGTCGGTTGACATATCACGGGTCATCATACCTCCTCGGGTCCAGCCGTTCAGTGCGGACTCTTCTACATTCTTCGCAGGATCACTCACACGATCCTTCATCTTATCATCCGTAGGATAAAGCGCATACTCTGCAAACGATTTCTCCATAATGGTCGACACACTCTTCTTATCCGCCACTGTTTCCCCCTGTTGGAGCTGGGATTCCAATGCTGGGTCACAACTGCCTCTGCCTAAATAAGGAACTGTGATGAAGGGACGGGGATACAATGCGACGTGACTACCAGGGCCCGGACGACCATTCTCTGCGTTGTATAATACACTGGATTCACTATCAACTAATCCACCAGTAAGACCTTGTCCGTTGGCTAATCCGGTAAAGGATAGAGTAGGTTGTTGTGTCGCAAATTGAACGTGGTTGTCCGAAATAACATTACTAAAATAGTTTGACAAGGTATAATTTGCAAATCGGGTGTTATACACATTCTTCTGCGATTGATCAGTAGAATCCATTCCAATACGTCCCATATTGTTAAATTGATAATCAAATATTGATGCCATCGTTTACTTCTTTTATATTATTCAATCATATTTTTTTCCGCTTTTCTCTTCCTCCATTTTCTCTGGGTTTTTCGACATTCAAATTTGTCATTACGTGTCTCCCCTTCTTTGCATTTTTTCACACATCGTCGGGTGTTAGGATTCAACTCTTTCCCCTCTGGACAAACATCTACCACTTTTTCTTTAACAACTAATCTTTTCTTTTTCGATGCAGGTTTTACCGACGCGGATCGAGGTTTCGAGTGTGGTACGGGTTCCATCATTTCCGGATCTTCTGCGATTATTTCCTTCATCTCTTTCGGTGAAATGGATTTCGCTTTTGCTGATGCGTCCGTAATCGTTTTCTCTAAAACCACCGGCATCAATGGTCCATCGACCAATATGTGATTCTTAAAGTGCTTGTTGAACCGTTTCAACACCTTGTGTTTTTCTAAAATTTCTTCGTACCTATGAATCGCCGTCTCAATACCAATTCGCTTCATCACATTGGCATTCGTCATATCTAAAAACAAATTTGCGAGACTAAGACTTAACTGAATGTCCATTTTTTTGTAAGCATTTTTCAAAACATCTAATAGTGCGAACCCTACACCGTACGAATCGAACGTATCCACACATTTATTCACCAACGTTTCGTAAGGTACGCGACCCGGTGTTATAACGTGCAGTAACGTCTCACCAAATTGCTTTAGTAGGGTAGTGGTCGCCTTTTCCAGGTTCAAAAATGAGCCTGTCTCGTTGGCTGCATAATGCAAAAAAAATCGTATTGCGTCACTTGCTTCTGTATCACCCCCCGCTTTCAAACTGCCAGCGATACTTTTAAGATGGTCGGTTTTGAATTTATCCGAATAACCAGCGTATTTATCGTAAGCTTTCTTATTTAAAAATTTACATTCTAGAGGGAAGGACCAATGATATTTAACAAATCCGTACTTCGATTTCGCAGCATCCTGAATCATCGCTTTCTTTTCTTGTATCAATCCGAAATCGATGAAATTAATACGACCAAACTTATCCGATGACCTATGGTCATCTACTAAGTTAGTAGTTGGGCTTTTCAAGCCCTGACCAGTCGTCTCGTTATAAACAATGTTTTGTGGTTTCAAATCGTGGTGGATCACTCCATGATCTAGAAATACCTTTACCCCCATCAATACGCGGTGGGCTTCCAACCAAAACCGCTCGATTTGTACTACCCGCTCTTGGGAATGGGGTCCTTGTGCCAATTTTTTGGAAAATTGTTCCAAGTTGTCCCCACCATTTTCCATAATCAACAAGGTATATTTCGACAAATTATGGACAATTTGAGAATCGGCCTCTTTCAATCTCCTACATTTTATGGCGGATCTTTGATTGTACGTATTGTTATCCACTGTACAGGATTCCGGGGTGCCTAAATAATAATCATTGTTCGGATCCGCCCGTTTTACCGCATCGTATTCTTTCAATTCTTCTTTGGCTTCTTCATCCTTCATCAACTTGGTCACTTTGTTACCACTTGGTCTCTCGGATTTTCCTTTGCAATTTAACGGGGGATTATGAACACATCCGTAAGTTCCCTCTCCTACCACCGTGGATGATTCGGCCATTTAATAGTTATATTTCCAAGATATTTTATTCTACTATTATTTTCTTAGAAAAAAGTAAAAATCGTAGGGGGTACCCTACGATTTCAAAAACGCGGAAAAACGTGTGAGAAAGTCGACCGAGGTTTTTGAAAATGGACAAAAATAAATGTCCAAAAAAATGTCCAAGACAAAAGAGTTGAATTGAGCATTTTACAAAAACTATGATTGTGACCATACTGCAGTAAAAACCGAAATAATAATAATAGGTTGGTAGCATAAGGATTTTTTGGACATTTTCATTTTGCAAGAAATTTGTTAACAAGATTTCGAACGTTTCTTACAAAAATCTTGCAATGTTCTTGCAATGTTTTTTGTAAAATAGTATTAATTCGTAAATGATGCGAAAATATTTAGGTAATATAAAATATTAACAGCATAATATATTTTTAAACAACTTCTAACAAAAAAAATGCATTTAGAAAGATTATATTAATAAGATATATAACCAAATAGAGAAATGCAAAAAGATGTAAAAAAATATGAATGTGAAAAATGTATATTCATTACGAAAAACAAATGTAACTATGACAAACATTTAATGACCATAAAGCATATAAATAAAACAACTCCTAACGAAAAAAAATCGGAAAAATTAATATGTATAATTTGTAAAAAGAAATATACTTCTAGAGCAGGGTTATGGAGTCATAATAAAAAATGTTATAAAGATTCTGTAGAAAATGAAGATAATCAAAATACAGAAGCAAGGAGAACATTTAATATAGATATGAATGCTGAACTTATTATGGAGATAATAAAAGAGAACAAAGAGTTTAAAAACTTATTAGTTGAACAGAACAAACAGGTAATTGAATTACAAAAAGAGAACAAGGATATGATTAATAAAATGGTTGAAATTACTCAGAACCAAATATCTACGGTAAGTACAATTAACAGTAACAACACGATTAATAACAATCAAAAATTCAATTTAAATTTCTTTTTAAATGAAACTTGCAAGGATGCAATGACCATCCAAGAGTTCTTAGACAGCATTCGCATTACCTTTGAAGATCTCTTGTTAATTGGAAATACCGGATTTGTGAATGGTGTTTCGGACATTCTTATCAAACAATTACGGGATATGGAAGTAAGTAAACGCCCGATCCACTGTACGGATTCCAAACGTGATACCATTTATCTGAAGGAAAATGCAGCTTGGAACAAGGATGACAAAGATAAAACTAGATTAAAACAAATCCTAGAAAAAATAGAATATAGAAATGTGGTAGCACTCCGTGATTGGTGTAACGAGAACCCAGATGCCAGAGTAAATAATACCCCGAACAATTTGTTAAAAGACAAAATCTATTTACAAACGCTGCAGGGAGATGATAAGACCCGTGATAAAATCATCAAAAACATTTCCAAAGAAGTAATGGTTGATAAAGAGTAGGGTCGGAGCAGCTTCGCTGCTCAACCTTGCCACCTTCGGTGGCTTAGGAACCTACGGACTAGCTTCGCTAATCCCTACGACCCCTCCCTTAATTATGTTATCATATTAGGTAACATAATTTATATTAGATAAAGGAGGGATCTTAAGGGAACATTGGTTCCCTTAATCATTATCAAAAGGAGGGATCATAAGGGAACCTTGGTTCCCTTAATAGTTATTATAATGCGACATATTACGTGCACAAGCAAAAGCATTCCCCTCTTTACAGGAGATCATACTACCGTAACAAAACTCGGCAAATGCACCTTGATCATTAGGAATTGTCGAACCAGGATTCGAGTAAAAAGGTTGTAAAGATTGTTCAAAGGTCAATTGTTCTCCTAAATCTGCGAATAATTTGTCAGCAATATCAGGTTGCCCAGGATTCGATTCGATAACGGATCGTTTGGCCTGCGCTAAAATTTGGTCATTGATATTTTGGTTGAAGGAAGGTGGTGCAGGACGTTTGTTTGGATTGTCTTCATAATCCGTCATCATTACGTTAGAAAAGGGGTTATGAGAATCAGGACTGTCAAACACATCAGGAGGTATGGTAATACCGTTTTGTTTGTAGAAATCAGCGGCAGGACCCTGAAAACCTTCTTTCAAGGAAGTCGCAGCCTTTTTACTAGCGGTTTTACTATTTTCCAATTCACTATAATAAAACATAAGGTAAATGGCACCCAAGGTGACTAAACTGATTAATAGTAGACGAAAACTTTTGGTAAATAGGAACCCTATAATAGTTAGAACAACAACCGTTCTAGTAATAGCGTTTAATTTTTGTGTGTAGGTCATAGTGTCAATGGGGAAAAATTCAGTTATGTATTTTGGTTCAAAGAGAACATTGGGATTTTGCGTCCAAAAAGGTACGATAGCTGTAGCTTCGTCTTTTTTATCGTTTTTTTGAATAAAATTATTGTAAGATGGATCTGTTGTAAATTTATCTGGTGCCATTCTTCCTTTAATAATAATATATATATTATACGTTTTTATTCTCCGTCGATAGCCCTTTCATGGCTATCTATGGAGAATCTAGGTTTTGTTCCACCTGCGGCTCTACATCTTCCGGCGATTTCACCGATCGAAGATCGGTTTCATCTCTGGAAGATCTAGGTTTTTCTATGCAACTTCGTTGCTCCGAAAAACCTTCAAAACCTAAAAAATCGTTAAAATATGTATTCATCTAAAAGTAAGGGAGGGATCATAAGGGAACCGTAGGTTCCCTTAAGTTAGCATCGTATTAACAAAAGACGCCAAGGTAGTACGTGTAATTTTCGATTCAAAATCGACTGTTTGTTCGTCACGAATTAGTTTGACAGTAGGGAAAGAAGAAACATCGTATTTGTTCATAGCGGCTTTCACGTCACTCGAAGGACTATCACTAGTGCAGTCAATCTCAATACATTTTATCACATAACCATTGATTTCAGTACCGTCATATTGTGTTTTAAATGCGTCCCATTCTGGCTTAGCTCGTTTGCAGTGGGGGCACCAATCCGCAAAGAAGAAATACATTGGGGTTTCGTGATTACGACGATTTTGGTTGGCTACATCTTTAAATCGGTTCTGAGTCTGGCTTTTTTGGCGATTGTACCAAAAGACACCTACTGATAAGAAAATAATAAACATAACTGTAAATATGATGTAGTAGTAGTAAGGTCGGAAATACCTGCGAATCACATCAATAATATTAGCCATTATATATTTTACAAACATATTCTTAAGCGTATTATCAACGAAAATAAATAATAAAAATAATATAATATGATTTTGGACGTAGCATTGGATGTTAGCACCCCATTATGCGAAATAATGGGGAATTATGGTAGTGATAAAGGGCATAAATTAATAACGTGTTCACCACACAATTACACACCGGTCTATTATAGTATTTTTAAGAATATGCGATACGAACCATTAAGAATATTTGAACTGGGTTTAGGAAGTAATAATATAAATATCCCATCAAATATGGGGGAGTATGGTCGTCCAGGGGCATCATTATTAGGTTGGAGAGATTTTTTTCCGAATGCTAAAATATTCGGTGCGGATATTGATGTTAATATATTATTCGAGTCAGATAAGATAAAAACATATTATTGTGATCAAACCAACAAACATATTATAAAGTATATGTGGAATGAGAAAGAATTGGAAGAGAACTTTGATATAATCATTGAGGATGGATTACATACGTTTGAAGCTAACATTTGCTTTTTTGAGAATAGCATACATAAATTGAAACCTGGGGGGTTTTATGTTATAGAGGATATTGCGTGTGAAATATTGGATATATGTAAAAATAAAATAGACGAATGGAAGAATAAATATCCAAAATTAGAATTTTATCTATTAAAAATACCGTGTTACCATAACGAATATGATAATAATTTGTTAGTTATACGAAGCAGGGGAACCTACGGTTCCCCCTGCGACCCCCTCCCTTAATTATGTCATCTTAATAGGTAACATTATTTTTTATTATGCAAAAACTCTTATAAAGGGAGGGGGTCTCAGGGGGAACCGTAGGTTCCCCTGAAAAATATAATATAATAATAAGTAACAATAATCAATGAAAAACGAAACAAGGAAGAACCGGTCGAAAAAGATAGAAACAGTATCGGTTTACTCGACAAAAGATTATGAAAGCAATGACGGGATGTTAGTAGCCGTATGGGGACCAAGTGCGTGGCATTTCCTTCATACCATAAGTTTTAATTATCCGATCCGTCCTACCGAAGAAGAAAAAAAGCATTATATGGAGTATGTATTGAGTCTTCAATATGTGTTGCCTTGTGGTAAATGCCGTAAAAATTTAGTAAAAAATTTCAAAAAATTACCTTTAACAATGGAAGAGATGGAGAACCGTAACAAGTTCTCCAAATACATTTATAATTTACACGAAACAGTAAATAAAATGTTACATAAAACATCCAATCTTTCTTATGACCAAGTAAGAGAACGTTACGAGCATTTTCGTGCAAGATGTGCTAAAAATAAGAAGACAAAGAAGCGTGTCAGGTTCTCTAATAGGGTTTCAATTTTAGGATCTAAGAATAAAAAATTAAAGAAAGAAAAAGGATGTGTTGTTCCTCTTTATGGTGAAAAATCGAAATGTGTTCTCCAAATAGTACCACAGGATACAGAATGTGAAACGTTTCAAATAGATGATAAATGTATAAAAAAAAGGATTAAAGGTTTTGAGCAATGAAATTAGAATAATGGATCCCGACAAACTTAGGATTGATAATGTGGAATATTCGGTAGAAAAAATGGCGGCGATTCATCCGGGCGGGGATTTGTTTGTAAAAGCATTTGCGGGACGGGATGCTACCATAGCATTTATGTCTTATCATCGCCGGTTATTTCCACATCATAAATATAGCGAGATTCAAGTGAATATAGCAGGTTCTCCCACGGAATACATAGAATTATGTAATTTGATAGCAAAGGTATTACCGTCCAACAAATCGTTTGCCCCGACATCATATTTCATCAAAATATTTGTATTAATTTCGCTGGCAACAGGTCTAGAATTCTATATTCATTATACCAAAAATTACATATGGTATTTAACAGGTCCATTAGGAATTCTATTCGCTTGGATAGGTTTGAATGTCCAACACGACGCGAACCACGGTGCAGTTTCACCCCATTATTATGTTAATCGAGCATTGGGTCTTATGCAAAATTGGATTGGTGGCAGTCGCATCGTATGGATTCACCAACACGTTGTTCAACATCATATTTATTGTAATGATATACATCGTGATCCAGATATGGAGGGAAATAAGATTATTAAATTGAATCCCCTAGCTGCATACGAATCCCATTTTACGTATCAATATGTTTATTTTTTGGCGGCGTTAGCATTATTCGGGTTCTCTGTAGTAAAAGATACAATAGTAAGTCTCACTAATGGCGTATATTTTACACCGATATCACCGTATCTAGACAATCATAGAAAAGTCGACAAACTATTTTCGTGTTTGTTTGTAGTAAGATGGATCATTGTTCCGATATACCAAGCACCAACCATTTCCACCATTTTGAATGTAATGGTTCTTTATATTGTTTCCGGGTATTATTTATCGTTCTTTTTCTTGTTAAGTCATAATTTCGCAGGAACGAAACATTTCGCTTCCTCGGAAGAATCATTTTTACGTCAACAGGTATTGTCATCGTCTAATGTGGGAGGACCTCTTTTATGCTGGTTTAACGGGGGGTTAAATTATCAAATAGAGCATCATTTGTTTCCACGTATTCATCACAGTCATTATCCCAAAATAGCGCCAATAGTGAGGGAATTTTGCAGAGAACGCGGTATTTCTTACACACATTTTCATAGTATATATGAAAATTTGGTATCGACATCTCGCTATTTGTATCAAATAGGTCATAATTGTAACCTAACTTCTTCAGCACCAAACTCAATAAGCCGAGCCCTTTCTTCTTGAGAACTAACAATAGAATAAGCATTGTAAATGGATATTTGCGGGGATTCGATTTTGAATTCGTAGGCGATTGGGTTCTCGACCAGATCCGCAGCCAACAACCGTTTTTCCATTATTTTATTGAAAATAGCAATGATATAATCAAAGATAGAGGATTCAGAATGGACTTTGGCTTGGTTGATACGGTCAATCGTCATTTTAATCCCCAAAATTTCGTGAGGATCGCCCCCGCGCTCAATACATTGCCTTAGAGGGTAATTCGAAATAACACCACCATCACAATAACAACAATTGTCTCTTAAAAGTGGTGAAAAAGCGACTGGTAGAGAACACGAACAGTAGACCGCATCAACTAACCGCCAATTTGGGTGAGTTTTATGAGAAAAATCGATGAGTTCGTGTTGATGAATTTCAGTAGAAAAAAAATGCAGATCGATACGGTTCAGCTCGTATAATTCCTGTAAAGTGATATCGATCGATATATCTTTACCGGCAAAAAGAGGTAAGAACGCGTTCTCAATCACTTTATTATCATAGATACCACGCTTTTGAAAAGAATCAATGATGGTATACATATTCATTTGGAATACTTGTTTCCAAGGACGTTTAATAAGAAAGTCGTCGAGAACCTGCCATTCGTAATCGAGGCATAAAATAGTGCATAAAATAGCACCGATCGAAGTACCATACATAGATTCAATGTTCTCTAGGGTCCATAACCTTTGGCAATGACATTCTTTGATAGCACCATAAAAAGAGAACCCCGCAGGTCCCCCACCAGAAATAACCAAATGTTTTATGGTTTTATTCTTTTCTTTTTCCATTAGTCTTATTAGTGATATGAGTAAGAAGACTTCATACTTTTTCTGATCAAAATATATTATTAGAATATATTTTGAAAATGGCGTGTTATTTAACTATAGATGATGAAGAAGCGATGGGAAAGGTTAATATCGACGAATTATATGAAAAAAAACAGCGACGGGACCAAAAACAACTCGCCATATTCAATAAGATCTTGAACCGAATCCATAAGCGTATCAAGTTTACCTCGAACAATAAATCAAATGATAAACATATTTGGTTTACAGTTCCCGAATACATCTTTGGAGAACCTGTTTACGATCAGGGAGACTGTATTGGTTATTTAGTTAATAAATTAGAGGAAAACGGGTTTCACGTAAGATATGTACATCCGAATACACTGTTTGTATCTTGGAAAAATTGGGTTCCGTCGTATATTCGAACAGAAATCAAGAAGAAAACCGGACTTATCATTGATGAAAAGGGAAATCTAGTGGAAAAGACGGACGGCGAGGATGGTGATCCGAACAGTAAGGTGTTGAATGATAACAACAATAATTCAAATCAAAAACAGAAGAAGGAATATACACCAATCAATCAATATAAACCTACGGGAAATTTGGTGTATAATCCGGAGATGTTGGAGAACCTAGAGAAGAAGATTAAATTATCCTAATGGTTTTTCGCTTGGGTCTTTTTCCGCGTTTTTTTGTGCGATTTTTATGTTTTTTATTCTTTTTATGTTTTTTATTTTTTTTTCCACCATGTCCTAATAGAGAAACAGCGCCTAAAGCACCTGTACCAACTGCACCAAGACCTCTGAGTGCAGGACCAGCAATTCTAGCAGCTGTACCAATAGTTCTGACAGCAGGACTCACAGCTTTACCGACTGAATCAAAAACTGGACGAGCATATTTTTTAGCTTTACGAGAAGCTGCTGAAGAATAATTTTTAGCTTTACGAGAAGCTGCTGAAGAATAATTTTTAATAGAATTAGTGCGATTCGCAGCAGCATCAGCAGCGTCTGCAGCTAAATCAGCAGTAGTGTCATATACACCAGAAACAGCAGAACGAGCACGAAAAGGAAGAGTACGTAGCGTATCTAGAGTTTTACTTTTTTTAGCGGGTGCAGGTTTAGACTGAATAGTATACCCACTAGTAGGATTAAATGTAAAAAAGGTAGGTATTTCATCTTTAGAATAATAATGTTCAGTTTTCAAATAATATTTTTTACGGTTCGCTTCAAAAACAAAATAACATTCTTTATCAAACATTTTTTGTTTGAATAAATCATCGTATAATTCACCCAAACGATCTTTAATATCATTACCTTCAATAATATCACCACGACCGAGAACCTCTCTTCGCATATCAAAATCACTTAATTTTTCAATACCAAGAAACGTCAAATTTCCACTTTTTTTAATATTTGAGTAGTAATAATAATAACTAAAAACACGTATAATCCCAATTTTTGAATCAGTAAGTTTTATTATACATTCGTAAATATGATCTTTAATATGTTCAATTCCTTCATTTAAAGTAATATCTATCTTTCCAGAAGGATAAAAAAAACGAACAGTATTACTATCCGATTTATTTTTTACTATAACCCCATAATAAGTAGTAGACTTATCATCTTTACTATCAGTATTGATTGTTAATATAATTCTAACCACATCATTTATTCTAAAAACATCTTCAAGAGTATTATCAATAACAAGTTTATACTCCCCTCCCTTTAAAAAAGTATCTACTATAACGAATTCTTTTTCAGAACACCCGTTAAATGTAATATAATATCCGTTACTGAATAAGCTACGCTGGGTACGCCGTAACCCTTGAGATCCATCGGACGTACGTTTATCACAAGGGTTTTTAAAGAAAACAAACTGTTCGTAGTCCTTTTCAGGTTTTCTGGAAAAAGGATTTAAAAACTGTTTTTTTTCGGTTCCTAAAAACTGCAGCCATTTACGTTGTTTTATTTTTATATTAGGGTTTACTGGAACACATTTTCCTTTTGTTTCAGGTAATTCATAATACTCAATATAATAAAAATCATTACGTCTTAGCGTATTTGCTGCATACTCGGCAGTATCATAAATGTCCTTAATATAGCCAATGATGGTTTGGGCCTTGGCTTTTTCTCTGTCTTCCTTTTTCGGTATAGATGACTCATCACTTGCGGCTTCATATTCTTTGACCAACGGATCAAAAATGCTTTTGAAATATTCGGTAATTTTTTTGTCATCTCTAAGAGCAGAATCAATCGCGTCTATAATACCTTTCTTCATTTCATTAATTTTACTGGTAGCGTCATTATCCTTACCAAGTTCTCGACGAATGTTATTGCGAACATATGCAAATACTTCGTTAGCTTGTTTCATATATCGTTTTTTAATAAAACCATCAAATTTTGTTTTTAATTGGTCCTTAGTAAAAGTTTTAGCTTCAGTCATAGTTTTCATCATATCTGAAAATTTTTCTTGCATTTGAAAAAACACAGTTGGATCTTTAAGGATTCCTGCAATATCTAATCCATCCACACCCATAGCAGTATTAACTTCATTTTGCTTTGGATTTGGTTCTCCTCCGCCTCTTATAATTTTATTTTTTACGATATCATTAACGCTAACCTCAAATTTTTGGATACTATTGATTTTACTCTTAAGTAAACTTTTTAATTTGTCGCGTTTAAGAAGGTTACGACCATTCTGAGAGTCATCGCTTTCCGAAAAAGCTGTATCAGTTCTAGAAAATAATAATTTTTTATTATTTTTGGTGCTAAGCATAATTTCTACGACAGTTTCAATGATTAAATCAACACTATCCTTTTTTTTGATAAAAGTAGAAAATTTACCTACTATGGTGTCCATTAAACTTTTAAAACAAGCGGAGTTGTCTTTACCATCACAATCAATCGGAGAACCACCACCATTGTAACGACGTTCACCAAATGCACCACCACCAGCTCCATCACTTGCAACATCACTTACATTTTCACCATTACCATCACTTACACTTTCACCATTACCATCATCACTTACACTTTCATCAGAACTATTATCAACAATATTTTCACCATTATTTTTTGTAACAGGTAAATTAATAATTGCACAAACAATACTTCCGTCCTTTTTTTCTGCATAATCATCAATCAAGTCATCATAATATGTTTTTAATATATATTCACAACATATTCCATTCGACTCGAATACGGTTGTCAATGCATAAACAATGCCAAAAATAATTAATTGAAAATATTTGTCTTCATCAAATTCATCGAGGACCGCTTGATAAATAAGTTTATTAAATCCTGCATCCGGTAAATCGGTAATTTTTTGTTTATTTTTGGTAATGCATATGGTAGGTTTCGAAGGTTCAGCGTTATCAGACATTGTCGGTTCTTTTTCATCTTCATCACCATCACCATCTTCATCTTCATCATCTTCTTCTTGTGTAGGGGCTATGCTACTAGAAGCAGTATTTTCTCCATTAATAATTTTAATTATTATTATTTTATTCTTTTTTATTTTTAATGCATCCAATATAGTTTGAATAATTTTCCCAGTAAAATTTTCGGAAATGTTATCTTCTTTGCAAATAATTTTCCAAAGCCCCATTAAATTTTTAATTTTATGTATACGATTACAAATAGTTTTTGAAATAAATAAGGCAATTTTTTTAACAATTTTTTCGACATGACCTTCGATAAATTGTTTGTTTATAATTTTAATAGGATCAGTTATTTGATCACAACATAAAAATTCTTCATTATCATCACAACCAGTATCATCATCAGGTGGTTTAGGACCAGCTTCAGTACCATCAGCTTCACCCTCACCATCAGTACCAGCATTATTATCAGAACCAGTAACAGCACCAGCTTCAGTACCAGCAGCTTCACCCTCACCATCACCAGCAGCTTCATCATTATTCGTCGATTTCACTGATCGAATATCATTTACATCTAAGGGTGATCTAGGTTTTACGGGACCTTTGGTGCCCGTAAAACCTTCAGTAATATCTTGTTGTAGAACATCATCATTCTTTTTTTTTGCTCCAATGCTTAGTTGATCATCTACGTATTTTCTTGTTTCTTTTACTATTTCTTCTTTTGTTTCTTCACTCATTACACTATCAGTTATATTATTGTAATAAAAAAATTGAATAAAAACAACTCTTTAAATAATTATAGTATTGATATGAACAACTTAAATAATGGGGACAAAATAACGATTAAAGTTAAACGACAGCCAAATAGTTCCAAAGATGGAGTCCGAAAGGATGAACCTTGTGAAGGTTTTACACCGATTCCGGAACGAAATGCGGCTTTGAAAAACCTTCAATCCAAAACAAAGAAGAAAAAAAGTATAATGTCCGAGGCACAAAAAGCCTCATTATGGAGTATTTTCGAAAATGATAAAAAAATAGATATAGAAACCGTAACTACTTTTAGTCCAGCGGTGCCGTATGAAAAACATAGCATAAGTATGTTAAATGAACCCCTAAAAGAGATGGAATCCTGTCATTTATGCAATTCACATTTGGTGATAATGGACAATGGGTTTCCGACTTGCACTAATCCTAAATGTGGTATTATGTATAAAGATATATTGGATTATTCACCGGAATGGAGGTTTTATGGTGCGGACGATAAGAATGCGGTGGATCCTACTAGATGTGGTAATCCGATCAACCCCCTCCTAATTGAATCCTCGTTCGGTTGTAAAGTATTGTGCACGGGTAAATCGTCATACGAAATGAAAAAAATCCGTAAATGGACAGAATGGCAGTCGATGCCTCATAGAGAAAAATCATTATACGATGAGTTTCAATTCATTACGGTAATGGCTCAGAACGCAGGAATTCCCAGGATTTTCATCGATTATGCAATGACGATACATAAAGACATTTCAGAGCAGAAAATGTTTCGCGGTATGAATCGTGACGGCATAAAGGCAGCGAGTATTTATATTTCCTGTCGATTAAATGGTTGTCCAAGAACAGCACACGAAATCGCCGAGATCTTTCGTTTAGACAAAACAAGCGCGACGAATGGTTGTTCAATGGCGGTGAATATATTACAAAACATAGAGCGAAACATAGAACCCTCGCAAAAGACGGATTTATGCGCCACGTTACCGAGTTCATTCATAGACAGATATTGCAGTCGATTGAATTTTAACAAGGAAATGACAATGTTGTCGAAATTTGTAGCGAATAAAATCGAAAAAGAGAATATTATTACGGACAATATACCACACGCAATTTCGGCAGGGATTGTTTATTTTGTTGGGCAGGTTTGTCAGTCTAATAACACGAAACAAGAAGTAAAGGTAATTTCAGGGGTGAGTGAAGTGACGATCAATAAATGTTATAAGAAATTGGATGCACTACGTGAAAGTTTGATACCATCAAGTATTTTAGCCAAGTATTAAATTAAGGGAAACCTAAGTCAAGAAATTCTTCGAATTTCTAACTCCCTTTTAAGATCCCATCCTCCCACAATTTGTGTAGATAATGTATATTTTTAATGGACGAACAACAAAATTTTGAACCAGAAGTCGTAGAACCAGAAGTTGTAGAACCAGAACCTGAAGTTGTAGAACCAGAAGTTGTAGAACCAGAACCTGAAGTTGTAGAACCAGAAGTCGTAGAACCAGAAGTTGTAGAACCAGAACCTGAAGTTGTAGAACCAGAACCAGAAGTTGTAGAACCAGAACCAGAAGTTGTAGAACCAGAACCAGAAGTTGTAGAACCAGAACCAGAAGTTGTAGAACCAGAACCTGAAGTTGTAGAACCAGAACCTGAAGTTGTAGAACCAGAAGTTGTAGAACCTGAAGTTGTAGAACCAGAAGTTGTAGAACCAGAACCAGAGGTTGTAGAATCTGAACCAGAAGTCGTAGATGAAGAACCAGAACAAGAAGAAGTTGAAAATATTGTTGCTGAAGTAATGGAAATAATGATGTTCGATAATGTAATTTTTCAACCACCAATAAACCAACCGGCACCTGTAGAAGTTCAACAACCAGCGCCATTAGCTGCTGAACCAACTTTAATACCACTATTCGGTAGACGATCGGTTCGTAGAAACCCGGGAATGCGTCTTTATATGTAAATAATTATTATAATAATATAATAATTATGTCGGATGGAATAGTCATAGATATCCCTATTCCCAAGATGATTTTTATTATCCCTTACCGCGACCGTGAAAACCAAAAAAGCTTATTTATTCGACAAATGAAGTATGTTTTAGAGGATATTCCACCAAATGATTATAAAATTTATTTTTCCGAGCAATGTGACAACCGCGATTTCAACAGAGGTGCAATGAAGAATATAGGATTTTTAGCGATGAAACTAAAATACCCGAATGATTACCAAAATATAACATTTATTTTTAATGATGTAGATACGATGCCATATCAAAAGAATTTTCTAAATTATCAAACAAGCCAAAACAACGTAAAACATTTTTTCGGTTATGACTATACTTTAGGTGGTATTGTTTCGATTTTAGGAAGCGATTTTGAAAAAACATTGGGATATCCAAATTTATGGGCCTGGGGGTTTGAAGATAATATGTTTCAAAAGAGGGTAAAAGAAAGAGGAATAAATATTGATAGAGGGATTTTTTTCGTAATGGGGGGTAAAGAGATTATACAACTATCTGACGAAATTTTTAAAACCGTGAATCGCGACGAATTTGACAGATATCGAAACAATACGGATGATGGTATTCATACAATTCAATCGTTAGAATATTCGATTGATGAAGAGAACAATACAATCCGAATAACCAATTTCAATACACCTTTTGCCAATAATTCATCAAATAATACACAATTTAACATAAAAGATGGAAAAACCCCTTTTAAAAGTGCTGCACCAGTGCGCAAAGGAAGAGGAAATGCTGGAATGAAAATGGTTTTATAAGGGGAATTTTGTTCCTTGCTCCATAAGCTTGAATGTTAAACCAATCTCTTCATAATTCTCCCAGATTCCTGATACTTTAATAACAAAATTTTTTTGTTGAAGGAAATGCGTAGTTGGAGGAAACACGTCGATGGCTTCGCCATCAGAGTGTTTCCTAGATCCCTTGTCTAGGATTCCCTTTGGGAATCCGACAACGGATGGCTTCGCCAACAGAGCATTTCCTAGATCATCCTTAGATTTTTCCGTAGGAAAAATCGACGGAGGATGAAGGTTTTGCAAAGCCTTCAGCTCCGCTAAATGCGGTGGAGAATGCAATGAAGGTTTTGCCAAGGAATCCCTACGGTCAGAAGACCGAAGGTCTTCAACCTTGAGCACCGAATGTGCTCTGATGGATTCCAGGGTGGGTTCCTTCGGAGCCCCGACAAAGCCACCTACTAAGTTAGTAGTTGGGCTCAATGCGTAGCAAGAGCCCTGACTAGGCGGTGCAAAACCTTCACTAGATGGGTTATCGAAAGAGAATAGCCTACGACTATCGAAGGATGACGAAAAATCCCCGATATATTCTTTAAATATTTTCATATTTCCAGTATACAATTGTTTAGAAAATGAGTTAGAAATACGCACATTCAAATCAAAAAATGTTTTAAAATATTCTAGAATTCGAATTTCTAATCTAGCAAAATCCTGCACAATGGGAAGATTTTTAGTCGAATACGGGTTAAATCGCAGAATATATTTATTAGCTACTTTTTCAATAGATGTCCATTCGATTGGAAAACAGATAAAAATGCTGTTAACTGTAAACCATTGATTCGAATAAATAATTTTCGTAAAATTACCATCCATAATAATATTTTTTTTGGTATCTAAGAAATTAATGTTGACTAGGGAAAAATTATGTATATCAATATTCAAATTCATTTGCTAGAATAATAAATAAAATACTGTTTATTTTGTTTATTTTGTTGTATTTATTTTCCTTTATTTTTTAGAAGAGGATGATAATGTTCCTCCACCAATAAACCCAGGTGTTCCATCGTAAGTGTTACTATTTAGTGCGGGAGTAATTGCCACAGGTTCTGCAGTATAAGAGTAAATATCATCTAATTTGGTATTTGGCATACTGGTAGCATATTGGTTATCTAACACAATGATATTTCCGGTAGTAGTATCCGAAACATCGAAACCCTCATAAGAACGCATAATTTTTAGACCGTAAAAAACGACAATGAACAAACTATAAAAGAGTAAAAGCCCCCATAATATTATTTGTTTAATAAGAGAATTGGAGTAGGACTTGGGAAGAAATCTTGCCATTATAATATATATTATATATTATAATATGACTACGTTAGGATTCACCAATACTTATGTACCAATTATTGCGTGGAAAGGGAAAACCTTTAATCAAATAACATCGTCTATAAAAAAGAATCCTGGTTTAAACAATACTACAAGCAACCATAATTTGTTTTTACCCAACCCCTTAAAAATAAATCGACGTGAAATTGCTAATACCAAACTAGCAAATTCTTGCAGTAGACGAGCATCATTAAAAATCGATGAATTGAATCGTCCAGGTGGTTCCATCATAAACACAAATTTTCCATCAAATGCCAATGGTTTAGTCAACACCATCGATAATCTTTTACCAAATAATACGTGTGAAGAACCAGGGACGTGTATGGCATTTTTGTCACCATCAGTTAACGCAAAACGTCGATGTCGCAGCGGTGGTATGATACATCAAAAGTATGACGCGAAAAATCGTCCTAAATATTTTACTGGAACAAACCAATATTTGACTGCACGTAATATAAGTTTTGAAAAGAACCAATTTCAGTATCCTACTGCGGACCCGAATTACTGTGTAATTGTTAATCCTAGCAATTCACAATTTTGTCAAAATGGAGGTGTTAGTGCAAGTTCTCTTATTGCCCGAGTAAAATACAATGCTATTGAAGCAGCTGCACTTCAGACCGGAGTTCCACTAGGAAATGCCACTGCGAATGCAATGTCTTATCCGGCTAATTTAAATAACTTGTCGGGAACTTATACAGTGAAAGACAAGATCGGATATCCAAATCCTACGTATCCGGTGTACAAATCAGGAGGAATGAAAACTTGCACAGACGTTCATATATGAAGCAGGGAACCTACGGACTAGCTTCGCTAATCCCTGCGACCCCTCCCTTAGTGAAGTTTTAATTATGTTACCTAATCAGTTAATATAATTACCCCTAATAGAGGAGGGGGTTTGAGGGGTCAGAGAACCCATAGGGTTCTCAACCTTGTTGAGCGAAGCTCAACTTAGGGAACCTTTGGTTCCCCTCATTTGAATCGTGGTCCGACCACCCAACCAGATAATACATATCTTTTACCCTTTTTAAGTGGTGTAATTTCATTCAAAGTATGGGAAGGAAAGGTGGTCATATGTCCTACATCTCGTTTGATGGTGGTTGGTTCCGCATCAAAATGTAAAAGATGATCATTACCTTCATACGTCTCAGGATCACTTAATTGAACCATAAACGAAAGTTTACGAACACCTGCGCTTTCATATAAAGCATCCAAATGTTTGGGGAAAAAGTCGCCTTTTTCGTCGTAAAGTGTAAATTGCAATTCGGAAATATACTGTAGGTCGTATTCAAAAAATTTAGTATTTATTTCTATAATATGTTTGGATAATGTTTCGAAAATCCAGCGGGTATCATCGTTAATAGGAATAGAGCAAGACGTTCCATTTACCGATCGAACAATATTACCGCTATCATCTACATTAATCTCTTTTGGTAACAATTTATTACCTATTTCGATGATTTTTTCACACCCTTCTGCAGTATATGGTTGACACCACGTCCATCTCTCAACAACATCTTTTTTCAAATGCCACATTACATAATTAATGATTACGTCTTTATACCGTTTCAGGGGAACCTACGGTTCCCCCTGAGACCCCCTCCCTTTACTTGGCTAATTATCCTTGTCACTTAGGGAGGGGTCGCAGGGGAACCGTAGGTTCCCTGCTCCCTGTCTGCAAATATATTCGGCGTAGTTAATTGTTGAAGGAAATTCGTAGCTGGCTTCGCCAGTAGGACACCTTCGGAAAGAGACCCCATAGGGGTCTCTACCCTTGTGGTGTCAACCGAGAATTTGCTTTGCGAATTATTTGGCAGAGAATTTCCTAGATCCTCCCTAGATTTTTCCGTATGAAAAATCGACGGAGGATGACCAATATTGTTAGTAAAAGTAAAAAAGGGAACATTGTATTTAATGCACCAGGCAATACATTTTTGCACATTTGTCTTAATAAGGTTCTCTATCTTATCCTGACGATTCTTGTTTTTAATAAGAGAAATAGTATAATGAATGTTTTCAATTTGTTGTTGACCAAAAATCGCATTATATTCTTCTAGTCTAGTAACAAAGTGCAACGGAATAGGGATTGTTATAAATCGATGTACATATTTTTCAGGTGAAACCATCATTTTTTCAAAAGCACGATGTAAAATAGGGTAATGTGATTCGACTGAGCTAAACAAGAAGTTTTTACAGACCACATATTTTTCCGAATTGGCATAGCGGCTAGTTTGGGGTTTAATAATGTAGGTTTTTTCATAAAAAGACGATAAAATATAAAGGATATCAATACTATGTTGCATAAATGCGTCGAATATTTTTAATATAAAGCATCCGCCTTGACGTTGTAACAAAATAGCAAAAGTCATTTGGGCATAAAGGAGACGTGATATGATAATTTCCTGTTGATTAAAATCGAGGGAAAAATCAAATCCGCCGTCAGCAGTAATCAAATCCATCGAAGAACCATATTTTTCGCGACAATATTCTAGGTTCTCTATAGCCAGTATATTTCCGGTACCAGTAGCACCTTTTTCAATAAAAACATTTTTATTTTGTCGTAAAAAGTGTTCGGTTTTCTTCCAAGCGGGAATGTTAGGATCATTGTTTTCATCTAAAATTGTCATACCGACATAAAGGTCTTGAGAACATTTACGAACACCAGAAAAGGCTTCAATAAAACCACCCGGACCCTCGGCCAAATGGAAACTTCTAACAGGGCGTAACGTACGGGTTCTTATCGTGCTGTAATAGGGTGTTTGTGGAGGGGGGTCGGACAAGGGAACCTGCGGTTTCTCATCATCCGCCGATAATCCTCGAAGAGGATTATCTAAGGATGATCTAGGTTTTGAAGGAAATTCGCAGCTGGCTTCGCCAGCAGAGAATTTCCTAGATCCTCCATAGATTTTTCCGTAGGAAAAATCGACGGAGGATGAACCGCCTGTCGGCTTTTCAAAACCTTCATACGGCTTCACTAACGTTACGTCGTATGTCCCTTGCTGCGCAAATACTTCGCCCTTACGGGCTACGTCTTTGCAAAGCGAGAGACTATCTTCCGTCGTTATTTCGCAGAAAACCGAACGGAGATCGTCCGTGCGCACCACATCTAAGGAATCGTTAGAAAAACCTTCATAATAAAGGTCGAATAATTTTATAATTTCAATCATTTTAAAATAAGAACGAGAGAGGGGTTTATACTTGGAGACACATTTTTTACGTTGAGGGATTTGTGTATGAATATATTCGTAAGGATTTGTATATTTTTTGAAAATATCCCAATCTTTTTCTTGTGATTCCAGTTCTCCCTTGATTTCATAAAGATAATTTGAAAGAGAAAAAGAAATAACAGGACCAGGAACTTCATCAGTTAATATGCAGTCAATGTATTTTTGAGATAATAAATTGGATCTTGGTAATAGATAATAAGTCATAATATGTGACACTACATATTATGATATGAAAGTTTTATACCCTTATTAGATCTTTCTTTTTTTAAGAATGATTTTTTCACCGGTAAACATAGGACCCCGGACAGGTTCTGCTACGACCACTTGCATAAGTGGTTCTGCGACAGGTTTTGTCAGAACCAAACGCCGTTTTTTGACAATAGGTTCATCCAACACTTGTTCCTTGACCATTTCTTCGACTTCTTTGAGATTTTCTTCCGAATTACGGTCTTTGAATTCCTCTTCTTTTAAGAGAGTCTCCATCATTTTCTTAGCATCGACCGAGCGGACTTTCTTAAAAATGAAACAACGGTTCATAAAGGAAATGCGCTTTTCTTCCGGGCTCATAAAAACAGCGGATCGATAATTGGCTTGTTTGTTAGAATCACGTTTCACTTCGTTCTCCATTAGCGTAAAGAGTTCGGAAAACATTGGAGAACCGCTAGGAAGACCCATATGTCTAGCTTCATCCTTGGTAGCCAATACAAACCCAAAATCTTCCATTATACGAATGAAATAGGGGAAATTAACCAAGTATTCCTGGATATACTGGTTAATACTTTCTTGATAAACGTGGATAGGATATCCCAAACTCATTTCATCATCAGGAAACCCGGTTTGATCGTACTTTTTAATGATTTCATATATCTTACGACCGCCTTTCATAATAGTAACCCCATCGTCTTTTTTACTTGATTTCAACAATTTAAACACAGTTTCACCATCATAGCAAGTTCCGATAAAATGGCCACCGATTTTCGTACATTCAGACACATTTCTTAAAAATTGATAAAATGAGGTGGGATTTTTAAAGAAATAATGGAGAGCAAATTGACAGGAGGAAACATTGAACCCAAGTTCTCCAACCCCATATTGTTGATAAACACCCTTGCCTAATTCAGTAATGTCTTTCGGACCCTGCCCAAAAACAGCACGGACAATTTGTTTCTCTTTTTCGGTAGAACAAGCGACACCAGTACGAATATTAAGACCACTGTCACCTTGAACAAAGAGGGATTTGGGAACATCCGAATTCTTTTGGGCTTCTTTCAAGTAACGAACACAGGCTCCATCGCTCTGATTAATAATGTTATCTTTGGAATAATCGAGACCAAATACGAAAGATAGATGTGAATCGACCCATTTTCTTAAATCACCGGCTTTTCCGACTGCAAAATCAATAAGAGTATCCCCGCGATTAGCCACACCGACAATAAGATGTTTTTTCACATAGAGATTATGGAAATCACGGAGACTCTGGGTGTTGGTTTCCGCATTCGATTTATTATAATAAACGTCTTCGTCGGTAGTTCGTTCGGGAATACCTTCACCGCTAGAAATCATATCTTGGGTAATCGGGTGGTGAATCGAATACCAATTGTTATTGGCCACCTGATAAGCGTTACCAAAATTATTCTTTTTTGAACGTAGTTGAGCGGTTTTATCATAACGAACTCGGATAGGTATCCATCGCCAACCATTGTCATTTTCCATAACATATTTAAATTCGACAATCATATCATCTTCAAAATACTCGCCCTCTTCGGTAACCATCAAGAGATTGGATCCTTCTTCTTTTAACATAATATTGGCAAAACACGTCGTAGGATCATAAGGTTCGCTCGGAACAAAGGGAACAGGTTTATAACGTTTGTCCTCTTCTTTTTGGTCTTTTAATAAGACCACATTATCGTTCAATACGTCTTGGAAAGGATTGATAAAACCATCCTTTTTAGGGTTGAATCCAACGTGAAGAACCATAGTTTTGTATTGGAGAACTTGTTGAACACCCTGTAGATCGGTACCATCTTGATAAATATGGTGTATTTCGTCTTTACCAGTTTTATCTTTTTTCATTGTAACTAAGAAATCGATGGTATTGAATTCTGGTGGTTTCCATTTGAAGGAGTGTGACCATGTTATTTTATAAAGATCACTGGGAGGTCCACCTACTATGGTTCCACCAACGGCCAAATTCGATGGTGTGAAGATAAGACCATCGGTAGTATATTCGTAGGTTTGATCTTGAAGTTTGGACAAAATATCAGAACAGCATTCAAAGATGCTGTGACCAAACGACTTTGTCGTTAGTTGTTGAGTGGCTAAGACACTCTGACTTGGTGTTGTAGCTTGAAATTGTTTGCATTTCACCATAAAATCCGCGGAATTCTTAGGAACAATCGGTACGACTTCGCCCTTCTCCAGTGCATCGAACAAGGAAGCCGGTTTTAATAATTCGATGAATTGGCTCAGCAATGGAAGTCTGAATTTGGTGATAGGTTCTACTTTTTCCTCTTCGTCATCACCCTTTGTTTCTTCCGTTCCACCTTGAGGTATTTCAGGATAAAATGCGAATTCCCGGATACTTTTTTTATTGACATAATAAAGATCAAATGCCGCGAATAAATTGATATATTGGCCATTGCGATCGTGTTTGATATGTTCTCCATCAACCACACTATAAAACAGGGTTTTTTCGGTAGTTCGGGTACCGGTATAAATAACATTCATATTCGTATCAATTAAATAAATATTACCAATTTCAGAGACATATAATAGTCGACGTTCTCCATCGGCTTTATCAGTAACCGTATAATGTTGAAGAATACTTGGTGCGGTGGTTGTATTCGTAGGAGGAACAATGTTTTCGAGTTGGAGAGTAAACGAAGAGGGGCCGATAAAATCCGAGGGGAAGATACGGCGGGGATTTTCTTTTAGTTCCTTCATAATTTCGCGCGTGGTTTTTTTATCACCTTTTTGATTTTCGTCATCAGCTTTTAATAAATCACCGTGAACTACAGCCATATATTCCTGTAAAATATCAGCTTGTTCTTGATAGGAAATGGGGAATTTTGTGCCCTGAAGTCCGCTTAATACGATACGAATACATTTTCGTAGTGACCCCATTAATGATGCGACAGTATTAAATTCCGTACCCATACCGACTCTACTATTATCGACTTCCAACTCAATTTCGTATTTTTCGACATTGTCAAATACACCGGCATCTTGAATGCTATATTGGGGAATAGGGACGTAATTACGGGTGGTGGCAGATGATTTCACAATACTAATATCAGCAAAGACGGGGAGATCGGGATGATAAAAGCGGACACGGTTCAGAGAACGGAATATTTTTTTAGAATCGACCCATTTACTGATGATATTACGAGCAATATCGGTTTGAATGTGAAAATCCTGTTCTGTTTGATACGAAACACGGAAATTATAATCGTCCATATCTACTTTTTGTAAGAACGCTCCTGCCTTATCATTCGCGGTCATCTTCTTCGTAAACTTGATTTTATTGAACAGGGTAGATGGGAGATTAATAACACTTTGAATACTGTTGGTTCGGCAATATTCTTGGATAAGATCCGTACCGACAATTTCAGCGCGGATTTGCATTTTTGCTTTACCGGTTCTTGTATCGATGGTTTCGGGAATAATACGAAGAATTTGGAGACCATCGGCATTTTCAGGGAGAAATCCACAAGAATAGAGTTGTTTTACTACGTTATCATAGTCGATTTTAGAAAGAGGTTTGGCTAATTTATGGTTCGTTCCAAACCGGACTTCCAGTTCGTTTTGTTTGTTACCATTACGAATAATAGGATTGCTTTCTAAATACTCCTTTACCAAGTTCTCAAATGCCTGTTTTTTTTGTTTTATGGTAGCAGGACCTTTTGCATTATTTTCTATCGGTTTAGATCTTTCCATTTATTATGTTAAATATATAGTATATTATATTACCATATATTTACACCCTTTATAAAAATCAATTTTTAAGGGAACCAAGGTTCCCTTATGATCCCTCCTTTTTATAGAAGGGTTTATAGTAAATAATTATAATACCTAATGAGATAACACTTTAAAAGGAGGGGGTCTTAGGGGTAAGAGGGCCGTAGGCCCTCAACCTTGTTGAGCGAAGCTCAACTTAGGGAACCTTTGGTTCCCCCAAAGTTCATATGTTCTTGGACTAATTGGTACAATTCGACCTTTTTATATTTCTTAGTCGCATCCAAAACCCCCAGTTTTTCAGCGAATACTTCCAAATCTTCTATTTTATAATTTCCCGCTGCTTTGATCGGTTTCATATAATTACCAATACAAACCAATTTCGTTTTCATCTCTTGCACATCTTTCCAAGTCTTCTTATCAGTATTTACACTATATTTGCCGTGAATATTTTTTTTCAAAATATAATAAGAAGTTTCAGCATCGGTATTAGATATGAACTCTAACATCAATTTACCATTCGGATGTAGTAAAACAACATTGATTTTGTAATAACAACATAAGATGAGTAAACAGGGAAAACTAGTATCTTTCTGACTAGTTAACAATTCAGAATGGATTTCACCCCGTAAATTATTGGTTATTTTATAATTAGGAGTGCTTTTCAGGTATCCTTTGTTAGCGGTAAATTCACCGATTTGTTTTTTAATTTCCAATTCTTTCAGACCATAATTGCGGTCAATATTTATATATTCACCGTAACCATTGGCAATGATGTAAATACACCAAAAAAGGGTATCGTGTTGTTTGGGTGAATATTCGCCTGAGAAAGGGGTTTCTATGATTTCCATTATATTTGCAGGAGTCGGTACGGCATCGATAGGACGAAATAGATTTTCAGGTGTTATAGTTTCTGGTAATGTAAATGGAACGGGTGTTATACAGCGTTGTTCGTTCTGAAATTCTTTTTTTCTTTTAAGAAGTTCATCATCATCAGACTTATCAACTATGTATAGTAGCGAAGAATTCTCATCAGATGATTCGATCGAATTGTTAAGTTCATCTGATTTGATAGGTTCTATGTCTAAAATTCTTTTATAATTATCTTTTGTAAGCATAAATTGGTTTAAATTAAGTAGTGTTGTAAAACAACAATCATTGTTTGTGTTAAAAAACAGTTTATTTAATAATTTTGACACAAACATAATTTTATTATAATTGATATATCGCTATAAAATATTGTCGAGTTATCTTTATTTTCTTTTCATAGATACTTTATAGGGGAACCGTAGGTTCCCTCAATCGCCCCCAGCGGAGCTGTGGGCGATCCAGGTTGAGAACCCACGCAATGCGTAGCAAAGCAGAGGGTTCTCTGACCCTGATTAGGTTTCTTGCTCCGTAAAATAAATATTTTTAAACTCTTCCTTCTGGTATTCAATGGGAACCAAAGAATCTTCCTGATCTTTAATATAGTCAAGATATTTTTCTAATTGTGTGATGATATCCTCAGGTAAAAAGGAAATATTTACATAAACCCCGCTTTTATTTTCGTTTAATTTACATTCCGACTTATTCAAAATCTTTAATATCTCGATTTGATGGTGTTTATTCAATCCTTCAATCGTATTTTTAATGTTCTCCAATCTTTCCATTATATTTATTACAGTAAAAATTTTAAATAGGTTTTTAATTAATATTATAAATATATAACTACAATAATCAGTATTATTGTCTTCTGAAAACATTTGTACTTCACAAATGGTTTGATATATTATTATTAGGGGAACCTATGGTCCCCTAAGTTGAGCTTCGCTCAACAAGGTTGAGGGCCTACGGCCCTCTGACCCCTAAGACCCCCCTCCCTCAATTGTGAAATATATTTATAAACCCGTAAAAAAGGATGGGATCTTAAGGGAAACCAAGGTTTCCCTTAATTTAGTTCTCGATCACAATTAACCGGTCGAACTCCTAACAACGCTAGTCGAATAATAACTCCTACAGTGGTTACTTCTAATAAAAATGATGAAAATGGTTTTGATAAATCGAATAGTTCTTCGAATAGTTTTCGCGTTTTTCTTCCAAAATTACCTCTGGTTATCTCGGACAAAAATGATGATGATGATTTATAAATTTTATTTTGAGAAACCACTTAAAGAGTTGTCGCTTAGTACTAATACCAAGCGACGCCGGAAGCGAAGCTTCCTCAGTCGTTAGTTGTTGAGCCACTTCGTGGCTCTGATCAGAAGGTAAGTTAGTTAGGGTGTGGGATGGAATAGTTATATGGTTATATAAAATAAATGCGGTGAAAATAATATTATTGTTATCATAAACGCAGCGCTTGTATAATAGTGGTTAGTTTACCCTCCTTATAAGTGGGTAGCCCAGGTTCAATCCCTGGCTTGCGCAGTATGTTACTTAATATGGTAACATATATTAAAACATATGATAATAATTGGCTACATTGTTTTTCCGTATTGGATTTTTATGCAGTCAAATAATATTGATATTTATTTTGGTTGTCTGCGTTGTCCTAGTTGGTTAAGGAGTTCGGCTGTTAACCGAAAGATCGGAGGTTCGAATCCTCTACGTAGAGAAAATTTCATAAGTGTAAATATTGCATTTATGAAATATATTCTGTGATGGTTTCTGCTATGCAGAAAGATTAAGGCATAATATAAAAGCAGGGAAACCATTGGTTTCCCTGCTCCCTGCAAAAAAAAGAGTTTTAATTATAACTTTACAACAAAATCCTAATCTAAACCATAACTACCTCATTAATGCGAATATCTTCCTTACCCATTTCGATATTCTCTTCCACTTCATTATCTGCTTCATCGACCATTGCATCAAACTTTTTGTTCATTTCGTAAATAACCGCATCGGAAGATCCCTTTACATAACGACCCAAAAGCATCGAAAGGATATCCTGCATTTTGAACCCATTGGCTTCTAGACGAGCAGAAAGCTCGTGAATCTCGCATTCCGTATCACTGTCTTCGTACTGTTGGTCCATTTCTGTTTCATCGTCTGATTCATATTCTTCGTCTTCCTCATCGTCGGATTCAGTAGATTCGACCAAGGGACTTCGACAACAAGGACACGTTTTATTGTTCATCATTGCGGTAGCCAAACATTTGAAACAAAATTTATGTCCACACTCGGTAACACAGTTATTTTTCTTGGCATCAATGGTTTCATAACAGATACAACATTCTTCTACTACTTTTTCTTCTTCTTTCGAATCTATAGAAGATAAATCCATAAATAAGGAATCGAAAGATTCATCCACGACCAATTGGTTGTTTTCCTCTTCTGCTTCACACCAAAGGCACCCACCTGGCTCGCAATGGGCGAGCTGATTTGGTTGGTAGATAGGGAAGCAACCAGAACACAAAGATGCAGACATTTTGAATAAACGGTTGTTGGTATTGTTAGTATACTGTTAGAACTTACATTTATTTTATAATCAATTTTTTATGCTAAAATGATATGTTTTAGCATAAAAAAATATCTACAGCGTTTTGCTATATCGCTCATTCAACACTATTTCACTTAAGTGATTAGAATCTGATAACAAATACTGTGTCGTATCATACTCAGGGAAAAAGGTGTCACATTCCACATTGCATTCTATACGATTAATCAATAGCTCCTGACAATCGGGGTGTTTAAGAGCGCATTTGTACAAAATTGCACCACCAATGACAAAAATGTTCTCAATTTCGCTATTTTGATACAATTGTTCCAAAGCCGTGTCTAAAGAATCAAAAAAAAGTACATCCTTTTTTTCTACACCGAAATACGGATAAGCCGCAAAAGGATCCATAGATGTAATACAGACATTCAGGCGATTTGGCAACGGTTTGTATCCCAAGCTTTTGAAAGTATTACGCCCCATTATAACAGCATTGGTTTTGCTCTCATCGAAACGCTGAGTTGTTATGTTTTTAAAATACTTCATATCCGTAGAATTACGCCAAGGTAACTTTCCATTGAGTCCTATTCCCCCATTAGGTGATGTTGCAGCAATAATTTTAAAACCTTTATCAACTACTAAGTTCACAGTTGAACTTTTGGGCATTATATATAATATAAAATAGCGTTTATATTATACACCCTTGAACATTATAAACCGCACAAAGTGCGGTTCGTGTTCAAGGGCAACGTTACCGATAAATCAATCAAAACGCACGCTTTGCGTGCGGGTTTGAATGTTCATCGGTGTAAAAAAATCATTTTCTTTTTCGGAGCAGGGAACCGTAGGTTTCCTCAGATGAGCAAAGCTCATCAAGGTTGAGAGCCCATAGGGCTCTCTGAAGGTTTTGCAAAGCCGCCTGCGGCGGTGCAAAACCTAGATTCTCCACAGATAGCCCCTTTGGGGCTATCGGCGGAGAATGACCCTGCTTTATTCGTCATATTCTTCCAAATCATCTTCTTGATAAAGCTCATCCGAAATATGAAGTTTGGGCAGTTCATTCCCACCTCTCTGCTGACCCTCTTTTTTCTCGACCAATTGTCCTAATACACAAATATAGGGATCATTCAATTCAAATCGAACGCCTACAACTCGAACCACAATCTTGGCATTCTCTTTGACTTCACCAAAGGAGCGATCGCTAAAATGATGATCACGGGCAATAAACGCCGTAATGGGAACTGCGCCGACATTATCCACTACCTCTGCGTGCACTCCGGCCTTGGTAATGGTCTTCACATCGCATTCGATCAACATACCTTCGACAGGATGACAAATCATACATTCGAACACGGTGTCAAATTCGACGTTTGGTCCGGCAACATTGCCGCTCGAGTAACGTATGACCTTGATCGATCCGGGGCGAATAAATCCTTCGGCAATGCATTTTCCTTCGTTGCGTCTGGAGATGATTTTTTCTAAATTTTCTTTTACATTTTTACCAACCTCGACAATAGGGAGAACCACTTTCATTGTTAACATTGATTGAATGTAGACCCCATAGATTTTACGATTCTGATTGTTGGGGTTTCGACGAGCTTGTTGCATTAGGTTATACTACTATAATGATATATTTTACTATCTATATCATTATAAAAATCAATTTTTTCTTTTACGTCTACCCCTTTCTATAATGTATTTTACACTAAATAAAATACATTACTTTCTTGATTTTGTTTTCTTGCATTTTTTGAGGGTTCGTCTGCGCTTTCGTCTTGATTTGCGTGAACGCATTCTGCCCCCCCCATTATACAAATCACCTGTTTTTGGATTTATGATATTACTAATATAATGTTCTACTATAGGTTTTCCGTCAATAGTTTGATTTGCACTATTATATTTCCCTTTAATATATCTTGTTCTACTAAGACGATATTTTCCTTCAGCATCAGTTAGAAAATAAGTTTCCCCATCTATCGGGAAATCTACTACTTTCTCTTTGTAACTTAATGGAATTTCAATTATACTCATATAGTATATAAATAGAAAATAATAACATTACTTTACTAGTTTCGATAATACAGCTCTTTCTAAATCCAAAAACCATACTAATCCTTCCCGAGCCTCTTTATTATAATATCGCATCAACATCTCCAAAATTACGCACATCCCCGGTTTAATAATGAGATTTTTACCTAATTCCGTGTCTTCTGTGTTCTCCTCATTGTATTGAAAATTATCAGAAACAATCATATTTATTTTTTTCATCACATCTTTCTTTCCTTCACCTCCACATCGAGAACCTTTCTTTAATTTACTCTGTAAATCTAATGTTTTAAACACCACGTCGTTGTTACGAAATACTTGCATAAATCCGATGAGCCGGGTCATTTTTGTCGATGGAACAAACGAAGTAGGAATAGCAGCTTTTATCGCCGCAATACGATCCGTAGGTTGAGCTACGGTCCATACACTCTTGTTCTCGGAATCGCTCTGTAAATAGATCTTCAAACGATCTTCACTGCTTTCACTGATCTTATCATTTACCAATATAACCGTTTTAAACCCTCTGACTGTTACCATTTTTTTATCAAAATAATCTTTAATTTCTGCCTGGAATGGCATAGTAACAATACCTAGGTTTTGCTCATCATATAAATATTGAACTAGAACCAACCGTTCTTCCAAAGTCAATAAATCTAAAAAATGTTGGATAGTAAATAATTGAATGTCGGTATCGAGAACTTTATGATTTTCTATAATAGTATCAAAGACATATCCTAGATTCATATACCAATCCGATTCACCGGAATTAAGACGTATATTTTGCCGTTTGTTGGTTCTCCATTCCCCCACTAAATCAACCGATGCACCCAATTTTTTAACAATTGATTCGTATTGATCACGGATGGACCCAGCGTCTGTTTCGACAACCTCCTCATCCTCTATCAGTAACGGCGCTTTTTCCTTAGGTAATTCGATCTCAACATATTCGCGTTTGTGATCAATCGGCACAGTGCGTTCAAACACAGACAATGTTTCGTCGGTAATTTCGGTCGGTTGAAAGACATACAATTGGTCGCGATTGATCAAATAACCGGTGCGATTCCACCGATCAAACACAAATTCGTTTTTATTATCTACGAATCTGGACAAGGCGTAATCGATATGACTGGTAGGATATTTCTTTAAAATATTAATAGAAGCAATCAATTCGTCACGACCATAGGAAACACGTTCTCGAAATAGGTCACGAATTCGTTTCACAATTCCGCTATAATTCATCTTTAAGAAATCGTCGTTGTATGTTTCTCGTATAATTTCATCCTCGCCAATAGGAGCCGAATTAGGTGAGCAAGTAAAAGCACAATTGTCCATATAATCACAGATTTGGCCAAATGGTTTGTCGCCAATGGAGAACGGCACAAGTTCTCTACCCTTACTGGACAATTCGATTTTGATATCTTTGTTTTGGGCCATCTCGGCCAATTTCTCTACCGTTAAATTGGTCTGGCCGATGTTTAACAAGCAATCGACCGCAATTTCTTTCAATAGACGTGTTACTTTACCAATTTGCACCGCTTTCTTTTCCGCAAAACGATATACGTACAAATCGGCAGGTTCTTCGTCAACATCATCACCTTCACCATCACCCTCACCTTTTTTTGCAGGTAATGTGCCGTGTAAATAAATCTCGACATTACGTTGTTCAAATTCGAGGGGGCAATGGCTTAAATTACGTACTCCGCGACCAATAATTTGCTCGATTCTACTCATATTATACCAAGGTTCTAAAATATGGACTTGACGTATGCATTTGAAGTCGAGCCCTTCGGAACCCGCTTTCGAAATAATAATGACTTTGACTTTTTCCCCATTTTTGTTATCAAGACTGGTAGCATATTTGATGTCCGCTAGGTTCTCGGGAGAGAACGCATTATTTCCCGTAATCATTGTATATTTGGCTTGACTAAATTTTGTGGGGTCCTCTACTTGGGATCGTGGTTTCATTGTCAAAGCATCAATAGGTTCGACGGGGGCTTCTTTAAACAAGGGTTTTATGTGACTAGCAACACTAAATCGTCCGAACCCGATTTCTTCCAAAGCTAGAGCAATAGGTACAACTCCTCCTTCAATATACTGACTATAAATGAGAACAATTCCAGTGGATTTTTGGATGATTTCACATATTTTCGCGATTTTACTGCTATATTTACCGATGTTCTCGGGGCTAAAAATATGCTCAATACCGGCTTTATATTCAAAATCATAAATATTAGGTATAGTACCTTTTTCCTCTTTACGGTTCATTATACGGTAAAGACCATTTTTACCAACTATTTTTTTGATAATTTCTTCGTTCTTTTCTTGAGGATATAGAGAACCTGTTTCATCTTTAGAATTATCCAATTCTGTACTAGGATAAATAATATTAAGAGCTTGTAACGGTTGCATCAATAAAGTATAACCAAAAGACTCCATATTTTCAAAAGAGGGAAGTTCTCTAATTTCTCCAAATTTATTGGTAGTAGTAAAAGATTTATTACGTAAATGATTCATAATAAAATCATAACCCTTTTTCTGATATTCCCCCATTTGAGTAACAAAAACCGGGGTATGTTGCAACGATTCTTCAATAGGTTTTCCGTTTAATTGTTGAGCAGGGTATTTTTCTATATTCGCGATTGTGCTTTCGGGGGAGAACGTATCAGGATAAATACGTAGGGGGAAAGTATACGGGTTCTCCCCACGAACAAAGGAAATATAACCTGTTAATTTCCGCTGTAAAAGTTCTCTACCACCCTCTATTTTCTTACCATCTTTTGCAGTGCGTTCAGGTAAAAATTCACCTTCTTTATTAAACACATCAGACTCGCTGATCGTCGCTCGTTTATCGACCATATTCATCAAATTCGTTAGCCATACAATTTCTTTGTAGCTGTTATACATCGGAGTAGCAGATAACATCAATAGGCGCATATTGTTAGCATAACGAGCAACATCCATCAACAGGCTCGCAGTTTTGGCATCTTCGCGGTTATCGTCCGAAATACGAATATTATGAGCTTCGTCAATGATAATAAGACGGTTGTCAAAGTATTTGTGTATTTTCTTGATGCGTAATATTTTTTGTTGATCTAAAGAGAACTTGGCAGCTTGCGGAATTTCGGTATGACGTTTGATATAATTCGCCAATTCAGTGTAACCCATAAAGCTATAATGGCGGTTAATAATGGTGTTAATCTCGCTAATGATACGGTCTTTGGGTATGCCGGTAAGATTGGTAGGATTGATCTCACTCAAGAGGGCGTTTCCAATACAGGTATTGGATGTCCAGAGACCATTGACCAATTTCAATTTACGTTCGTCAAAGAGCTGCAATCGGTAATTCTCTTGAACATTCGGGCTAGCAACAACAATAATCGGTTGATTTAGACCGATCTGTTTCATATAAGCACGCATTTCTTCGGCGATACCAATACTGCTGCACGTTTTACCTGTTCCCAAACCCATATATAACAGCAAACAATTATAGGGTGTTTGCATAGACATAAAGTTTTTAACAAATTGTTGGTGAGGAAGAAGTTCGAAATCCGCATTACATAATTTATTGGCTTGTTCTTTGATATCATAAATGGTGCCATCGTATTGGGTATCATTGAATTCTTTACGTTTGGCAATTTTAATATTGAAATTAGGATCATTCAATTCGGGATATAAAAAGGCCCAATTTTCTTCATCTTGAATATTGCGCAGGTTCTCATTCTCTAGTTTTTCTTTGTTAAATAAAAAGGAATTATATTCTTTAGATTCTATCTTGGTCGGGGCAACTCCCAATTGATTTTGTAATTTTTCTTCTTCTTCAGAAATTTTTAGAGGTTCAGGGAGAACCGGAACGTCTTCCACCGGATTTTGTTCCTCTATAATGGGCGTTTCTATATCTATTTTGGTTTCTTCATCTAGAGAGGGCTCGGACAAAGGTTCTCTAATAACGAGTTTTGGTTTAGGTGCTACAACTGCTTCTTTTTCGGGTTCTTCGACAATTTCGGTGGGTTTAAACGTGGACAATATTCTTTGAAAAGTAGATGGCTCCCCATCCTCAACTACAGAAGCAATAGGAGCAGCAGGAAGACGTTTTTGCTCGTTCTCTAAACATAGAATCAAATGAACCAATTGTTCCTTGGTTTTAACTCCTGGTGTTGAATTGAGAACCGAGGTATCGTTGATAAGTTCCGAATGGATTTTACGGAGATTACCACCGGTTAATCCCATAAGTTCTGCTTTACGTGCATTCTCCGTCTCATTAGGTAAATAGTTTTTCGTACATTCTACCACCATTTTAGGTTTTTTAATTAGCTCAGGTACGGGTTCGACAACTCGTTTACTAAGATCCGCTGGATGAAGGCTTAATACGGCTTCTTTAATAGACTGAAGGATGTTGCCTTCGACCTGATTAACAGGATCACAATTACCTGTTTTATGATTTCTCCGTGTGCCTTTTTTACAATAATCTTTCTTTTTAGTTTCCTTTGGCATATCTGACATATAATGTAAAAAATCTTATTTACATTATACGCATAAATTTTAGGGGGAACCAAGGTTCCCCCCGACCCCCCCTCCTTTAATTATTTTATCTCGTAAGGTAACACAATTAAAGGGAGGTTTTTAAGGAACCGTAGGTTCCTTAATTGTATGATGTATGTTCGTTATGAGACGTTTTTTTTCTAAATTATAACTTCTCATCGAGTTCATACAGTCATCATAGGTTTTCCATTCCATTTTACTAACTTCAGTAGGATCAAAGGTTTTTATATCAAGAGACCTGTTGTAATCCATAAACGTAAGATAATATTTATGTTTGTAAGATTTATAATTTGACCCAGTAAATGTCTCCTCAAATGGTAACAAGTTCTGTATATTTTTCAAATAATGATAATTATACCCAGTTTCTTCGGAAAATTCCCGTAAAGCACATTCGAAATCCTTTTCTTGATAATTGCGGCGGCCTTTGGGAAATCCCCATTCGGCTTCAGTCCAAATATCATACTTGTTACTTTCATCAATCATCGTTTGTAATGTGTAAAACTCGCCTTTATTGAATATACCGTTTTGTAAAAGTTGGTATTTGTCTCTGGATATGGTTTCCTCCGATTTGTATTGACTAGAAATACTTTCATTACCCCAAACTCGTTTCCAAGCCGCTGCAAAATCCTGTGTTCGGAGAACCTCTTTTTCGTCTTGTGTCATTTGTTTTAACATATTCATAATGTATTCTTTGTTATAAATGGAATATTTACCGCGCATAAAATCGATGTAACCCAATGTATCCTTACGACGTATCATAAGAAATTCTTTTTTTCCTTCAGGATTAACACGAAAAACGATGATACCAATGCTAGTAATGGGCATTTTACAATGATGATAGTAGTGGCCTAGCTTACCACAATTATTACAATAATTTTCCGACATTAATATTTACAAAGAGATGCTATACAAATATATTCGTTTGTCTTTATATAACTACATCTTTTAACAATCTATTATGCGTTTTGAACCTGAAATATGGGGACCACATTATTGGTTCTTTTTGCATACGGTGGCAGAATCATATCCAATGCACCCCAACGACATTACCAAACGCAAATATTATGATTTAATACAAAATATGCCGCTTTTTATACCCGATGCTGAAATGGGAGGTAAATTTAGCAGGATGTTAGATAAATATCCTGTAACACCTTATTTAGATAACCGTGATTCGTTTGTCCGGTGGGTCCATTTTATACATAACAAAATGAATATGAAATTAGGGAAGATTGAATTGTCGTTGCCATTTGCGCTTGAAAAATATCGGGCAGAATATTTACCAAAACCGGTAGTGTTTGGAGAACGTATCAATATGCGCCGGCATTACATTCACGCAACCTTGATAATGGTATTTTTATTTTTGATCTATTATTACTGGAAGTAAGAGCAGGGAACCTACGGTTCCCTCAATCGCCCTTCGGGCGATCCAGGTTGAGCCCCTGCGGGGCTCGGACCCTGCGACCCCTCCCTTTAATCTGCTATAGTTTTGCAGAGAACTTATACCTTCTTCCCTCTTGATATAAATATGTGTGTATAATATGTTACAAAAATAATAAAAGGAGGGATCATAAGGGTCAGAGGACCCTATGGGTCCTCAACCTTGCCACCAAAGGTGGCTTAGGAACCATTGGTTCCCTTAAAAATATACACTAAATATAACTAGATTTAGCGTATATGCGTATCGAATTAATAATACTAATAGCAGCAGGTCTATTAATAGCCAATGTTTATACCGACGGAAAACTATTAAAAAAGTTATTCACATTCAAGAAATACTATAAAATGGCCGCGATTGCTTTCGGGGCCCTAATGATCTACATCTTATTCAAAAAAAATCCCCTAAGAGCCCAACAAATGATCTCCACAACAAACGACTATATCAAATATTTACCACTCGACAAAGGCACCTCTAGTATGATTTCTCCCATTCTCGATTTCACCACAAAACAAAATTTCGGTAATGATTCATTCAATTACCCTGTGGTTCCGATGCCGAACAATCGAGAAACTGTAGCCGAGAACCGAATTTTACAATCAGGTCAAAAAAGCTTTGCTCCAGAGTTAGGTAAAAAGGCCACAAAGCGATCAGTGAGTGAAACCAAGAAAAAATATGTAGCATCGAACCAGAATTGGAAATGCGGGGAATGCCAGAAACAATTAAACGCTTGGTTCGAGGTAGATCATAAGACAAGACTCGAATACGGAGGAAGTAACCATATTGATAATTTAGTAGCACTTTGTCGCGAATGTCACGGAAAGAAAACCACCATTGAAAACTTGTAATGATATATAAAGACACATAAGAATGGCATCAGATTCACTGAAAGCATCAAATGAATTATTAGGTAAATTGATAGGAGTATTCCCCTATTTAAGAGAAATACGTGATAAGATTTTGAGTATTGTCAACATTATACCAAATTTATTAGAAGCAACCGAAGACATAAGTAAAAAATATATCTATGATTTTACCGAAATGATATTATTAGTATTGAGTATTGTCATCATTAATCAATACAAACACGATACTATACTTGTTCCACAAACCCCGGAAGGAATCATATTTATCGTTTTCTTATGTTTAATAATACTGAATGTAATCCACGTAACTTATTTGTTTTTATTTGAGACAGAGGTACAAGGATTAGCACTATTTTTAAAACGACTTATTTATGATATACCTCTTTACACGATTGTAGGTGTATTTTCTCTTATTGTGTGGATCATCGTTAATTTATGGAGTTGGATAAATATGTTTTTCAGCAATATTTCCTATTTTTTAAATCTCATATTTGAAAAGATAAGAGAGATATTAAGTGATCCAGAAGATGCCAAGCTATTTTACAAATATGGTGGGTTGTACTCGATTATTTTCATAATCATTATCATAATGTATTATGCTGCGACAGATCCTCAAGCACTCACCAGTAAGGCATTTACCTATACAATGTCAGTAATCATCCCCCTAATCCTCATACTTACTATTGTCAATCCTTTTTCAAGAAAGCAAGGTTCCGGTGCAACTATATTCATTGCTGGTGTAATTTTTTCATTTTTTGCAGCAATCGCCTATTTTTATTCGAAAGCAAATTCTGCGTCTTATGAGTTGATGAATTATATTGTCATTGTCATTAGTATACTTTTATTACTAATTGGACTGGCCATATTTTTTTACATAATGGGTAATTATTTGAAATCGTTATCAGGTTGGTCCGGATTTTTCGTTTATTTTATATTTTATATTCCTTGTTTGTTCATCGATTTTGTCAAATATTTATTGAACGAATTTAAGATGACTGCTAACCCAATCATCATTTTATTAATTGTAGAAATTTTGTTAGGGTTGTTCTATATTTATTTACCGTGGTTAATTAAAAAATTCAATACATCCAGGAATCTCGAATTATTACCGGGCAGTGCATTTTTAGACGTGAGTCAAACCATTGGAAATTCGGAAATGAACAAAATACCGAAATTCATAGCAAAACAGAACAATTTAGATGATCAACAGATTTATAATCAGAATTATGGATTTTCAATGTGGATTTTTATGAATCCAAACACTAGTACGTATGTGGGAAACATAAATGAAACACAAATATTCAATTATGGGGATGGTAAACCCAAAGTAACTTATTATACAGATTCTACTGGGCTAGGGAAATATCGAGTGTATTTTACAAATACATCTATAAAACAACCTTATTATGAAATTTCTATGCCAATTCAAAAATGGAACAATTTAGTAATGAACTTTACATCAAGTCAAGCTGATTTATTTGTAAATGGTAAATTGGAAAAGACCTATTTATTTGATGAAAACCCACCGAACTACAGTCCAACTGATTTTGTTACTATTGGTAAAGATGGTGGTTTAGACGGAGCAATATGTAATGTAGTTTATCATCCTCAACCAATTTCTATCATAGAGATTGCAAATAATTACAATATTTTGTCTTTAAGAAATCCACCATCATTCAAGTAAGGGAACCTATGGTTCCCTTATGATCCCTCCTTATTTTATAATAGTAATATAATAGTAATATAATGAGTCCAGTGGCTATAATTTTAGGAGTTGTTATTATAATTTTAATTTACGTACTTTACAGATATTTTTCTAGCACTGCTACCACATTACAATCTTCTTTAACAGATTTAAAAGCCCAACTTCCTGTTATCACAAAGATAGGTAGTCCCACAAATACCCAGTATGCCTACGGATTATGGGTCTATGTCAACAGCTGGGACGATGGTACCAAGGTATTTATGAATCACGTAGGTGTTTTGAATGTATATTTATTACCTAGTAAACCTTCACTTTGTGTCGATGTAGCTATGACAGGGGGGTCTGTCGTATCTACTATTATTACACAAAATTTCCCTTTGCAAAAATGGGTGTATATCATTGTAAGTCTAGATAATCAATTCTTAGATGTATATTTAGACGGAAAATTAGTAAAATCAGTTAGATTAAGCGACGCTGCTGGTACTACGTTACCAATTGTCCCTGGAAATACTCCTCAGGTATGGTTAGGAAATTCAAATATTAGTAATACGTTGTTAAACGGTACTTCTGGAAAACCATCTGATGTTTCAACAAGAACAACGGTGTCTGGTTTTACACCGTTTAATGCCTATGCGACTTATTTTTATCGCTGGACAACAGCAATGGACCCAGGAACTGCTTGGCGCTATTATATGAAAGGTAATGGACAGAATTCATTAATGAACAACTTGAGTGGTTATGGTGTTAGTATGCAAATATTGCAAAACAATGTTGTAGCATCAAGTTATACACTACTCTAGCAGGGAACCGTAGGTTCCCTCAATCGCCCTTCGGGCGATCCAGGTTGAGCCCCTGCGGGGCTCGGACCCTGCGACCCCTCCCTTTACTAGAATAATATAATTATGTTACCTATTAAGTTATCATAATTGAGGAGGGGGTCTCAGGGGTCAGAGGGCCGTAGGCCCTCAACCTTGTTGAGCGAAGCTCAACTTAGGGAACCTAGGGTTCCCCTGACTTATCTCATAATATAGTAATTATAATTATATTATGAATTTTCAACAAGGTAGTCAAAATTCTCAACCTACCCAATTACCTAATTTTGTTAAAAATGCGACTGAATCTTTAGGAAATGCGGTATCAGATGTTGGAAAATCATATAATGATGTCAAATCCAATGTAAATAATTCATTAACACAATTCTCACAACAAGCGACTGCAGGTGTAGGAGCATCACAACAATTTTTAACTTCTAATACCATTATTGCTAAGTTCGCCTTTGTTATTTTAATTATCCTGCTATTTTTGTTTCTTTTAGGTTTAGGAATAAACGTTATTCAGTATTTTATGAATCCTTCCAATAATCCTTATCTTATTAAGGGTATGATTAGTGGATCTGACGGACAAATTATATCTCAGGATCCGAGTCAAAAGTCAGCTATCAGTTTGAAACGATCCAATAACCAAAAAACCGGGCTAGAATTTACTTGGTCAGTTTGGCTTTATATAAGTGATTTGGGAAATGGGTCAACAAAAAATGACGTAGCAGTTGCCCCTACCAAGTATCAACACGTATTTAGTAAAGGCAATAGCTCTTGGGGGACAAATGGTATAGCTAATGTGAACAATGCACCTGGGCTTTACATACAACCTGGTAACAATGGATTTCATATTGTAATGAATACAGTAGGAGGTCCAGACGCTATTGTAGATATTTCTAATATTCCTATTAAAAAATGGGTTCACACTGCAATTCGTGCTGAAAATACAATGTTGGATGTTTACATTAACGGTATATTAAGAGAACGTGTTGTTCTTCAATATGTACCTAAACAAAACTATAGTGATGTTATGGTTTGTCAAAATGGTGGATTTAATGGAAATCTGTCCAATCTACGCTATTACAATAAAGCATTGAATGCTATACAGCTTTCTAATATTGTTTATTGGGGGCCTAATTTGAGTGCTAGTTCAAGTACAAACACGACTAAAGGTGGATTTGATTACTTGTCATCCACTTGGTATACCGGATTACCTATTTAAGGGAACCAAGGTTCCCTTAAGATCCCTCCTTTTACAGCAACAAATAGTCTCAACGACAGAGGATGTCAATCCGACGTCGGTGAGACATACGGTGGAGATCGAAGCCGTATACCAATATTATTATATTTAAAAAAGGTGTAATATAATAATAATATGGCAAACCCCACCATTAATTTTGCTTTAAAATCCATTTGTCAACAACGCATAAAACAACTTGCATTTAATAAATCACTACCACGAAACGAGCTAGTTTCACCTTACAATGGGAAATACACAAAAGACCAACTTGATATGCGACGAAAAGCCGAAATATTAAAACATAGTAATAATGCTAGTTCCAGTAAAACGAACAATTTATCCAAATCCCAACGTTGGGCACAATTAGTTAGAGGTAATGCAGGTACCCAAACTAGTAATTTCCCTACTATAACAGTAACAACCATTGATTATTTAGGAGTATTTAATACATTTAAAGTTTCATACCCAGATTCATTAAAGACCATTACTACATCGAAATATGTCATTGACGAATACGGAAACAAACAATTGAACCAGGAAGCCCTTCAAATTGTAGGAATGTATGGGTATTATAATGTGTATATTCTACGCGGTGCACAGTCGGTTAATTGCAGCCCTAGTATCATACCTACACCAACTTCTTCTTGTGGTGTTCCAGGACCTATTACCTATTTGGTGAATGACGAAACTGTTCCGCTATACAACTTTACGAAGAATGTTAATGCATTTAGTTACGATTCTAATGTAGCTGCACCTCAAAAATGGCTGTTTAATCCCACATCGGATATTTTATTAACCAATGGAGAAAACAGCACCGTTTTAACCTTGTTGATCACTGACCAAATTGATCAAGCGTCTTATAATTTCACATTACAACTCCCTTTTTCGGTTTATGTAACAGGAACCAACATTTCGTCCTTTCTCATTTATGATCCGTCTGAAAATCCTTTGCCCACCCCCTCTTATTTCCCCAATGCATCAATCAATTTAAATTCTATTAAATTTGGTGTGAATTATAATAATACACCAGTAACTTTTAAGACATCGCCGCAAATAAGTTTATATACAAACAATACCATTCCCCTTACCAACACTAAAGGAAATTATTTGGTGAATAATTTTGTACCTCTACAATTTGATATTTCTTTCAACGAACAAATAAGTAAAGGTTCTCCACTAGGTCCATTAAGTACCAATGATTCTTATACTGCAAAAATATACACTGGAATCATAAACATTTCTAACATAGAGTTATTGACCGCACCAGGTTACGTATATGATTTTTTTTTACAAATGAATACATCTAATATACAATTTCCTCCGTCTGATACTTCTGAAGTTTTTTATTATCCGACGGCAATTCAAACTACATCTACTGGAGTAGTTGTAAATGTTTCTAATAGCCAAACAATAGAAGATAATTGTATTGTTTACCCGTTATTACCGACACCATCTTTTCAAGGAATTTATTTTACAGGTTCATAGCCATAAATCGTAATGCATATTGTGCATACTTTTCAAAATCTTTAGGATAAGACGAAAGATCAAACTCAATTTCATCACGCCAATTTTTAATCGAATAATACATAGATGACCATTTATCAATTAATTCATCGACCAATTTAACTTGAAAACTCCAGTTCATTATGATATGTGGATGAAGAAAAAAATTATCCAAAGTAAAAGCTGGATTAATAAGAAGTGCATCATTATCAATTTTGGTTTCCACAAACGTATTTAATTTATTACGTAAATATGCATCACAACAATATTGGTTAACAGGATCATCCTTAGATGTTAATGAATAATAGTCGACAATAAACTCTTTCAATCTTTTTAAAATTTGTTTATACCGATCCTTATCATATGTGTTAACACATAATCGATTGATCGAATAATAATTAGATAATATATTAAAACCACGTCCTGTCTTTACTTTATCAGGAATGTCATATATCAAGCGTGTATTTGCTATCTCACTTTTTACCCATTCCAAGTCTTCCAACAATCCATTATAAACTGGTAAATATTCTAGCATTTTTTGTCGATTTTTATAATCTGTCAGACGGTTCTCTAACCTTTCTTTTTCTTCCTTATCAAGAGTTTTATCGTTATATTCGGTTAATACATTTTCAAATACCTCAATATTATCTTCATATTCGTCAAACGTTGCCCCAATTTCCTCTCTTATAAACTGCATCGATCTTGGGGATAATATTTCGTCAGTATAATTTCCACCGCGAACATTGTCAATACCATAATACCGCATAAAATACTTCACCCAATAGTTTATTTTGAGAACATCGTCGATATCAATGATATGTAGTATTTTAATTGGTGGATTCTTATTAACAAATTTTACCATTACTCGACATTGCTGAAGCAATAACTGTTCTCTGATAGGCATAGATACTTGTAAAAATACCTTTCTATTTTCTAGTTCGATAGCATAAAGTTTGAAATCTTCCATATTATTTTTATAATAAATACCATTTATATATTTTTTTCTATTATCTATTGAATATATAACTATTCAATAGATGGAAGCTTCTGCCGAACCAATGAATAATATGGGTCAACAACCTAAATACGATAAAAACATACTCATTGGTGTTTTGATATTCTTACTTATTTTATCGTTTTTAGGAATAAATTTATTAGGTGCCGCAGGTGGGTTTGTTGAATCAATAAGTAATGCCTTTGGACCTTTTTTTAGACAAATACTATCACTTTTCGGCTATACAGCCGGCACCGCAATTGATAAAGCAACCGATGTTGTTACTGATACTGCCAAAGTTGGTATAGATTTGGCGGGTGATGCTGTAGATGATGTTGCTAAATTATTAATCGATGCTAGCAAGCAAGATGGTAACCCACCATCGCTAGATATAAAAATAAATCAAGGCGCTACTAAACTAGCTGAACCTACACCCGATAAAACGGAAAACCCAATACAAAATGCACCTGCTGCTGCTAAGAAAAGTTGGTGTTTAGTGGGTGAATATCAAGGTCGTAGAGGATGTATTGAAGTAAGCGATCAGGACAAATGCATTTCTGGACAAGTATTCCCCGAACAAAAAATGTGTTTGAACCCTAACTTGTCTCAGAACGTCAAACCTTGAAGAGTTTCCCGTAGCAAGCTACGCCAACAGAGGGTCCGAGCCCCCAAAGGGGCTCAACCTTGAAGGCCCTATGGGCCTTCTTAGGAAACCTAGATCCTCCCTAGATTTTTCCTACGGAAAAATCGACGGAGGATGAACGCGTTTTATTATAAATTTATTATTATAAAACTATAGTAAAATGGGCGTTTTCAATATTATAGAAACGTTTTTCTTCTTAAGTTTAGCCATTACATTCATTCTTATTTTGTTGTTAGTGAATCATTTTAAACAACGCCTAAGTTTGTTAGAACAAAAGTGTGATACAATGTTTGAAATCATTAATAATATCGTGCAAGAAATGAGCGGTATGAAAAAAGCAATGTTTATGTCGAATGTACCTATGCGTCCTAGTATGTACATTGTTCCACCATCTAAAAGTAATCCCGAAGTTTTTACGAATATTAGTCTTGACGATTCCACTCCTTATCAGGATACCACTGATAAAATTATTGTTTCCGATGATGAGGATGAGGATGACGATGAGGAGGAGGAAGAGGATGAGGAAGATGAAGATGAGGATGAGGATGAGGATGAGGATGAGGATGAACCTAATTATCTAGAACAAAGAATTAAAATTGTAAATGTTGATATTCAAGATAAAATGGATGTCGAAGACATTTTGTCTGACGAACAAATGGATGATGTTATTGACGGAGATTTAGAAGAATGTGGACTTGAACTTTCTGAAATTCCCGCTATAATAGTAGATAAAATAGAAATTTCATTGAATGAAAACATTTACGAAACGAATGATAAAACAAATACGGACAATCAACGTGAGATTTATAACAAAATGAATGTTCAGGAATTGAAAAAAGTGGTTATTACCAAAGGTCTTTGCAGTGACGTAAGCAAATTAAAAAAGAATGATTTATTGAAATTATTAGAGGCTGGATATAATGCATAAAATATAATCATACTATAAGAAATGTATTCCGCTAATTACGAAACTATTAGTTGTGCTTACCCAATTATTAAAGAAACTATTCCCAAGTCTTCTTTAGGTTATGGAGCAAATAATAAATATCCGGAATTTCCTCCTTTGATGACCGATGGTCGTTCAGTTATTGGATCTTGGCAACCAGAATCTACTGAAAACGCGAATTTAATTGAGTCGAATGGTATTAAAACAAACTGGCAATATCGCCAATTTTTAATGAAAAACGCACAACAAATTCAGGAGTATAATTTCCGGGAAACTTGCAATGATGTCGGTTATTTCAAACGTCCGATTGATTTACCTAGCATTCAATCCAACGCCGTATCCGGACACTCGGTCCCTTTTACATTTGGATCTATTTTAGATAATACTAAACCCGCAGGTTTCCAAGAAAGTGATTTGAAATCGATATATTTGACACGTGAACAATTGGATGCACGTCGCATAGCACCAATAGTATAAGGGGGCTATGCCCCCCTATGACCCCCTCTTAAAATTACAATTATGTTATCATATACGCTAATGTAATTAAGAATAGGTACTAAGATATGGGAAATACAATTATGTTATCATATACGCTAACATAATTAAGGGAGGGGTCGCAGGGGGTTAAAAACGCGAAGCGTTTTTAGACGTAGGTTCCCTGCTCCATAGGTTCCCTAAGTTGAGCGAAGCTCAACAAGGTTGAGCAGCACAGCTGCTCTGACCCTGAAAAATTGATCATAATTCTTATCAGTTGTCTAAGGTATCCAAACAACAAATCAACCGAACAATGTCAAATATTACTATTCAACAAGCTCTTATGGGTATTGAGGCAGCTCCTCAATTCCTTCGTCCCGAACAAAAAGAACAATTATCAAATATGGTTCTCACCTTTGTTGCTGAGTGTCTTCGTTCCAACGTTAGAGAAGATATTGAAGAACAACGACGAGCAGGTATGTTATTTCCGGACGCGTCTAACAATTCTGTACTGCATCTTGCTCAGCAGATGATTAATGCTAGAAGACAAACGTGTGCCGAGTTTACTGATGCTGAAATAGAAAATACTGCGGAATTATGTTTCAATAGAAATTTGTTAAATAAAGTAATTGCTGCATTGAATCTTACCCCTGAAGAGAGAACCAAATTTAGAAGACGCGTTGATCGCAAAGCAAATCCTGAAAAATACAGAGAATATAGCCGAAACGCTTATCGTAGAAAAACGGAACACGAGAGACAACAACGTGTGTTGAATGAAGCTAGAAGAAATTTATACAATAATGTGAATGTTATCGTATAAAAAACAAAAATATTTGTTTGTAAATTTAGTTAAATAAACTCTTTTTTCATATGTATATATGCGTCTTATCAGTTATGACATAGGTATAAAGAATCTCGCTTATTGCCTTTTAGAATACGAAAATAAACAACTTACTATTCTTGATTGGAATGTTCTCTCTTTATTGCAAAAAGAAGTACCAACCGAACAATGTTCACAAATGATTCCTGGTAAAACTAAAAAATTGTCGGCTTGTAAATGTACCAAAGTTGCAAAATATAGCAAATTACAACAGTTTTATTGTGAAAGACACGCAAAAAAGTGTGATTTTATTGTTCCTACCAAAAAACATAGCCGACAACATTTAAAAAAATTAAAAGTTCCTGAATTAGAACAATTGGCCAAGTCTATTTTTTTATTTGATGAGAACCTGGTAAAGCAAAAGAAGGATGATATTATTGATAAAATAGCCAAGTTTTATGAAAAGAAATGTTTAGAACCTATCATTCAAGAAAAGAGGGAGAACGCTGGAGATGCTGACCTTATTCTCATCGGAAAACGTATGAAACAATTATTAAATGAAAATGAATTTACAAAAACAGTAACTCACGTTCTCATAGAGAACCAAATTTCACCCATTGCAACACGTATGAAAACATTACAGGGTATGTTAACACAGTATTATATTGATCATTTAGAGAACGTAGATATTACCTTTGTTTCTTCTGTGAATAAGCTGAAACAATTTCAGGGAACCACAGGTTCTCCAAATAAGGATAAAAAATCGGATGAAGAAAAAACAAGCTACAAGGATCATAAGGTTTCTGGTGTTACGTTTTGCAACAAAATTTTGGAGAACAATTCTGTTTTTAAAGAATGGATACCAAAAATGGATACCAAGAAAAAGGATGACTTGGCCGATTGCTTTTTACAAGGATTATGGTATTTTAAACAAAAGAATATTATAACTTATGCGGATGATTTAAAAATAAATATTGTAGGTTTATCATAATTAATGGAAGTAATCGACATCGGATTGGATAGTTTAGAACCTATTTCCCTAGATTTCAATGATTTAAAACCTAGTGTGAATTTCGGATCAGGTATTGAACTTTTGATGAACGACAAGAAGCGCTCGGCAAGCACAATGAATTTAAATTTAGGAGAATTAGATAGTCTTGAAAATGAATTAAACGAACTTTCCGGATCTAGCTCTTCTAGTGGTGGTGGTGGTACCAAAACGCTCAGTGGTCTTGCAAGTAGTTTTTTCGGCAGCGGTTTTACTGCTTCTGAACCTGCAAAGTCCGTGTCATTGGACGAACCAACTGACTCCAATTTAGGCCAAGCCACTAGAGAAAGCGCTGGTAACACCAAGACGTGGGATGGGTTCTCCAAGTTGAATGAAATACCCGTTTCGGCCAACACATCCTCTAGTAAAATGACCGATCGCGAAAAACGTCGCAAGAAGCGTGCTATGATTAAGAAATTGGAAGATTGGTACGAAAAAGGTCATATTAAGAACAGTTCGCATTTCAATATGGATTCTAGTTATGACGAGGTAGAAGACGAGTACGAACAGGCAATGGAAGACAAACGCAGGAGAGATGGTGTGAAATTATACGGGCATTGGTTAACAACGTTTATTAATACTATGGAATACGGAAACGCGATGTTGAATCCGTTTGATTTGAATTTGGACGGTTGGGGTGAACAAGTCAGTGAGAACATTGATGATTATGACGATATTTTTATTGAATTGCACGACAAATATAAAGGGACCAAAATGGCGCCCGAACTTGCGCTATTGATGAAAATCGGGTTCAGTGCGGCTATATTGAATTTTTCTAACAAAGCATTGTCGAGTGCCGCGCCAGGATTCCAAGATGTAATGAAACAGAGCCCCGAATTGATGCGTATGTTTACAAATGCAACTGTCAGTAGTATGAGCAATTCGTCCCCGGGATTCGCTATGGCGAACAATTTGGTCCAGGAACAATTAAATAAACCCCGTGGTCCACCCCCACCTGCACCTGTAGAGACCAAGACTCAAATGCCACCTCAACGACCTGGTAATATGATGTTTACTGAGACTACTCCGGTTCGCCCGGACATTGTAGCGGGCAGGGGTGCGATGTTCCGTGAATCTGGCGTGGAAACAGGCAATGGTTTTGCACGAGTAGACGAGGAATCGCGAAATTTACAACCTTTTCCACAACAACAACAAATGCCTGCAGTCCGTCCGGAAATGCGTGGTCCACAAAGTACCGACATAGACAATATTTTAGCAGGTTTAAAAACCCGTACTGTAGATATTCACGAACAACCCTCTCAGCCTGACAGAGGAAATACCGAAGACGATTCGATGATTTCTATTAGTTCTCTTAGAGATTTACAGAATGGCAATATGCCGAAGCGCTCGAATCGCAAACGCAATGGATCTGCCCGTAACACCATCTCATTAGATATTTAGAGCAGGGGGAACCGTAGGTTCCCCTACTAAAATAATTTACTGTAAAATTATAGTATGAAATTATTTTTAAACCATTCCATAAGAGTAAGGGAGGGGGTCGTAGGGGTCAGAGGACCCTACGGGTCCTCAACCTTGCAGCCTTTGGCTGCTGAGGGAACCGTAGGTTCCCCTACTACTACTATAATATCTATGGGTTACGATTGCAGTCCTGCTCAAGCCCTCCGTGATATGAATCTCCGTAAATTTGCTCTCCCATTCGATTGGAACATTTCGTCGATGAATAGTCTCGAACGTTGTTTTCGTGACAAGTTCTCCCTATTCCATCAAAATTTAACATTTAACCATAACAAAACAAGATTGGTCGATCATTACGGTTTCGAATTTCCCCACGATTATCCCATTTTGAAAGATGTATTGGATTGTTCATTCACAAGTGTCGTAAAAGAGCATACTATCGTAGATAATTGGCAGGATTATCACGCGGATGTTTGTGCGAAATACAAACGCCGTATTGATCGATTCAACGCGATTTTAGAAAAACCTGAACCTTTTATTGTATTATGCCGTTACGATGTTCGCTTTATACCTCGGCTCAAGATGTTGTTTGCAACATATTATCATAAAACCAACGTATTTTTTGTAAATAGCACACCTCAACAACGGTTGTTTCGAATCCAATCGAGCCCCTACGATTATACCATCACTTGTCATACAGAAAAGAACGAAATCTGGAATGAAACCGCTGTTTGGAAAGAAGCCTTAGACCAAGCAATAGATCAATTTATTGATAAATAAATATAAACATATTATTATTTATCATTGTAATGCGTAGTTTTTTTGATTTTCTACAAATTTTTGTTATTGAAGCAGCTGTAGTTACAACCGCCTATATTCTAACTTACACGGATTACAAGAAAGTTGGTTCTCAAATGTGTGAATTTGGGCAAAGAGCAATTTGTTCGGAGAGAACAAGGCTTGCTAAGGACTTTGGTACTAATATGTTGTATAAGTACAGTAAATACTCGGTTCAATGGAACAAATATTGGAAAAAATCTTATGATAACAATTGGATTACACGCGTAATGGTAGATTCAGCCGATTATATTGGTCGATTTATTTCCGCAAAAATCAATGGAACGCTTTTGGAACCCTATTCTACGCAGTGGATCGGAACGTGTGTCTTATCTGTTTCTAGTAACGATGATTCTCTGTCGATCGATATGCGATACAAATATATCGAACTTTATCTTAGCGATTATACTAGGGAGTTACAATTGAACGATTATCTAAATGGGTTTAAGGTTTGGTGTCAAGTGAAAGACGATTACTTAGAGGATGATGATAGAGAATTGTTGATAATTCTTAAATCTGGTCAGAGGGCTAAAAGCCTTCTAACTACTAACTTAGTAGGTGACCGTAGGTCACTTGATAAGTTTGGCGGGCAATATTTGTCTCGAGTAGCCATCTCGAGAACCAATCCACAAAATGTTACATATCACGGTCAAAATGAAGAAATAGAATTAGATAATATTTTTATTCCTTCACGTATGAACGTTATTATTAGTGTTGAGTATACGAACCCGAAGATGGAGAACAGTATTACGTTGGATGTTCCTCGGGGATTTATGAATGTGGGAAATCAGATCTTGTCCCCAGCATTTGTTTATCGGTGTTTGAAATATCAGAATAAACCTTATTATTTTGATATGAATTATACGTTAAAGATAATGGATAGTTGTACCGAAACGTATGAAATGGGTAGCGAGGAAATGGTGGTTTTCGAAAAAACGGGATTTCGAATAATGAAAATATAACAATCGTTTTATTTGTGTTATCTTAATAAATAACATAAATTATTATTTCCTGCTTTATTTCTTCATCTTCTTGCACATTTTGCGACCGGCCTTGGTGCGACGATTCTTCTTCGATTTGCACCATTTCGCCATCTTACGCTTGGACATTTTCTTCATCTTTTTCATAGTCTTGCGACGGCGTTTACCACCAATTGAATCATTATTTTCAGCATTTGATTCATTTTTTTTCGCAGCAATAACTGCATTTTCAGCAATTTCGTCAGTAGTTGAATGAGATAAAGCAGCCTTAATTTCCTCTTCTGAGGCAATATATATATCTTCAGGGTCAATTTCTTCCATTTTTTCTCCAGGATTTTTAATATCTTCCAAAATCAATAAAGCTCCATTATCTGATTTTCCGGTAATTAGATATACACCTTTTGGATTTTCTAGATCCGCTTTTAAAGTTACTTTAGATCCAACTTCAAATATTTTTTCATCTCCTTGTTCATCCATTTTATTATCTCCTTGTTCATCCATTTTATTATCTCCTTGTTCATCCATTTTATTAATTATTATACAATATTATTACATATTTTTATTTATCAAATATGGATTTTAAAAATCAAACGAAAAATACATTATTAGAGGATGGGATCTTAATGGAAACCTGGGTTTCCCTTAATTACCTTAAAAAGGATATAAAGTTTTCCTAAATAATAGTATACGGGCGTAATCACTATGGATACGGTGAGTATACCTACCTCAGAACATCCTTTAGATGGTAAATGGGATCTATATTACCATTTACCACACGACAAAAGCTGGGAACTTTCCAGCTATACAATTATTATGAGTTCCATTGATACGATAGAAAAAGTAATTGCGCTAAATGAAACAATCCACGAAAATGTGGTAAAAAATTGTATGCTGTTTGTGATGAGGGAAGGGATTACGCCCATGTGGGAGGATCCACGAAACCGTAACGGCGGTTGTTTTTCTTATAAAGTGATTAATAAGGCTGTTCCCGATGTTTGGAGAAGTCTAGTTTATAGTTTATGTGGCGAAACGCTCTGCGTAGATGCTAAGAACAATCATCATATTAATGGAATTGCTATTTCACCTAAAAAGAATTTTTGCATTATTAAAATTTGGCTGGACACAGCTGAGTTGCAAGATTCGAGTATCATTATTAATATACCAAATCTAACAAAACAGGGGTGTTTGTTCAAGAAACACGAGCCTGAATTTTAAGGGAGCAGGGAACCTACGGTTCCCCTGCGACCCCTCCCTTAATGGAAGGTTTTCTAGACAAAAAAATTATGTTACCAATAAAGATAACATAATTAAAGGATGGGATCTTAAGGGAAACCTTGGTTTCCCTTAAAAAATTGATTAATATTTTCATAAAATACTATCATCATAAACACAACAACAATGTCGCGTGACTATGATAATGCAATGGACCAATTGGCAGAATGGGAAGAAGAAAAAAGGTACGAAGAATACATGGAAAAAGATTATCAAGAATATTTGGAAAGAATGAGGCTTTTGGAGATCGAGGATCTTTTCAATTACAAATATAAAAGTGGTTATTTCAATTACATCTATTATACAATCGAACACCTGTTTTGTTCATTGCTTTCCTTTTGTCAAAAAAGAAAAATAATGTAAAAAGAGATGCATCATCCGCCGATAATTCTCGTAGAGAATTATCTAAGGATGATCTAGGTTTCCTAAGAAGGCCCATAGGGCCTTCAAGGTTGAGCCCCTTTGGGGGCTCGGACCCTCTGCAAGCTTCGCTTGCTACGGGAAACTCTCCAAAACAAATATAAAAATCTCTCTAAATAACCAACGTTTTATACTCATCTACAAAAACAGAACCCATATTACCACCCTTTTTTACATTTTTTATAGGTGTATACATCACACTAATAGCTGATTCCGATTTATGTCGGGAACATTGTTTGCATATAACTGCACCCTGTACAGCAATTTTTTTCAGGATACGTTTATCTAATATGTCATCTTGTGGAATAGTAGCTACAACATGACACGATGCTTGTTGACTAATATGAAACCATAGATCGTTAGGGCACGATATATCAATTAGATCAAAATTTTCCTTAGCATTTTGGCCTACCCGAAATTCGATATATCCCTTGATAGCCTCGATATATTTGGATATTTTACGCATCTTATGTATTTTATTTTGTTTTTCCCACTTTTTTATTCAATTTTCTTGTTTACAACGACAACACTGGCAATCAAACCCATAACGCCTTAACAATGCCTCTTTTCGTTCTCCCTTACCCATATTAATGGATATATACGAATCAAATAGTTCTTCCCCTGCCTTAATCAAGTGTTTCGTTTTAAAAATCATATGATTTCCATCCCTATGATAAGCGACGTTCGGTTCACAACTATGATTCAGACGTGTTGCTGTAAACAAAATACCCGGATTCCCGTCAAATGAGAATGCATTGCGTTTGTATTTTAAATAATAGAGTTTAAGTTCATCCATCGACAATTCGGGGAAGAATTTCTCCCGACCTTCTTTCATCAATTCTTCGTCAAATTTGGCGTGACTATCGATCGAGCTAGGAACTAATTTCATAAAATCCTTTTTGTGATGTGTTAATAATTTTTTCATTAATTTGAACTGATAAAATCGGTAATCATTCGGTTCATCCAGACGAACCGGGATTTCTTTCATAATAATAGTTCCTTTGGGTAAATCGACCTTGGTATAGGTACCTAGTCCACATTCGTTCTTCTTTTGATAAAGGGCTTTGTGGATAAAATTCTTGTGAATCCGCCTTTTTTTTGTTCTAATTTCTATTTTTCTCCTACGAGTAGATTTTTTTGGATTAATTATAGCAGATTGATGGTATTTCTTAGATTTTCTGCCGTTATATTCCCTTACTTTTCTTGATTTTTTACCGCCTTTCTCTCTATTATTATTATTTTTTATTGCTTGATCTCTAAATTTTTTCATATCATTTATTTTATCCCTAATGTTTGAAAGTATTACAAGATATTTGTTTTCATCGTCAACATATATCATTCTTACCTCTCCATCAATAACATCAATATCTATTTCTTTTGCTTTTTTAATAATTTCTGGATATTTTTCTATTATAATTTTGAATTCATCTTCAAAAACCAATATCATTTTTTCGCAATAATTTTGGAATTTATCAAAGGCTTCTACACTATTGCATTTTTCAATTGTTTTAGCTACTTTTGGAGCAAATGTGGGTCTACTTGTCCAAAAGGCTATTCCGTTATTTGATAAAAATAAATATAATAATTGTAATACATCATTTTCAAAATCTTCTGTTACTTCGGAGGCGTGTGAGTCTGGGGTTGTTATACTGGAAACATTAGCAGATGAATTAGATGGCGTCATAACGGAAGAATTATTAGATACAGTAGATGCCGTACTGGAACTAATCGTATATTTACGTCCGGATTTGCAGAATTCACGATTGTTTTTTTTCGACATAGTTGGTGTAGTTGGTGTAAATGATGCTGTTTCAGACGGTTGATTTAATAATGTGTAAAATTCATTTATCATATTTTCTTCATTTCCATATTTTTTAACAATTTGTTCTCTTATTTGTCTTTTATCTATTTCTGGAAGTTTAAAACCTTTATCATTTGAACTCATATTATAATATAACCATATATTTACGACGGTGGCAAGGGTGCCAAACACAACTTGATCTCTCCCAATGATGCCACATCATATTTCACAATCAGTGGTAAATCATTTCCTAAATACATCTCTAAATGACTACATAGTGGCGTGCATTTGATAAAATGCGACAATGATTTCAAGGAAAATTCCCCTTGGATAATGACTGACGCATCACACTTCTGAATAAACTCCATATTTCCTTCGGATTCTGATCGAAAGATTCTGGACGAAGCAAAGTTCCCCTCGCACGAAAAAATCAAATCATTTCCCACCGATTTGATCTCAATACGATCCGAAATCCCGTTCAAATCACGAATGATCTTCTGGAAATCCGAACTCGGTAGGTTAATCACGGTCGAATACTCGACATCTGGTACGACCAATTCCTCCGTGTCTGGCTCAATGAGCCGGAGCTTCTGACTATAACATTGCTTAATATCCCCGTTCTCATACTGAAGGCCTAAATGTGAGACAATACCGTCGTGATAATCAGATTGGTCAATATAGAGCGACAGAGTATCATCATTCGACATTGTCGAAATCACTTTGAACAAATGAAGCGTATTCGCACATACAATGATTTTGTCGGGTTTACAAACGTATTGCTCAAATTTCTGGGAATGGAGAACCACATTGACTAAAATAGTATGGGTCTTGTCGAAATTGATGATTTTCATTCCATCTTTAGTGAAAGTTATCGTCGCATCGGTCAAAATGTCCTTAATAGCTGTAATCATATTACGAATCGGTTGAATTTGTACAGTTTTAATCGTTAATACATTGTTCTCTTCGTTCATTATGGCTAATTATAGGAATTTAAACGCAGTTGTTTTTATATTTATATTAATTTTTATTATTTTAGAAAATATATCAATAATTTATAAGATAATTGGGAAAAGAATGACAAGATCTCCCAAAAGAAAACGTAAATCAAGTATTAAAAAAACGCTGAAAAAAGAGGGTGGATTTACATATCCATTTGGCAGAAGAAACAATCCGAATCCGAATCCAGACGACCCCATAACTTCATCCGATGTAATAAGTTCGGTAAAGGGTAAGCGATTAACAGAAGGTAATGCTGTTGAAAAATCCCTTGAGATAAATCGATCGTTATCAGATTTGAAAGCAAAAGATATTTATGTTAATAGCACTTCAACTGTTACAATGACTAAATCGGCAACTTCAGCATTAGGAGTAGCAGCTGATATTGCTAGTCTGGCTTCGGGAATACCAATAGTAGGGTCTATTGCTGCAGGACTAAGTATGGGTAAAAGGATGTTAGAAGCAACCATTACTGCATTGGAATTTAGAGAGCTTATTTATGATACTATGACTTTTTTAACCAATTTGTACAAAATGTTTTTACTCTATAACCGCGAATCTCATATATTTATTATTGCGATCTATAACCATAAAGCATTGGCTAGCTTAAATAACACATTAAAAAGTATTACTAGTTCACCTGGAGAATTATCAAGAGATAAAGAAGCTAATGCTGATAAAGAAGCTAATGCTGATAAAGAAAGTCAAAAAGCCATGATTTGGAACAAAGCTTTGGGATATTTACAAGATTACTGGGATGCAGCTAAAGTGTATGATCCAACAAATAATGATTTAATAAAACGATTTAATGTAAAATTAAATGTTTCAAAAAAATTAGAAACAATTTTAGAAGGTTATGGTAAAGATAATTTTTCTAAAATATTAAAAGAAGCTAGAAAAAAATATATATCTGTAAGTTCTGATTCTGAGACAGTCGAAAATATTATATTATTTCAAACTCCTGAAGATTTTGATAGAATCATTGAATATCAAGAAGATATATTTGATGCTGATTATTCAAAAAATGCAAAAGAACTTCATAAAGGTAAACAAACTATTGATAATGCAGAAAAAATGTATAAAGAATTCGAAAAAAAAGTAAAATTAGTTCAAGAAAAAGCTGTGACAGTAGGAGCAGAACAGTATGACAATTACTTAACTAAATACAAACGTTTTGAAGACGAATTTCAAGAAGAGTTAAAAAAAGCTATTGTGTTAAGAAATGATAAACAAGAAGACCTTAAACGGTTCCAATTTAATGTTAAAGATATGATACATCGAATCCACGAATCCACAGAAATTAAAGATCAGTTAAAGGAAAAAATGGACGAATTGATGAAATTACTTTTAAAATCAGCGCCATCAAGTGTTATAATTGCACTTGCATCAGATCTCACCCTTAGAAAAAGTGATATGGGTAAATTAATTGAAGAAGAATGTAAGGTTAGAAAGGAATGTGCTGAAAAAGCTTTATTGTCAAAATGTACAGATCAACAATGTGTTTTAAATACGGTAAAAAAAGCAGAAAATGAGGAAGAGTTAGTACAGTATAATTTGTATGTAAATGTCTTTCCTAAAAATAAGTTAACACTTGAAAATAATATTGAAATCCCATTAAAAACATTGTTTGGTGACGATGTATATAATGTATTGGTTATAGAAAATACAAATTTTGGTCTGAATCGAGGAACACACAATATTAGATTCAATACAAAAAAATCAATAGCAAATATTATTGATCAAAAATTTAAAAGTGATAATAGGCAAGAAATTTTTACAAATTTTAAAAATTATTTTTTAAAAGAAAATTTATTTACCAAATTTGAAATAGTTGAAGGATACATTGTGAATAATGATTCTTTACTAAAAAGAACGACTAATTCTATTAAATCAACAGCAATAAAAGCAAAAGAAGCTGCAAAAATATCCCTTATAATTTTTAACCAAACTGCTAAGTCTGAAGAAAATATGGAAGATACCTATCGATTACTTACATTGATTAATAGTTATTTTTCATTTGTTAAGGCGCAGAGGGACGAAATTTACAAATACTATGAAATGCAATATGACGAATACTACAAAGAATTACTCATAAAAGAAAAAGAAGAGAGGGTCGAAGAGGGGGTCCAAGACGAACCATTTAAAAAACTAGTCTTCCCACTAATTACGCATTCTACTGATTACATAAATGTACTTGTTCCTCCTGATCTAATGACTGCTGCCACAATTGCAATAAACAGTGTTCCATCTGAGTCTATAAAAAAAGCAATGATTGAAGCATTAATAGATGTTAGAGGAGAAAATGCTGAAGAAGAAAATAAAGAAGAAACTAGACAAAAACTGACAGAAGAATTAAATAATAAACCAATGCAAACGATGGCAGGAATACCTGATGATAAATTACGCATTGCTGTCTCAAACATGCAACAACAAGCAACAGAAACTTTATCTGAAAGAAAAAATGGAGGGAAATCTCACCAAAAATCGCAAAAACGTAAAAAAGTCCGAAGAAAAAAATCTATTAAAAAATCTATTTAGTAAGTATATAATGTCTTCAATTGAACCTACCCCAGAACCTGTATCAGAACCTGTTCCTGAACCTACCACTGAACCTACCACTGAACCTACCACTGAACCTACCACTGAACCTACCACTGAACCTACCACTGAACCTACCCCAGAACCCGTATCTGAACCTGTGTCAGAACCTGTGTCAGAACCTACCCCCGCCCCAGAACCCGTTCCTATTACAGGATCTACTGATATTGTTAGCTCTAGCGCCTATGATAATATTAATCGACAAATCAACGGAATGTTAAGCACCAATCGTCAAGCATTCATTGACATTTATGACGACAGTGAAGGAACCGTATTTACACTAGATAGTAACGGTAACCAAATCAGTAGTCGTCAAATCAAGTCTGTCAGTATGACAAAGTCTTACATTGATTCAGTAACAAATGATCCTGTAAATGCGAGTGTCTTTGTGGTGTTCAATGACGAATCAACCTTTAAGGCAATTGATGATGACCATCTAAATTGGTACAGAATAGGCGGCGTGGACTTCCCTCTCAGAGCCGTCTAAATTAAGAGAACCGAAGGTTCTCCTAAGACCTCTCCTTTAACCACATCATATTTGGTAAGGAATCAATTAAATAATCCCAGAATAGATATTAATTATATATAATTTTTATAGATTATATATATTTTTCCCTTCGATAATATATTATTGAGGAAGGATCATAAGGAAACCTAGGTTTCCTTATTTATGATATATTTACCACCTTTTTTCACTAATTTACCCACCAACACCAATTCCGTACCAAATTCTTTCGCTTTCTGATAGCTCTCGTAATCGTACACCTCCATCGTATCTTCATTCAAAGCGTAATCAATACCATCTTGAGTAATTTTACGTGCAATCCATTTAACACGTTGTACATCTAGACCCTCTTTAGCTCCCTTGTCAGTTTCAAAACTAGGATAAGAAGAAAATTGGTTCGACTCCACTTTTCCAAATCCGTAACACACCAAGTTCTCATCTCCCTTGGCCCGTTTCGATGTGCTCGCATAAAGTTGACAATCAATCGCGGTTTCTTTCATCGCCTTCAAGATCTGATTGTTTGTCCGTTGTTTTACACTCGCAATCTCGTACAGCGTTTCGTCAGTAGTTACCGGAGTTTTCTTGTCTATACGGCTAATATCACGCAGCCGTAATTCAATGTTCTTTTCGTCGGTTTTTTGTTCTTCTGTGAAGGAGGTAACATACAAAAACACTTTGACATTTCGCATATCTTCGGTCAAATCTTGGTGACTACAAATACGTCGGGCGCGACCCACCACCTGATCCACACGTACCATATGCCAATAAGGTTCGACAATATGAACAAAACGCGTATTTTTCAAATTGATACCCTCTGCGCCCGAACTAGTAATCATAAATATTTTGATAATTTCACCCAAATTGTTGTTCTCCGCTCGTTCACGTAATTTGGTCGCAATGTTCGAAGGGACTAGCTCCCAAACCCCGTTGTAAATATTACGTTTTATTTCTTTTTCGTCCTCATCTTCTGTACCTGTATAAAGAGTAAAAGTAGGTTTTCCAATGTCCACCTCATCTTCAAGCCATTCCCACATATCCCCACTCCTTTTGATTTTGAATTCGGCAAATCCATTGGCTTCCATTATCAATTTCAAAAGCCCGATTCCTTCAATTGTTCTAAAATGACTATAAATAAGATGTAATCCCTCGTTTTCTGGGTTTTGTAGGTTCTCCAAGATCTTAGAAAACTTGGGGCTATATTCTGGTAAACTTTCTTTCGATAAATATTCACTTACATCAGTACCCGGTTTTTTGGCAGCAATGTCCTCCAGCGCTTTTTGAATGCGGTTCTCGTATTTCGCGGATTCGCCTGCCCCCTCTTTTGCAGCTTCTTCGTCATCCACACTCGCGTAAGCGTCTACTACTTGACGTTGATTTGCCGGAATCGCATCAAACCCGCTTTCGTCCAGTTCGTCACCTTCTTCGGTTTCACGGACATTGGGCAATGGGCGTTCAATGGCATCAGGGAAGGCAAAATTGCAGGCTGCTCTCGAAAAAATACGGTAGGTCGATGAAATGGTGTATAAATCATCTCCCCCTTTTGCGAGCCGAGCCCTCTTTTTCGAATTGCGTTCCTTATCGGCTTCTTCTTTACGAATTTTCACGTATGTGCCGAATTGATGGCTGCTCATTGGGCATTTTTCTACGTGATAATCGTCTCCGTCTTTCGTGGTTACAAAACTTGGTAACAATGTTTCTTGTGCACTACGATAATAAGAGGTTAGTCCCAAGATACGACGTTGAAATAAAGCAATGTTCTCTAGTTCTCCTGTATCCGCATTAATAAACATATTAAAAAAGGATTCGGGATCGTCTGGTAATGCTTTGAATTTTTCTACTTTGATAGCTCCTACTTGCACATCGAGTCCATTTTTACGCAAAATAGTTAATACACGGTTCTGGAATTCTTCGTCGCTAATGTTCCCTGCTTCGTTCAGTTGAACCCCACCATATTTATTAAAAACATCTCCTGCGCCACCATCCATATAATATTGTTGTTCTTCCAGCTCCATTTCTCCTGCCAATGTATTATTGCTCTGTTGTTTAAAATATCGATTCCACTCGGTATCTTCCTCTTCCTGTTCGTTGTTCGAAGAGAACCAACTCTTTTTGGTCATTTTATTACCACCAACCTTTTTAACACGAATCGTCCCTTTAACAACCCCCCGCTTTTTAGTATTCACAAATCCAAAGGGATTACGTGTAATAGTGAGAACATTGCCCGCATATTCTACATAATCGTAGGTTTTAAAGTTCTCTTTATCAAACATATCTAGGATTGAATCTGTGGTTATTTTATCGGTGGTATTTACAGTAATCGGAATCGTCCAGGTTTTGATATGACCACGTAAAATATTATATAAAATTCCGATTTCGTTCGGATAATTGATGATAGGAGAACCGGTTAATAAGACTATACGAGCATTCTTCGCACTTAACAAAAATTGATAAAGTTGGTAAGGTATGGTATTCGTTTTTTTTATTTTATTCACAATACGACTCACAAAGTTATGGGCTTCGTCAATAATAACCACACTATTATCAAAAGGATTACGTTTTAAATCATCCGTCATTGATTTTAATTTGTCCATACGCAGTCCATTGTAATTGATATCCGTATATTTGGAACGGATCATTTCGTCCAATTGCGTGTCTAATTTTGCCTGTTCTTCGGGTTTCAGTTCAGAGTAATTCGATTCTTTGTTGACATTTACTAACCAAGCACCACCGCCCTTTTTCACATAATCGGTAGACAAATTGAGTGCAGCGGACAAAATGGCGACGTATTCGGGGTGACCATCTATCGAAACAAATTCCCAGAATTGGTTACGTTTGTACATCACATCACCACATTTCTTCAATTCGTTAAAGAAATTCATTTTAAGGGAGGCTGGTGTCATAACCACAATACGTTTACTCGATTTCATTCCTTCGGCCACAGCAATACTGGTGCACGATTTTCCAGAACCTAATGACAAGTATAATAGCAATCCACGGTAAGGGGTATATAAATTCAAATAATCACGGGCAATTTTCTGATGGGTTAACAAGTCAAAACTAGTGGAAGTTGCCAACGTATCACACGATACTTCGGCTTTATCAGACAAGATTTCTTGACGGTAGGTTTTGAATATATCGGCTAATTTCTGCACAAATATTTTGCGATTGTTCATATAAAAATTGGATACTGGCATAGTAATACGTTCTCGTTCTTTGGGCAATCGGTCCGCTATTTTTTGGGTTCTTAAAACAGCAACTGTTAAATCAACGGGGGCTTCAGCCTTGGGAACGATGACCAATTTGGGTTTTTTTCCACGTTTCTTTTTTCCGGTGGCCAATTCTTCTGCCAATTCATCCACATTTTCTTCCTCTTGTTTCACTTGTTGTTCTTCAACCATTTGAACTAATTCTTGAATCTCTTTTTCTTGAGCCTCTTCACTAATATTTTGTTCTATAGGTTCTCCTTCTTCCCCTTCTTCTTCTCCTTCTTCTTCTAATTTTGGTTTATTAAAACTAATTACTTCTATTCTATTATTAGGTTCTGGGAGAACCTGGGTTTCTATTTCTTCAACAAAAATACCTGGTCCACGTACTATTTTATCACGTATGATCATACGCCCTTTTTTTGTCGGTTGAACTGTTACTGTTTCTTCCTCAGTAATAACATCGGGTATATTTTGTATTCTTTTTGAAAATGGTAAGTCCGCATTTTTATAAAGACGTTGTAATATTTGGTCGCGATATTCAGGACCCTTGCGTTTATTTACAATTTTTACACCTGGTCTCTCAACGATTTGTTGAGAACCTTCGATATCTATTTTTTTTGCACCAGGAAACCGAATATTTACTACAGGAATACTCGTAACCTCTGGTTTCATTTCTAGTGCCACTAAAGGATTAAATATAGGCCTATCCATTATATAAATTGTATTAACTTATATAATAACCATATTATTTTACAGTATATTTGAACCCCTTTTTCAAGAAAAAATCGAAATCTTCTTTATAAAAGTTCTCCATTTTCTTTACAATGTTTTCATTGTAAAAACAATAAAGTGGAGGTTTTAACCCGTGATATTCGTCAACAACTATGTTAAAAACATCAATAGATTCCATTTTTTTATAGTTATAACAATGTTCTCCTCGATATTCGAGAACTTCTTTGGGTATTTTTTGTTTAAATATATATTCTAATAAAGAATAATCTATGCTATCAATATCAAATATATGTGTATTTTTATGTTCTCGAATACGGTCACAGAAATGCTCGGATGTTTGGGGAGTAAAATGATGATGATCAATCGCCGTGTTTTTATTTACTAATTTATCTACAAAATTAGAGAACGTGATAGGATCATTCTCCGTCGATAGCCTCAGAACCACCTTCGGTGGTTCAAGGTTGCAAGCTTCGCTTGCTGACCCGTTAGGGCTATCTATGGAGAATCGCCGTTTTGCGCCACCTGGCGGTTCTGTCGGGGTTCCTTCGGAACCCAACCTGGAATCCCTTCGGTCAGAAGACCGAAGGTCTTCAACCTTGAGCACCGAAGGTGCTCTGAGGGATTCCTTGGCAAAACGTCCATCATTAATACAAAATAAATGTCGAAATTCTCCCTCAGGACCGTATTTATCTAAAAACCCGGATACTAATCTTTTGTATGGGTTTCTAATAAACATTATTAACACATAGGGTGCTAGGTTCTCAGGTAAGGCTTGAAAATCGTGTCCACGATGCACAGATTCTCCTGGTTTACAAAATTCTCCACTTTGGAAATAATAAAAGATGTTTTTGATATGACTACACCCACATTTGGCGGACCATCCGAAAATGACCTTTTTTTGTTCGTTTACTAAAAATAACATATTTTACTATATTTATATATTAGCAGATGTATAATAAAGAATTAGCAGTAACAAGTTCTCTTTTCTTTGTTCCATTATACGTATTACATAACAACAATATATATGTCTTTTGGGTTTTACAGGATTTAATCATATTACAAGGCATCATTTCTATTTTGTTCTGGTATAACCCTGTTAAAGGTAGTATGATACATAAGGTTGACAAGGTTCTCGCACGAATCTCTATCTCTTCTGTGATAAGCTACAAAATGTATAATGGCCCAACCACTATGTTTGTTTTAAATGTTATGGTTATGCTATTGTTTTTTAAAATATCTAATATGTATTCTAGACGGGAATGGTGTTCAAAACCACATATTATATGTCACGCATTCGCACATTTATATGCACATAATGCCATCTATTTGGCTTTTTTGTAATTATATGTATATGAATAGATTCCCCCTACGTTATTTACCGAAAATATTATCATAATAAAAAATATAAAAATATAACAACTTATATACTGAATGGATTTATCTAGTAATAATAAAAAAATATCTTTAACCCCAAAAGGGTTATTAACAAAAAGTTCTGGAGAACAATTACAATTGGAAATTAACAAATGTTATTTGATGGATCGCAGGGAAATAAATGGTGATGAAAATACAGTAGTAAAGGTTACCGGGTTTACATTTCCTAGTGATGGCAATGGTATATTATATTGTGTTAGTAGAGGGGATCGTTGGTCAAGCGGACTCAAACGTAACGAAAGAATTGCCTATTCACATCCCAAAATGTTTGACTCACTGGTTGAAACTGTACCCCCTGAATTTGATAGCTAAGCTAGTTCCAGAAACGGAGCTCGTGAGAGCGGAGTTTATGGAACATACGGTGCAGAACGAAGTTCGGTCGGGGACCGAAGGTCCCAACCTTGCAGCCCTTATAGGGCTACTGAGGAACCGTATGCATAAGGTTGTAATACTGCAATCACATTTTGAATCGTCATTATAACAGAAATCGGGGGTTTTTTTGTATTTATAGCCCGAACAACCATTTGTAATATTTGACGCATATTATTTGAAATGGGACACTTCGTCCCCCCCCCCCCAAATTTCAAATCTTCGATGGTTTAACTAAATACGACTGCATATATCAGCATATTACTATTTTTACCATTGTGATTACAAAAATTGAAAATTTTTTCTACAAAATTGAAAGATTAAACAATGAACATCATAATCATCATCTTAATAACGCTGTATTTATCGAAAAGTATGTCAACTCTTGTCAAAATGGTTACCCCCTCGAATATCAATAAATTTCTTGCGCTCTCGCAATATAATCCCGAATCAAAACGTTCTCGGTTAGTATGCTGTGACGAATTTGTCGGAGAATATCAATCATTAGAAAATAAAAATGGTGGTGGATGGTGCCGATTGGATGGTACTTTCGGTAAAAAATACAAGGCTTTCACAGTCAAAAAAAATGGGGATATCAAATACTCTTGGAACATTGAGCCGGTCGAAAGAGAAGAAATTCATTCCATCATTCCGGAGTTGCAAGGAAAAGGTAACGGAATTCATTATATTATGATCTATGGAGAACAAAATTTGAATGCGGGTAGACCGATTAGTCAAGCTATTCGTGATGCACTCGGATCGTCCCCTTGTGTGTCTTGCGGTTCCAACAGTAATATTGAAATTGATCATAAAAATGGGCTGTATAACGATCCACGGGTTCTCAATGTCCAAAGCCAAACTGTTGATGATTTTCAACCATTATGTAAACATTGTAACGACCAAAAACGTCAAACGTATAAAAAAATGAAAGAGACTGGTATTCGACATAGCGCTTGTGATATTCCTTGTTTGAAACCTTTGGGTTTTGATTATTTAGGTGGTGGTACAACTTATGATATCAATGATCCCAATACAATGGTAGGTACGTATTGGTATGATCCGGTAGCATTTATGAAATACATTAATAGCAGAATTATCTAAGCAGGGATCCATAGGTTCCCCCCCCTTTATAAAAAATAATAATAAACCTATATGTTTTCCTATTTGAGAATCTCCATCGTTTTATCAACATATTCTTTTGAAATTTCACACCCTTTAAACCCTCTTTTTTTATTCTTACACGCTATTGCAGTGGTTCCTCCACCTAAAAAGGTATCTAATACTGTATCTCCTTCGTTCGAATGTTTCGTTATCAACTCTTCAAACAATGCCAAACTTTTTTGGGTAGGATGAAACCGATTTTTCCCCCCTTGGAGTGGAAACATATAGATACCATTGTCGTGTTTACTATTAAAAGTTGGTTTTCCTCCCTTTACACCTAGTAGTGCGACCTCACGACAATTGGTTAAATAATTAATTTTGGAATTAAGCGGTTGTGCATTGGTCTTGATCCATTCGATGAACCGGATTTGTTTGAACCCTACCCATTCCATTATCTCTTTCAATTGCCCGATTTTCCAAATATCGAAAAAGATGATAGCAGTTCCACCCTTACGGAGCTTGTTATGATATTCTTTCACAAACCGTTCGAGGGTGTCGATAGTAAATTTGCTGTCCCAGTCCCCATATTGGGTTTTTACCGCATATTTCTTACCATATATCGTACCATATTTTAAATAATTCTCTTTATTGGCATCATCTTCAATATCATTGTCGTGTTTGTAGGTGGCCCATTCGTCTTCACTCTTGACACTATCGATCTGGTTCTCTTCATTCGTGCGAATGGTATTGAAGAGGGTATTCATACCACTGTCTCGGGATATGATGTAAGGAGGATCGGTAAGAACCAAATCAATCGATCCATTCGCAATCGTTTGTAAATATTCCAGACCTTCTTGGTTTTTTACTTCGATCGTTGTCATAAGATTATTATAGTAATATTATGACATACTTTAATTTCAATTTTATCAGGGAACCTAATCTTTATCTACTACAACATATTTGGAAATATTTCTTATGATTTTATCTCGGGTTTTATCATCACCTTGCAGTGTTTGTAAATAAATTTTATCTTTTAATAAATTATTTGGTGTATTGTTTACTTTAGCATCCGGGTTCTCGTTACACCAATCACGGAGTGCTACCACATTCCTATATTCTATTTTTTCTATAATTTGTTTTAACTTAGTTTTGTCTTTGTCATCCTTATTCCATTCGGCATTCTCTTTCAAATACATTGTTTCTCTTTTAGAATCAGTGCAGTGGATAGGTCGTTTATTAACGTCCAAATCATTTAATTGCTTGATAAAAATATCAGAGACACCATTTACAAATCCGGAATTGCCAATATTTAATAGATCATCAAATGTGATACGAATATTTGCTAAAAACTCTTGGATACTCATAGCATCTTTGCACGTTTCATTTAAAAATAAATTTAAATTAAATGTTTGATTATTATTGTTAGTAACATTATTATTATTACTATTAATCATAGATTGTTGTTGGATTGTAACCTGGTTCTGCGTGATTTCTACCATTTTATTCATTATTTCCTTGTTTTCTTGTAAAATATTTAATATTAATGCAGTGTTTGATAATGGATTATCTAAAGACTGACTGTCATTATGGTTTGGAGTATTAATAACTTCTGGTTTTTCTGAAATGCACTTTTTCTTATGAGACCATAACCCAACTCTTGACTGATAACTCTTACTGCATACAGCACATATAAAATCGTTGGATGCTTGTTTATTAACATTGTTAGTAGATGTTAGCAATTTATGTTTTGCAGTTAATAAATGTGAATTATAATTACTTTTTTTACTCGTATTAAAGTTGCATAGTTTACAAAAATATTCCTTGGCTGTTTTTGGCTGTTTTTGTGTTAACATTCTAGTATATTCTATTAACATAAAAAAAGCTCTAAATCATTTTCCATAAAAATATTTATGCTAACCCGCTAAAATAATTATTATCATATTTACTGCAGAATGGTCACATACATAGTTTTCGCAAAATGCTCATTCCAAGACTTTGGGCCTGGACATTTTTTTGGACATTTATAAATGTCCTTTTTTGAAAATCTCGGTCGACTTTCTTGCACGTTTTCTCACTTTTTTGAAATCGTAGGGTACCCCCTATGATTTTTCTATTTTTCTAATAAAAAAGAAATTCAACCAATTAGTTTCAAAAATATATTAGAAATATTTTAAGATATGTATATGAGATTATTAATTACAACAACAGATTATAATGTTACAATTAATCTAGCAAAAAAAATGGATGATGGTATAAAATACAGTACGCCAGTGATTTATCACTGTTACTGGAATGGAACATTGAACGAAAAACATTATTATTCTATCAAGAGTTGTTATTATTTTAATGTTTATAAAAACAAAAATAATAAAATTATATTGTGGTTAGAAGGCAATGTTCCTAACGAATATTACAATAAAATAAAAGAATATGCAGAAATTAGATATTTTTCACTATCTTATGAAAAGAAAAATACTGGTTTTATTTCTGATGATTTTTATTATAACACAGCATTATCCTACTATTCTGATGTTGTGAGATATTTATTATTATATAATTATGGGGGATGTTGGTTCGATTTAGATTGTTTTTTCTTAAGAAATTTTGATTCTATATTTTACTATTACGGAGATGAGATTTGTGTATATCAATGGGAAAATAAAAATTTTCCTAATGGTGCCATCTATATTTCATTGGTACCGAAATCGAGTAAAATGAAGGCGATTATAGAACTTATAATTGATCGAGGTAAAGGATGGGGATTCCACGAAGCACAATTAACTTATGATTTACCTATGGATTTGTTGGTACTACCTTGCAGTTGGTTTGATCCCGATTGGATACCGAATCCTTACAATTTAAATGCGATAAATCATTTTCATAATACGTATAATAACGGGGTCAATTCATTCTTCGTAGATACAGATAAAAAAGTAGATTTTGATCATTTTCATAAAGGTAGTTTTTGTTACCATTGGCATAATAGATGGAATGATCCTGTAGGAGATACGAGTAGTATTAAACAATTAGTGCGCATTATTGATAGTTTTTTAGAATCCAGATAGGTTCTTAATAGCTTCGTCACACGCCATTTGTTCGGCCTTTTTCTTGATCTTATGTTTCCCTTCGCCTAAAAAGACGAAAATTTTACCGCGTTTCGACATAGCTTGATGGATGTCCCCATACGTCTTGAAACTCTGAATCGCAACAGAATCCTCGTGGTTCACTCGATGAACCGGCTGCCCCAAACACAGATACACCCCCATATGGTAACCTACGTCGGCATTGTGTTCGGCCACTTCCATATAATGTGGCGTAATTTTGAACTCTTTCTGTATTTTCACCTGCAATATGTTCTTAAAATTGTCGTCATTCCGAATCAAATTGATCCAATCAACGTGTTTCTCGAAAACACTTTCTACAAAAATCTGCACCATCTGGAACCCAGGTCCGGTAACAAATAATTTCGAAAACCATCCGTCTTCATCGTGAACCGATATTTTGTTGAAATCTAGAAACATTGCTCCAATGAAGGACTCAAAGAGACACCCCAATTTCTTAAGATTCGTGCGATTTTGTTTTGATTCGGCGTGTTTCGAAAGAACAAACCATTTATGCAGACCCATTTCGTAAGCCATTTTACCGATGGATTCGTTCTTGACCAGGGCAATCTTCTTTTCGGTCATAAACCCCTCGTTTTCCTTAGGGAAGCGGCGATAAAGATAATATTTAGTAATACATTCCAAGACCCCATCTCCTACGAATTCTAGACGCTCGTTTGATTTGGTATAAAGCGGTAAGCAATCGTCGGGTTTAGGCATTATTGTAATGTTGTTTTGTTCGTTTTCTAAACTGGGGCGTTTGATGTACGAGCGGTGAACGAATGCGCGCGTATAAAGATTCACATTGTGAATAGGTACGTCAATGCCGTAATTTTTCAATATTTGTTGTATCTCATCTTCAGTAATGCATTTATTTAGGGGATTATAAGGGTCAAATATGTAGGTTTCTTCACCATTAAGAGTCTCAACCCGGATATCATCATCCATTGGAGAGTTTCTCGTAGAAAGCATCGCTTTCAGAGAGAAACCTAGATCTGTTCCTAGAATCAGCTTCGCTGATTCGGAAACAGATGTATTCATATTATTCTTTAAATAAAATGAATACAAATATACGTGTCAATTTTTTATATTATTTTTTTTGTTTAGTTATATTATATTAAAATATAATGGCTCCTCATAGTAGAATGTTTCGTGGATCAAATCGCGCTCAAATGGGTAGTAATACAATGACTGTTCAAAACCAGGGTGGAGGTAAAAAGAAGGCAGGATTTCCTTACATCATTGGTCGTACTCAACATACTAACATTGCCTTTTCTGAACAACCAGGTATTAACAATTTGACTTTTATGAGAAAGGATGCATTTAAGGCTAATATTGCCCGTCCTATTGGCTCGACATATTCCCCCAATACTTATTTCGTTATTCCTGGAACGTAATTATAAGTATTTTATTGAAACAATATAATGGTTTCTGTACACCATTATATTATTATTATGCGTATTGTAATTGATAACCGTGAAGGAGAACTAATTACTAGAATGAATGAAATCGTTTCGCTTCTTCCTGAAGATAAAAAAAAGCGGATAGAAATTGTGATAGGTAATTTGCCAATAGGTGATATTTTAATCCAAAATCCTTCATCATCCGCCGATAATCCTCGAAGAGGATTATCTAAGGATGATCTAGGTTTTGAACCGCCTGTCGGCTTTTCAAAACCTTCAGATTTAGTTGTTGGAGGCTTTCAGCCCCCTGACCAGAAAATAGTCGATAAAACTCTTTTAATCATTGAGCGTAAAACGTTTGCTGATTTATTGGCATCAATCAAAGATGGGCGGTACGAAGAACAATCTCACCGGTTGCTTAATGCAGGTGGTGTTCCACCACATTCTGTTATTTATTTGTTAGAAGGAATGTTTTCATCCCTGCGAGAACCTAGTCATAAAAAAATCATCTATTCGGCTATGACGAGTCTGAATTATTTTAAAGGATTTAGTGTAATGAGAACTTCGTCAGTCTATGAGACGGCCGAATGGCTAGTTGCAATGGTGGATAAGCTGGACAGAGAACTAGAAAAAGAACTAGAAAAAGAAGTAAAAGAACAACCCTATAATACTTTGAATGAGAAGGAGGGGGTCACAGGGTCAGAGGGCGAAGCCCTCAACCTTGAACGGTCTACGACCGTTCTAAGGGGAACCATAGGTTCCCCTGTTCCCTACTCTAATTTTGTAAAAAAAGTAAAAAAAGAAAACATCACCCCGGAGAACATTGGCGAAATAGTTTTATCACAAATACCAGGGATTAGTGCAGTAACTGCGACCGCAATTATGAAAAAGTTCTCTACCTTCCCCAAATTATTGACAGCAATCCAAGGAAATCCAAAATGTATGGATGATATTATGTTAGAAAACGCTGGGAAATCACGAAAAATTAGTAAAAGTTCTGTAGAAAATATTAAGAAATTCTTTTCGGAATAATATAAAAAAATAATAACAATAACAATAAAAAACAATATGGTCTTCGTAACATTTATGGTAGAAGGGAGAACCGGGAACAACCTATTTCAATATTTAGCTTGTAAAATAATACAAAAAAAATATGGACATACCTATGTTCCTATTGATGAAATAGAAAACATTAATGCTATGTTAATGCAGTCAAAATTTGGCGGGGATCATTGTCCTCCTCATTTATTAAATGATTTATTAGTTGTTTATGAAAATGATATGGAAAAAGTTCTCAACGATGAGATTGAGAACTTGGATGAAAAGAACATTGTTTGTATAGGTTATTTCCAAAGGAGTGAAATTTATGTGCCTTATCGTGATTATCTAATTGAATCATTAAAGACAACCCAAGATTATTGGGTAAATAAATCAGGAGAAAAGACATTTGTAAATAAATTTATAAACCATCAACCAGATAATGTCTCTGTAGGACAAAATGATATTGTGGTCTCATTGAGATTAGATGATTTTATACAAATACCTTGTGAAACAAGCGATATCATCCCTCCAGAATACTATGTTAACATATTGGAGGAAGAAATGCAATATAGGGATAAACTTATTATTGTTTCGGATAAATTTCGTCACGATTGGGAGAAGAAATACATAGAGTATTTTGAGAAATGGGAACCCATATTTATACAAGGCGATTTAATAAGCGATTTTGCAGTAATAAGAGATTGTCCAAGATTGATACATAGCAATAGTACATTTTGTTGGATAGCAAGTTTTCTTTCAGAAACAAAGATAAAACGGTACATACCCAAGACGAATTTTTATAGATCACAGCTGCTAACCCATATATCATCATCCGCCGATAATCCTCTTCGAGGATTATCTAAGGATGATCTAGGTTTTGCACCGCCTGTCGGCTTTTCAAAACCTTCAGAAAACGATACGTTGTTAGATGTTGTACCATTACCCCATCAAGATGTTTATAATTTAAATATTAATAATTATTTAAAAAAAAGCGTATTCCCACTTTCCTATTCCATACCAGACGAATATATAATAGATAATGTGGATATTGAAAATAAAACTACCGAATTAAGCCCTATGATAGCTGGACAAAGATCAACTTATATGTTTGGTGCTGGTCAAGAAAATGATTATCTAAAACATTACAATGATTGTTTTTTTGTATATACTAAAAAAAAAGGGGGGTGGGATTGTTTAAGACACTATGAAATATTATCACAGGGGGCTATACCATTATTTGACGGACTAGAAGATTCCCCAAACTCGACAATGGTTACATTACCTAAGCAGATACTCATAGACGCAAAACGAGAACTTATACCATACGAACCAGAAAAAAGGGAATTATATAAAGAATATGTTAATAAATTACTAGATCATACTAGAGAACAATGCACAACTAGTGCGAATACAAAATATTTTATGGAAAAAATAAATAAACCGGTCAAAAATGTCCTACTTATTGTTTGTCATCCGGGGGTGAATTATACGCGAGAATTTTTTTGGATTGGTATGAAACGATATATCCAAGAAATAGGCGGCATAGCGGTAGAATACCCTAAAATGAATTATTTGTATAAGAATTATCCTGAAGAAAACAAACGAGAACTTGTCGGAAATGGATATATTTATTCTAGCAGATTAAATGACGATTATACTTTTTCCGATGAAGAAATTATCGAGAAACTTCGAACGAAATTTTTCGATATAGTTGTTTATGGGAAAGTTGGACCTGACGAATCGCATTCTGGTTCTCTCCCTAAATTTCCACTGTGGGAACACGTATTTAAACGTTACAAGAAAGATGAAATAATCTGTTTGTATGGTGGTGATGAACGTACAGATTTAAAAAATGATGATACTTATAGTAGACATTTATACTATACAGCTAGATATGCAACCTGTTTTGTTCGTGAACTTACGATAACACATCCTTAGGTTGACCAAAACCGGGGTTCTCAATGGGTATAAACGCCATTTTGGGTTGGTATAACATTGGTTTAAATATATTATTTTCTTCGTATTTACCGGATTCAACTGATTGTTGAGTATATTGAGTACCACCCCAATTAGGATCCATAGGATTATCACTGGTTGCGGTTTTTTCGGTGGAATCGTGAACCTGATCTACATTCGTATAAACTCCGACGTATTGGCCGTAAGGATCAAAACTATTATAATTACCAGCATTGTAGGGGGGATGACCTCGGGTTGCGTCTAAAACCTTGGTAATAGCATTATTAACTTTTTGTTCCGGAAGACCAGTGATTAAAGGTAAACCGCCTTGGCCATCAAAAGGGCTCGGCCTTATACGATACACATCTTGCCCCTGAGCATTGTTTTCTTGTTGTAAAAACAATACTGGACAACTATTGCCTTCTTTACGCTGTTGTCCTAAATAGAATATATATTCGTCCAGGTTCAAAAATGGTATAGGATTGTTTTCGTCTTCGGGTTTTTTGGTATTATATAACAACAATTTATCCCCCTTTTGAATAAGTAAGTCGGGACAATCACCACCATCACCATTTTCTAGACCTTCTGCTATACCCTTTGGTGTTAATATGACATAAATACCAGCTAAAAATGTGATGATTAAAAAAAGAACAAAAAACATTTTAATGCGTTTCATTTTTTAAACTTCTTACTTATATTATTAATATAATAATATATTATATATGCCAGCAAAGAGAACCGTGAATCGCCACAAAAAAACTCGTGGTGGTAGATCTCGTAAACATCGTCATACCGTAAGAAACTCAAAACCTGCTATTACTGTAGGACTTATTTACGCGAACTGGTGTGGTCATTGCCAGCATCTTAAACCCGAATGGAAAAAGATGAAGAAAGGAATGCGTGGTATGAATTGTCATTATTTAGAGATTGAAGATGCGGATCATCATAAAGATCGAAAAATAGCACACGTAAATAGCAGATTAAAGACAGGAAAGTTAGAAGCGAATGGATATCCTACCATATTTAGAATAAAAGGTGGTAAATTAGAATATTATCAAGGTGAACGCACAGCACAAGCTATGCAACAATGGTTTAAAGGCGGATCAGCAGAACAACCACAACAACAAGAAGTTAATAAAGTTCCCACACTAATGGAACAAATGTTCGGCGGACAAAAAGGGGGGTGCGATTGTGGTAAAGATACAGGGGTATTTACCACTTTGAAATAAGTGTAAAAGCCTCATAGAAAAATCCCAAATAAGGGAGGGGGGTTCGGGGGGAACCGTAGGTTCCCCTGAAAAATTGATACTGTTTATTTGCAAAAAGTTAATAAACACTAAATAACAAGAATCAATAGTAAGAATGGCATCCAAAATAACGATTAAGAAGAAGCCCATCATCAAAAAGTATTTCAAACTCTTTGACTTTCACGTTTACGATGAAGTGCAAGAATCCGATGATAGTGGGTCTGACAATGGCGAACCAAAATACAAAACAGATAACAAAATATTTGTTATTCAAGCATTTGGTGTGAATGAAAAGGGTGAAACGTGTTCGATTTATATCAAGGACTTTCAACCGTTCTTCTTTATTTTGGTAGGGAATCATTGGACAAACCGTGAAAAGACGGAATTGTTAAAGGATATACAGTCAAAACTAGGTAAGAAATACGAAAATTCAATTGTAAAATCCGAACTAGTCGAACATAATAAATTGTACGGCTTTACTGCAGGTAACAAAGACAAATTTATAAAACTCACTTTTAAAAATACGGATACAATGAATCGTACGAAGAATCTCTGGTATACGTATGTGGAAGGCGGTGAACGAAAAAAAACTGGATATAAATTTGGTGGACTTCCTCTTGAACTTTATGAAAGTGGGAATATTCCACCCTTACTCCGGTTCTTTCATATTCACGAAATTTCACCATCAGGTTGGGTATCCTTTGTTACTAGTCGTGTTATCAAACCGGCAATCCAAACAACGACGTGTACTTACGAATACATTTGTCCACTGGAAGCACTGAAACCCGAACCTACCAAGGTGGACCGCGTTCCTTTCAAAATTTGTTCTTATGACATCGAAGCGAGCTCAAGTCACGGCGATTTCCCTGTCCCTGTAAAATCTTACAAACGATTATCCAGCCAAATAGTTGACACATTTCAACGACAGTCCGCATTCATCAATGATTCGGCCAAGGCGGCACAATTTCTACAAAAATCGATTATGACAGCATTTGGACACGATAAATTCGAAGGGGTTGATCTAGTTTATCCAAAACAAGTCCCTAGTAAAGAACGTGTAAAATCATTGATACAAATATTGATCAAAGAGACGATTGAAAATGCGAAAAAGGCAGGCACCGAAGACAATAGCAAATTGTTAACCATTGACAGTATGTTTGAAACGATGAACGAGAACCAAGGTCAATGTGGCGTTGAATTGGATTCTTCCGAAGATGTGGTCGCTATGGACGAACGTGGTATGGACGACCCCGCCGCAGGATCAGACGATGAGGAAGTAGAAGCCGTTGTAGAAAAAAAGAAAACAGTACAAAAAAAGACAGCATCCAAATGTCCCGACACCATTTTGGATATTTTATTAAATAAAGAGCTAAAACGTGACGAAAAGATCCAAATAACCAATGATGTTTTCACGCGTATCTTTCCCAGATTGGAAGGTGACAAAGTGACGTTTATAGGAACAACCTTCTTACGTTACGGTGAACTACAACCTTATAGAAACCATTGTTTGGCACTCGGATCTTGTGACCCGGTCGAGGGGGCAGAAATTGTCGCAGTTGATAATGAAAAAGACCTATTGTTGAAATGGACCGATTTGATGCAACAAGAAAATCCCGATATCATTATTGGTTACAACATATTTGGTTTTGATTATAGTTTTATGTTTCACCGAGCCCAAGAAAACGAATGTGTTCACGATTTTATGGCACTTTCACGAAAAGTGGGGGAACTCTCCTGTAAACCTAAGCGTGATAATCCTTCTGAAATGGCCATTGAAAGCACGAAGCTAGCAATTGCATCTGGGGAATATGATCTCCAATATTTCAAGATGACCGGTAGACTTCAGATCGATCTTTACGCTGCATTTCGCCGCGATTTCATTATGTCGTCTTACAAATTGGATGATGTTGCTGGTCAATTTATTAGCGATGATATTAAACGTACGGAGCATCTAGTTCACGAACAGTTTGGTCAGGTGACCGAGCTCTATACCCAAAACTTGATGGGAATCAATGTCCACGATTTCATTCATATCGAACTATCAGGGTATACTACGGACTACCACAAAGGTGGTCATAAATTCAAAATCCTGGAGATTATCCGAGGGAAAGAGGTTGTAGAAATAGTAAAAGGTGAAGAAAAAACCAATACCTACAACGTGTTGATCATTCAAGGTCGCGAATCTTTCGAAAAGGGGAAATCGATCAAATGGACAATGGCCAAAGATGACGTATCCCCCAAAGACATTTTCCGATTAGCGAACGGTAGCTCGAGTGATCGAGCCATTGTCGCAAAGTACTGTATTCAGGATTGTAACCTGGTTCACCATTTGATGAACAAAATCGATATCATTACTGGTCATTCCGAAATGGCGGCGATTTGTAGTGTTCCTATTAGTTTCCTCGTATTTCGTGGACAAGGGATTAAGCTGACGAGTTTCGTAGCCAAAAAATGCCGGATCAATGGGATGTTGATGCCGGATTTAGAAAAATCCCACGATTTTGACAAGTACGAGGGGGCCATTGTGCTACCACCCAAATGTGCAATGTATATTGACAACCCGGTGGCTTGTGTGGATTATTCGTCACTTTATCCTTCTTCAATGATTAGCCAGAATTTCTCGCACGATTCGCTCGTGTGGACCAAAGAGTACGATCTGGATAACAAATTGATCAAAGAACGAGGTGAACGAGATCATACTGGAGAATACAAATATGATAATTTGCCCGAATACCATTACATTGACATCGAATATGATAATTTTAAATATTTGCGTGCCAGTGGTCAGAGGGCTGAAAGCCTTCTAACTAATAACTTAGCAGGTGACCTACGGTCACCGAATAAGCTTAGTGCGACAAGATCAGTACCGAAAAAGACCAAAGTAGGTAAGATTGTATGTCGATGGGCGCAACTTCCTGACAACAAAAAATCGATTTTACCCTCGATTTTGGAAGAACTATTGAAAGCCCGTTCAGATACTCGTAAACTCATTAAGAGTGAGAAAGATCCATTTATGCAGAATATTTTGGACAAACGCCAGCTCGCTTACAAAGTCACAGCGAATTCGCTCTATGGGCAGTGTGGATCCCGTACCTCGAGTTTTTATGAGAAAAATGTGGCTGCATCGACCACAGCAACCGGTCGTATGATGATTATCTATGCGCGTCGTATCATTGAAGAAGTCTATGGAGACAGGATTTATGATACCGCACTGCAAGGACCAGTTCGTACTAGAGCCGAATATGTCTATGGTGATAGCGTGGCAGCTTATACTCCTGTATTGATTCGAATTAATGGAACCAAAATGCGTACGTTTATTAGTGATTTGGCCAGGCGATGTGGAAATAACAATTGGCAAACTTGTACTGAAGAAGGGAAACAATCCAAAGAGTATTGTGAATTACAGGACACAGAATCTTGGACGGAAAAGGGGTGGACCAAGCTGCACCTGGTCATTCGTCACAAGCTGGCACCCCATAAAAAAATGGTGCGTATTGTCACCGACAATGGCATCGTGGACGTTACTGACGACCATTCGCTGCTTCTACCGAGTGGACAAGAGATAAGCCCCAATGACTGTCAAATTGGTACCGAATTGTTGCATTGCAATATGGCAAACATCTACGAAAGTGCTGACGAAGAGCGTTCGGAGAACTATTGCCCCAATACTAACCTGTTTTACGAAGAAACCATTGACCATACAAAGTATCCGGGCCAAATTTATCAAGAAACGTTCGATAAATTAAAAACGGGCAAAATTCACAAGGGTCAAAATATAATCATCCACCTATGCTGTCCTGAAGAGAATGAGTTATTGGTCGAAATTGTTCGGCAGGCGTGTTCCTTTCACGGAACCCATTTAAAGACGGCGTACAGTGTTTACAACCTATGCTGTCCTGAAGATAAACAGTTATTGGTCGAAATTGTTCGGCAGGCGTGTTCCTTTCACGGAATCCATTTAAAGACGGCGTACAGTGTTTATACTAATTCGTATGTATTGACCTACGACCCCAATGATAAGGAATTGAATAACCGTATCAAATCAATAATTGAAATTCCATACAAAGATTATGTCTACGATCTAACCACAGAAAACCATCATTTTGCCGCAGGAATCGGCAACTTGATTGTTCATAACACGGATTCTGTATTCTTCACATTCAACTTGGAAAATGCTGAGACAGGTGAAAAAATTGTGGGGAAACCGGCACTCGAAATGACAATTGAAATCGCTCAGGATGCAGCCGCACTTTGCAGTCAATGGCTCAAACCACCAATGGATCTAGCGTATGAGAAAACCCTAATGCCATTTATTCTGTTGTCGAAAAAGCGGTATGTCGGGATGTTATACGAAGAGAATCCGAACAAGGGGAAACTGAAGTATATGGGTTTACCATTGAAACGTCGTGATTCGTGTGATTATATGAAGGATGTCTATGGAGGTGTACTAGATATATTGATGAAAAGTACCGATATTACGTTAGCAACGACACATTTGCAAGAACGACTGGAAGACTTGATCAAGGGAAACGTATCTATGGAAAAATTGGCAATTACCAAAGCACTCCGATCAGAATATAAAAATCCAGAATCGATTGGACATAATGTGTTAGCAGAGCGTATTGGTAAGCGTGATCCAGGAAACAAACCGAAATCAGGTGATCGTATCAAGTTTGTATTTGTACAGAATGACAATAAAAAAGCGCTGCAAGGAGATAAGATAGAAACACCCCAATTCATTGTAGAAAATAAGTTGCAGATCGATTACAATCACTATATTACGAACCAGATTATGAAACCATTGTTGCAGCTCTTTGGATTAGAAGTAGAAAAAATATGGGCAGCAAAAGGGGATCAAAAACGTCGTATTGAATATAAAAAGGCTATCAAAAAAATGGAAGAAGAATTTCCAGATCTTGAAATTTTTATGAAGAAGAAGGAGAAGTATTGTGCTGCCAGAGTAAAGGAACTATTGTTTGATAGGGTCTTGGAGAAAATCCATAACGATAAGAATGGGATTCGACAGATCACGAATTGGTTTGTCAAGTCCTAGGGATCAATTTCGTTTTCATAGAATTTTAAATGCTTTGTTTCAAAAAGATGTAAATTTAATTTTTGTTCTATCTTTCCTTCAAGCGTTTGTATAGTAATTGTATTTTTTGCAACATTTTTTTCTATTATATAAACAACTTCACAAGGATTGCCTGAATTCATCATAAAATACAAATTGTTATCTCGAATATCATTCAAATTAGATATGGGGGTTTTCTCTTGATAATAGATCCATAGAGGTGTACCATTACGTGTAAATGCCATTATTGATGATATTGTTGTTATTATTGATATTGATAGTTTTTTATAAGAAAAAAGTATCAATTTTATACAAGAACTCCCTTGCAAATAATACACTGAGCTGCGCTCAGTGTAACATAAGAGGTTATACGGCTTCGATCTTCGATCTCCACCGTATGTCTCACCGACTTCGGATTGGCATCCTCCGTCGTTGAGACTAAATTGAAATACCAAAGTTCTCTTCTTCTTTCATAATCTTGCATATATTTCTGGTTTTATAGACATAACAAAGATCAATTAACTCTTCATTGAGAGGACTACTATATTGTATCATTTTAATGGATTTTTGCCGTTTATGTTGTTCAGAAGAAAGATGTTGTTTGTGATTTTCCTTGGTTGTTAATTTAGTATTACAAATATTACAAGAGTATCGATGCCATTTTTCCATTTTTTTATTATATTCAGCTTTGATCGCATCACTTTCAATGTAATCTTGAATTGTATACGTTCCTGATTTTACAAAAACATAGTTTTTTATTTTTTCGTGTTGTTCTTCAGTAACTGGTGGTATTAAAAATTGAGGTATAATTTTGTTTTGTAAAAGTACCAGTTCTCCATTGCAATCTTTTTGATAGATTGTATTTTTATAGTGCCAATCAGGATAAAATAATCCGTAAGGTTTCAAAATGCGTTGAACTTGCTTTAATAAAAATGGATCTACAGGCCTATTTCCTGAGTGACCGAGTTGCAATGCACCGCCGGTGCAATCAATAATACGATCGTACGAATCATTTTGTGCAAATGTCCATTTTTTTGTTAAATCAAATACAAAATCGGGTTTCACTTCTTCCTCTTCGTCCACACAATCGTAAGGGTCATTGAACCATTCGTCGACATCAATAGGACTACATCTAGTATATAGTTCTTTTTCTTTTTCATAGGTTCTCCCGTGACCTAGTATAAGAGTTTTCATAATAGATAAAAATATTGTTTAATTATTTTTATATTATATTTTACCTGAATATAAAACAATGTTAGCTATATTCGCGAATAAATGTAGACCACTATGGCAATAAGCTGACAACCAATATCGTCTCATACTGTAAAAATAGATTCCGAATAAATAAAACTGTGCAGCTGCACCCATAAAGACCAGTGATATATCAAGATGTTCAGCGTTGTGTGAAAAAGCATAGTATGTTTGATAAATAATCGCGAAAATAACGAACATAATATCTACATATCTTCGCCAAGAATAGTCAGGGTGATACCAATAATTGATAGAAGTTAAAAAAACACCGGCAGGTAGAAGTACCAGCATATAATGGCTCTGATAAAAAGCATAAATAGCGGATATAATGCTTATCCACGAAGTTCTCCAAAGAAAATTAGATTGGTCTTTCGAAGGAAAAATAGATAAAGATGGTAGCATAAAGTATATAAATATTTGTTGTGAAATATTTATATCGGTTATGGAGGTAGAAAAATATGTTGCGTATAATACGGGGCCATTGGTTCTCTCATCTACCTTTTTCTTAGTACCTTGCATTTATACAATTTACAATAGTATGCACTTCTTTACAGTATTATTGATATTGACTTCAGGAATATCTGCAAATTATTGGCGTAAGGCAATTTACGGTTGGAGGAGAACCTTGGATCTATGGTTCAGTAAGATATCTTTTACTATTTTTGTAACTAATCAATTGATGTATATTTGGATCATACCACCTAACCATATAGGGTTCTCCAGAGAGAACATAAGATACTATTCTAGTATTGTTTGTTTTGGTAATATGGTATATTTTTATTATTTATCTGAAAAATCATATCATAAAAAATTAGAACAATGGTCATCTTCCGGCGATTTCGCCGAGCGAAGCTCGGTTTCATCTCTGGAAGATCTAGGTTTTGCTACGCCACTTCGTGGCTTTTCAAAACCTTCAGAGGGTCAAAGACCCTCAACAACTATCTTCAAAGGGTGCAATGCATCCAGTGAAGATTGGAGAACCTATCATTTTATTTTTCATATATTTGTAGCATTAGAACAACTTATCATATTGGAGGCTATTCCCCAAACTATTTCGGGAACTTTGCACCCTTAATAGGCGTTAAACCTCTTGACCTGAATAATAAATGTCATAACAATTTACCCTTATAGGAGGAGGGGGTTTCAGGGGTCCGAGCCCGAAGGGTTCAACCTTGTTGAGCTTCGCTCAACTTAGGGAACCTACGGTTCCCCTGATCTATAGGTTCGTCTCAACCTGCAATTGAAAAATAAGATTTTGGGATGCATCCGGTAAATTTCGTGTAGGATCAAGATGTATGTTCTCCGAAAGTATATTATTAATATCAGATGCAAAGTTCTGGGCGATTTGTTGCAATAAGTTTTCATAACCAGGAAAATTTTGTGATAAATCATAAGCTCTATTTATGGAACTAGTAGGAAGAGGCTCTAGAGGGGATGGTTCCGTGGTAGTATCAGGTCTTGTTCCTGTACTTGCAGTAAAATCTCGAATATCATACCTGCAAACCGGACAGCGAACATTGGTCTGAAACCAATTTTGTATGGATTGTTCGTTGAATGTATGCCGACAATGTTTTATTTGGCGAACAGGTTCTCCCTCTTGAAAATCTTCCATTGTAATAGGACACGTAGTATTAATGTTCTCTGCTCCTTGTTGAAAGGGTATTAATTGTGTGGCGTTTTCAATTTGTTCGAGGGTAGGTCTAATAATAATATTCTGAAAGAATCTTCGCATAGCAGCACCCTCCTCTGCGCGAATCGTAGGACGATATAAAATGTACGAAAACAAATGATCATTATTATTATTATTATTTCTAGATGGTACTGGTAAAGGAGGAGTAGGATCGGTAGGTAATTCCGTACGAATATCGGGACCATTTACTGGATTTGTCCATCCGGGCGCATAAAAACTACGATTACGTTCGTCTAATATAGTCCGCATAACCTGTAGTGATAGTCCAACATTATTATTGTATTCTGACATATTAGAATTGTACATAACCATAATGTCACGCAAAGTTTGTAAATAAACCATATATTCACTATATTCGTTAGAGGTATTGTTCCGATAAGGTCCAAAATTAGGCCGCATATTTTCCGCTGGACGCGTACCAAAATCCTCCGAGCGCTGCTGATTTAGTTGTTGAGCCACCTGACTTGATCGCAGTGGTCGTAGCATTTCTTCAGCTAATTGTTGTATTTCGTTCTCTAACGTAGTAACATTATGGTTATTATTATCCATTAATGTAGTAATATAAAGATAATTGTCTATATATTTACAAGGCATAAAAATAAAACACTTAAACCAATGGATCTTTCCAAATATAAAGACAAAGGAAAAGTTGGATTAGAGAACTTGGGAAATACGTGTTTTTTGAACGCTTGTATGCAGGTTTTAAGTAATACGTACGAATTGAATCATTTTTTAGATTCTAACAAGTACGAACGCAATTTAAAGAAGGATTTACCAGATACCAACATCTTATCAGAATGGAATGATTTGAGAAACGTAATGTGGAGTGGCAATGGTGTGATTACTCCTAACAAATTTGTATATAATATACACAAAATTGCCGAGATAAAGAACAAGGATATATTTACAGGTTGGGTACAGAATGATATGCCCGAATTCTTGTTATTTTTTATTGAATGTGTGCATAATAGCATTTCCCGAGGTGTAAATATACGCATATCCGGTAATACTGAAAATAAAGTAGATAAGATGGCAGTTGCTTGTTATGGAATGTTGAAGGAAACTTATTCCAAAGAATATTCTGAAATTATGGATTTATTTTATGGTATTTATATCTCTGAAATTAGTTCCAGAGACGTAGCTCGTAAGAGCGACGATGATGGAACATACGGTGCTGCTGAGCCGTATGTCTCATCATCCGCCGATAATCCTCTTCGAGGATTATCTAAGGATGATCTAGGTTTTGCACCGCCTGGCGGCTTTGCAAAACCTTCATTCGAAGGGGATAAATGTCATTCGATGAAACCCGAGCCCTTTTTTATATTAGATTTACCGGTGTGGGATATTTCGAGAAGTATGCCAGTAAACAAATTGGAAGAATGTTTTGAATTATATTGTAAACCGGAATACTTGGAAGGTGATAATGCGTGGTATAACGAAGAGACAAAACAGAAGGAGAATGTAAAAAAACAGATTACTTTTTGGAATTTTCCGAAAGTATTGGTGATTGTTTTAAAACGGTTTAGTCCAGATGGACAACAAAAATTAAATTCTATGCTTGAAATGCCGATTGATAATCTAGATTTATCAAAATATGTGCGCGGTTACAATCCACAGTCGTATAAATATGATTTGTACGGAATATGCAATCATATTGGCGGAGTATTGGGAGGCCATTATACAGCATTCGTACGTAATTCTGAGAACCAGTGGTTACATTACAATGATAGTAATGTTGAGATAGTTCCTCCGGGAACCAATGTGGTTACCCCTGCAGCTTATTGTTTGTTTTACCGTAAAAAAAATAACTTGGTATAATATACCGAATTTTATTATGGGTTCAACAACAAGTAATGCTGCAAATCAAACAACAAATAATGCATCATCATCAGCATCAGACCTTACTGGCGTGGTTTTCAATAAAACAAATTATATTTTTATACTCTGGTTTTTAGCAATATATGTGGTGGCCTATTTTTTCATAGGGTTTTTCTTCAAAAAAACAGACGAAGGAACAAGTTTTTTACTTCGTATAAGTCGCGGAATTGATTTTATTGTGTTAATTGGTCTATTGATTTTTTTGTTTACCTCTTATTTCACGAATACAGAAGCACAACGTGAATCCACCTATACGAAGATTACCACAGAATATTCTACATTTATTAATAATCCTACTTCGATCATTACCATTGTTATTTCATTGATTATGTTTTATGTATTATTATTTTTGTTTCGCGTACCAATGTCTTCTGATATGAAACCAATTACTGTGTCTCTTTTAGAAATGTTGGGCTGGTTAACATTTATTATTATTTGTTTCGTTGATTTTTTTAAATACGGGTTGAACCTATCATTAACTGCATTGGCTGCTAGTGCAACAAGTTCGGATGTATTACCTTCTGGGCCTCCTATGATAAGTAAATCGGTATCAGTAGTGAAAGATGCCAGTGGAAATATTGCCGGCAATTTGGCTTTACATCCGCCAGTGCAACAAAACGAAGTATTTAATATTTCGAACAATTTGTATACGTACGATGATGCACAAGCGATTTGTTCGGCATACGGCGCTGAATTGGCGAATTATGAACAATTAGAAGAAGCATATAGTAATGGGGCAGAATGGTGTAATTATGGGTGGTCGGACGGTCAAATGGCTTTTTTCCCTACCCAAAAATCGACTTGGGATAAATTACAGAAAACCACCGACAGTAAGAACAATTGCGGACGCCCAGGTATTAACGGAGGGTATATGGCGAATCCCTATATTAAATTTGGTGTAAATTGTTTTGGTAAGAAGCCGGCCCCCACCGATGCTGATTTACAACGTATGGCTGCTAATAATGAAGTGAATGTTCCCAAAAACCCCGCGGATTCATTATTAGACTCTAAGGTACAATTTTGGAAGGACAATGCGAGTAGATTGTTAGTTATGAATTCGTTTGATAGAGATCAATGGTCCGAGTACTAAAATAAGGGAAACCTAGGTTTCCCTTATGATCCCTTCCTTTAATTATGTTAGCTTATTTGGTAACATAATTAATGTTTTTTCTGTTTTTTATTACCCCTAATCTTCTTAGTTTCATTGTTTTTAACACGTGATTTTGCCGAGGTTCTCTTCTTCGCCTTCTTAACAATCCTATTGATTAATTTGTTAAATTTGTCTTCATCAATCACATTACAATCTTTATGTATTTCTGGATTTTGCTTGATATGTTGTATTTCATTGATTTGTTTTCTAGATAAATAAAGACCTACAGGTATACCTAATCCACTAAATCGAGAACTTTTTGCGTGGTTATCTGCGGTCGAACCACCTAAACGTTCTCGCATTAATGCATCATTGTCCATAACTTCACGCAAAGGATAAATAGCTGCGACTAACTCATTATTACTATTTTTTTGATATTCGAATTTTGAACTAAAAGACATTTACTTATAGTATTATTGCATTTATTTTTCGATTGTTTTCCTTATGTCTAGAGAACTTGTAATTTCACGGTTCTCCCTTAAAAACTCGATAACATAATCAACTTGTTCTTCATCGTGAATTATTTTTTTCAAACAGGATTCGATGTAACCAAAGGTTAACGCAGAATACTCCTTTTTATCATACATTCTTATTTCAGCCAAATGTTCTCCATCTTTGATTTTAATTTTGTTTTTAATATTGTTATCAGTAATATACTTGCAAATATGTTCAGATAGTTCACTCTTTTTTTCACGCATTTTTTTTGTTTTTTCATTGATGGATTTTAATTGTGTGTCCAAGAGAACCCACATAGTAATATTGTCTTTAAAAGATGAATCTTTTTTAGTGTTTACAATCTCCATAATAACTTTGTATAACCAATATAAAGTTATTTATTTAACGACGATGTCTGCGATGAGAACGTCTTTTGGATGAACTACGACGGCGTCTGGACATAGCTTGGTTGGCAACCAATAAAACAGCAGGAACTGCTAAATCGGTTAAAATAGGATTACCACCTTTCCTCCTGCGTCGTCTACCACCCATCATAGGGGCGGGAGATAATCCACCGATAGTTGCAGCATTAGGACTAGCATCACCACCACGCATAGCGGCAGCGGCTTGTGCGTTCATAGCGATCACATTCGTAGCGGGTGAAGCAGCGTGTTGTCCGTCAATACCACCATAAACCGCTTGGGCATAACCTGCACCATCTCCACCCATAATCATTTTATTGCGATAAGCTCTAGAGCATCTCTTGCGATATCTACGATGTCTTTTTTGTGATCCTTTTTTACCTGGCATATATATTGTCCGGAGAAAACAAATTTTTTGTAGAAGTATTTTGGATTAAACGTATCAAAAGAACTAAAATAGCTAAAATAACTAAAAACAAACATAGGTTATAAAAACAAAGCAACCATAAATAAACGTATATCTCGTTATACATAATTTGTATTAAGGGTTTCATCATTTCACGAATATCTTTGCGTATATCCTGATCTTGTAAAAAAGAGATGCAAGCATTTCTTATGAACCTGGAATTTTCCATCTTATAAACTTTCATCATTTTCTATAGGGTAATAATCCGCGTGTATTACCTATTAAAATTTTATGTATTCTATGTAAATGGAAATCTTTGATACGAACGATTCATTTGATTTCGAAAAATTAGTATTGACCAAACCAAGTTCCATTACTGGCGGCAATTACTTTATTCGATTTTTAGTGAATAGTCAACCTCTCTATATACAACCGCCTAAATGTAAAACACGACAAGGAATAGTACGAGCTGGAAAACGTCTCTATTCTGATTTAATGTTTACGAATGAAAACGAGGATTTCATACGGTGGATGGAAAATTTAGAGAACTATTGTCAACAATATATTTACAAAAATCGTGAAAAATGGTTTGAAGGAGAAATGGAATTGCACGATATTGAGAACTATTTTACATCTCCATTAAAGCTATTTAAATCGGGTAAATATTATCTTGCACGCACCAACATAACGGTTGTTTTAGGTAAACCGGTGCTTAAGATCTATGATGGTGACGAAAAAGAAGTCGATTTCGAAAATATCGGCGACGATACGAATGTAATGACTATTTTAGAAATACAGGGAATTAAATGTTCTGCTAAAAGCTTTCAAATTGAGATAGAACTTAAACAAATGATGGTTCTCCAATCTACCAATATTTTTGAAAAATGTATTATTAAAAATGAAGGGGGTACTGCTAATAAAACGGTTGACGACAAGTTTACGAAAGAAGTTTCTAGTCTAGGTGATGTCGGAGTCACCGAGACATACGGTGAAGGTCATTTTGCACCGCCGCAGGCGGCTTTGCAAAACCTTCAAAGACCGAAGCCGTATGCAGAAAAAATGGAAGAAAATTCTTCAAAAATTGGTGATGAAGAAGAAATGGATATGGTAGTCGATGATGTTAATGAAAATATTGTTTTTAAGACGGATGACGAAGTTATACCAGAGGATAATGTTGAGGAAGGTAAAGATATAGTTATCGATATTCCAAACTTATCAGAAGATGCAGCGAAAGATCCATTAATAGAAGAAGAAAAAAAATCAGAAACAGTAGAATTCGGTGGCTTGGAGGAAGTAGAATTTAATTTAGAAGAATTGACTGATCTAGAACCATTGGTCATTAAGAAGCGCGACAATGTTTATTATGAAATGTACAAAGAAGCTAAGAAAAAAGCTAAAATCGCTAGAGATTTAGCACTGTCAGCTTATTTAGAAGCTAAACGAATTAAGAATACTTATATGTTAGAAGATTTGGCTGACGACGATTCTGAAGAAGATTCTGAAGAAGATTCTGAAGAAGATTCGGAAGAAGATTCGGATGAAGAGGAAGACGTTGAGGATGAAGATGTTGGGGGTTTAGCAGAGCAACCAAAGGTTGCGTAGCTAAACCCAGATTGTCCATAGATAGCACTGAAAGTGCTATCGACGGACAATAATAATGAAGCAGGGAAAACCTAGAACCCGTGGTTTCTTTAGCAAAAAACCTTAAAAACAATAAATAATTTTATCCGACGTTTATATACAGAATGTTTAAAAAGGTCATTAGTGGATTTTCCAAGTTTTTCACCAAGGAACGTGTCATTATATTAGTTGTCTTTCTTATTTTAGCGTGGGCTCTCTATTCTTATTCTGGATCAAAAATGTCCATAATGGATACTATGGGGGATGGTTCATCTAACCCTTTACCAGTCCCTTCTGCTACCGGTGTAACAGCCCCTGCTGCCCCCACTGCTGCCACTACATCTAAAGGTGGATCAGTTCCTAACGGATATAGTGCCCAATCCACGGCCAATCCTTCGGATTTACTTCCCAGTGATGCCAACAGTCAATGGGCTTCATTGAATCCCGGCTCTATGAACCAAGGTGACGTATTAAATGCCAACCTTCTCCAAGCCGGTTATCATATTGGATTGGATACGATTGGTCAATCCCTTCGTAACGCTAACTTGCAATTGCGCTCCGATCCTATCATTGGTAAAGTAGATATTGGACCTTGGAACCAGAGCACCATCGAACCCGACCTTGGTCGTGTTCCTTTAGAAATTGGAGGTGGTACACGTTAAGCAGGGAACCTACGGTTCCCCTGCGACCCCTCCCTTAACTAAAATATAAAAATAATGTTACCTAATATGTTAACATTATTATCCTCTATTTTACATTTATTATGGTTTGGGGATACTGAACTATAATAAAGGTAAAGGGAGGGGTCGCAGGGGGTTAAAAACGCGAAGCGTTTTTAGACGTAGGTTCCTAAGGGCGCCTGCGGCGCCCAAGGTTGAGAGCCCTATGGGCTCTCTGACCCTGCTCTAAATCTATCTTTAATATAACAGTAAAGTAGGTTATATTAAAATGTCAGTAACAACAAAAAAATACCCGAATGATTTTAAGATCGTTTATGAAAAAAGTCATAGCACCCTTCCTCTCACAGCCTTGTATGTTTTTTGCGATGTCGGCCCTGTTTACGAATACGATAAAATGCGCGGTGCATCACATTTCATAGAGCATATGTGTTTTAAAGGAACTAAAAAAATCCCTCATTCTAAAGACATTTTCAACGAATATGCAAAGATAGGTGCTTATTTTAACGCATACACTAGCAAACGTTATACTTGTTATACGGTGAAATGCCAAGACGAATATATTCAGCATTCTTTAGACATTTTGTCGGATATGCTTATGAATTCACTTTTTAATGAAACCGAGTTTGATAAAGAGGAAAAGGTTGTTATGGAGGAAAACAACAATAATGATAACAAACCAGAACATCTTATCAATGATACTACAGATCGACTTATTTATGCAGGAAGTTCTTACGAGTTTCCTACAGATAACATTGATTATCACACCAAACGTTCATTACAGTATAAGAATGTTGTCGAATTCTATCACACTTATTATCATCCGAGCAATATGTTCATAAGTGTAGTATCAAATTCCTCATTCCATACCATCGAGTCTTATCTAAAAAAAACCATCTTCTTAAAAAAAGAGCGGACAAGCACGTGTGGAATTCAATTTATTAATCACAATCTTACTCCACAATCTCATATTAATATTCGACTTATTAAGAAACGTGGCGTGACCAATGTGCATTTAAATATTGCGTTTCGAACTAATGGTCAGAGGAGCTTTGCTCCTCAACAACTAACACAGAAGGTAGCAAAGCTACCTAATGGACGTTTTGCCAAGGAATCCCGAAGGGATTCCAGGTTGGGTTCCGAAGGAACCCCGACAGAACCGCCAGGTGGCGCAAAACGGCGATTCTCCATAGATAGCCCTAACGGGCTATCGACGGAGAATGAGTTTGGTCACGGCAATAAGGACAAATATTGTCTCAAGTTGTTAGAAAAAATTATGGGCGACGGATTGAATGGGCGTTTAATGATGATATTAAGAGAACGTAGAGGGTTGGTATATGGAGCTTCTGCTAATTCGGAGCAGTACGAACACTCTGGATCATTCTGTTTTTCTACGAAAACTAAGGTACAAAACTTTAAAAAAGTCTTACCATTAATGGTATCCATCATTTCAGATATGATCAAAAAAGGTATAACAAAAGACGAATTAAAAGTAGCCAAAGGTAACTTTAAGGGAACTAGTTTGTTAGATTTGCAGGACATTGTTACACAAGCGAGATACAATGGGGAAGAAATTTTGATGGGAGAAAAGACGGTTATACCTTACAAAGATCTGTATGAAAAATGTATTTTACCCATTACGATAGATGATATGAATCGTGTTATAAAACAGTATTTTACTGTTCAAAATATGTGCGTTTGTGTTTTAAGCGAAAAGTTGCCATCTTTAGAAAGTATTGAAAAGGTTTGCAACGAAATTATTTAGTCATAAAGGAGACGCTGCTTTCTTGAAAATATATACTTATAACTTATATTACAATGAACGTTGTTGTTGCTATTTACGCCGCTATTCTTTTCTTTGTTCTCAGTCCCGGAATCCTCCTTAGTCTACCCCCCAAGGGCAGTAAGATGATGGTTGCTGCTACCCACGCCGTTGTTTTTGCGGTTGTGTTGTACTTCACCCAGAAAATGGTCTGGCGTGCGTCTATGATGATGACCATGCCTTCCAGAGAGGGCATGGTAAAAAGAGAGAACAAAACCATCCCCCCCTCAAGTTAAATAATTATGTAACTTCATTGTATAGTATTTAGTATACAATGAATCTCATTGTTGCCGCCTATGCCGCGATTTTGTTCTTTTTGCTCAGCCCTGGTGTTTTGCTGCGTCTTCCTCCCAAGGGAAGCAAATTTGTAGTTGTTGCAACTCACGCTATTATTTTTGCGATTGTAATGGGACTAACCTGCAAAATGGTATGGAAATTCTCTATGGGTATGAGAATGGAAGGTATGGACGGAATGCCTGAAATGTCTGAAGAAGAGAAGAAAAAGGATCATGTTCAAGAATCTAGTCCATAAATTCTTTACGAAAAGGATTATGTAGTTATATTGTAACTAACTACATAATGGATAAATATGATACTTTAGGTTACTTCCTCATAGGATTTGTGGTAGTAGCCTCTATATTTATGTATTACCGTAGTTCCGATGATTTCCAGTTGAAATGCATTGTGTCAGGTGTGGACGGTGATAAATATTGCGTGAGAGAACGTGCACAATTGCAAAAAGCCGCGGATTTATTGGCAGAAGTTACGGAAAAATGCAAGGAATTAGTCGCTTACGTAGGTAAAAAACATCCGAGTGACGAACGCGTTCAGCGGTTGGTCGATGGGTTTAATCCACAAAAAGTGGTAGAGACCTTGCCGACGAGCGAATATACGGCCTATAGTGAGAACAAGGGGGAAAAATTGGCGTTTTGTTTGAATCGTGATAAAAAGGACAATTCTCGATTAATTGACATCAATACGCTCACGTTTGTGGCGATTCACGAATTATCACACGTAATGACGAAATCAATCGGACATAAGAGTGAATTTTGGGAGAACTTTAAATTTTTGCTGGAAGAGGCCAAAGCAGCGGGAATACATAGCCCAGTCGATTATAAAAAATCCCCGCAAGAATATTGCTCGATGAAAATATCAGACAATCCTTATTATGACGCATAAAGTTTAGGTAAATAGTTTATAATATTTTATGAATATTATATATAGATAAATGGTAAAACATTCAAAACGTAAAGGACGTATTCATCCTAAGAAACGTGGTTTTACGAGAGCTGCACGGACAGTAATTAGTGATATGGTGCAAGAGTTGCATATGCCTCATATGAAAGGTGGTGGTGTTGGTGATTTGGAAAAACAACTTGCTGATTATAATGCTGCTCAATCTAGAGCTAAAGCTGAAGCTAAGGCTGAAGCTGAAGCTAAGGCTAAGGCTGCTCAAGATTGTGCTCCTTTTGTTGAGAAGGCAAATGCTTTTGATGCTCCGATTGAATATAGTACAAATCCTTTATTCTGGGATCATCCTATCTTTAACACTGATTCTTATAAGGTCAGTATGAGTATTCAGTATCCTCCGAATACTAAATTAGTGTATTCTTACATTGAGGCAAGAGCAAAAGGTATGTATACACATACTGTATTTTTCGGATTAACTATCTTTATAAAACGTTACCTGATGAGACCTATAACTGAAGAACAAATTAGAGAAGCATATAAAGTTTGGAATCAACATTTAGTTCCATTTACACCAGAAAAACCAAAAGATGTGGTTACATCAGAAAAACCACAAGATCTGATTACACCAGTTACACCAGAACAACTCTTTACAACATATACAGATGAAACAGAAATTACCGATGATGTGTTAAATAAAACACTTCTTGGAAAATGGCTTTATATTTTAAGAAAATATAATGGTTATCTTCCTTTACTAATACGTGCTCCTGAAGAAGGAACTGTTGTTCCTATCGGTTTACCACTTGTATCAATAGAAAATACAGATCCTTATTGTTATTGGTTAACTACTTGGTTAGAAACATCTTTATTAAGGGCTGTTTGGTATCCAACCACTGTTGCCACACAAAGTAAATCCATTAAAAATGTTTTCAAAGGTATTTATGAAAAATGTGGTATTCTTGGCAATGAATTTGAAAAGGATATTAAGCACGGACTTCACGATTTTGGCGCTCGAGGTGTATCTTCCTATGAATCTGCTGGAATAGGAGCTGCTGCACATTTGGTAAATTTTAGAGGAACCGATACGTTTGCTGGAGCACTTACTATTAAGAATTATTACGGCGCCACAATTGGTGGCGGAGGTGGACCAGAAGATTACGACTTTTTATTAGCAACCTCCGTTCCTGCATCAGAACATAGTACAATGACTAGTTGGGGGCGCGCAGATATCGATAAGGATCAAGCCGTAGGTATTGATCCTAAAATATTAGACAGTAACACTTCTAAAAATATTATGGATGGTATGAAGTCATTTTACTCTGGTGGAGAGGCTATGGAGACAATTTTAACAAGTTTAAAAGGAGAAGAAGCAGCTTATGCCAATTTTTTACTGCAATATCCTCAACTTGTCGCATCAGTAGTGAGCGATAGTTATGATATATATAAAGCAGTTTATTGGTTTTGGGGTAAAACATTGAAACCATTAGTTATTGCACGAAATGAAACTAACGAAGCACCTGAGGGGAAACCATCACTTGTAATTCGCCCAGATTCTGGTGATCCATTAACAAGTATGTGTCGCCTTATTGTATTATTGACACTTCAGTTTGAAGATAAAATTATTATTGGAGAAAAAATTGGAGAAGACATTAAACAAGGAAGAGCGACCTATCAAAATCTTAAAGATTTCAAAGAAAGAGAACCAAATGGATACATTTGGTTAGAACGTATAAAATTGTTACAAGGTGATGGTGTAAATGAACAATCTGTTACTAACATCTTGAGGGCAATTACTAAAGATTTTTCAGCAACATCTCCAGTATTTGCATCAAAAGACAGAAAAGAAAAAGAATTCAAAAGTTTTGAGGATATTGTTGCTATCACAGATGATGAGGCGAAAGAAAGTAGAAAAAGTCCTATTTTGTTTGGAATTTTTGGTGGAAAACACGAAGAAGGTGCAGTAAATACAGAAAAATACGATGAAAATTACACTAATAATGGTAATTGGAGGGATGACGAAATGATAATTTACAAAGAATGTTTTAACAGACGCGGAGTAACATTAGATTCATTGTTTAGTCCTAATCATAAGTGGGATCCTAGAAACATCGGGTTTGGTATGGGCGGAGCATTACTACAAATTTTAAATCGTGACACCCAGCGTTGGGCAATGAAATGTTCTTCTATATTTAGAGATAATAATGGTACCTATGAAGAATTATCAGTAACAAAAGATCCTATTACTGACCAAGGAAAAAAATCTAAAACAGGTTGGGTAGAGCTATATAAAAATAAAAATTCTGATGGTTTTGCTTATGCAATTAATACAGAATCTTTGAAAAAATCACTCAAACGTATTGGTGTAACAAAACAAACTAATATTGATAGTATTTTAAAAAAATACACTGGTAATAATAAAAAACGTACCGTAAATTATAAAGGGAATATTCTTGAAGAAAAAGAAGCAGATGATTGTAATGAAGAATCATTTAAAGATTTTTATTTTTTGGAAAGAGATACATTAACCCCAAACCTCTTAGATACTTTATCATTTTCAGAAATTAGACTGAAAGCTAATACCGGTTGTGGAGATTGTAAAAACACACTAGTTTCTAAAACTTACGACAGTAACCCATCGAATTTAAAAATTAGTAGTTCTCAATTATTCATTGGTTTTAATGCTGAACCGGCAAATTCATCAGAAATACAACAAGAACAACCAGAAATACAAGAAGAACCAGAAATACAAAAAGAACCACAGAAACAACGACAAAATCTAACAACAAGAATAACACAATTTATGCCTTTTGGCAGAAAAACGGCAGAAAAAACGGCAGAAAAAACGGCAGGAGAACAGTAAACAGTAAAAAAGTTAACTCAACGTTTTTTATAAAAATGTCGGCAAACGCTACTCACACTACTTGTTTCCGATGATGACGCACTAGATATCGAAAATCCGGAGGAAATGAACGGTAACATTCCTCGTATCACAGTTTCGTCATCGTATGTTATTTTTTTACCTGAAGATGTATCAGAAGCTATACTATTTATAGAATTTTCAGGTTTTTTTACATATTGATGCAATAAAGCGGGTTGGCGTGTAACAGCAATTTGATTGGTCCATCCCTCTTTCTTTTCTCCCTTGAAAAACATATACAACGGAACTTGCACTGTCGATGACAATATCGGCCGCTGGCTATAACCGTTCTCTTCCAAATAAATACAAATATCTTTGTGCAATGACAAAATACTTGTATTATGATGCGACCGTCGCAAACATTCACAGAGTGCGTTCGTAAACGCCCCCGTACGCTGATCCATTATATTCGTCGTGTCCGCACTCGTCTCATCGTCCCGGCACCCACTCAGAACAAAGATGTTCTTGTTATGAATCAACAATTTGTTGATTCGCGTCGACGCCAATACACCTTTGTCATATTGCGTTGACCAAGGCATATCGCAAATTGTCCCACTATGGCAACAATCAAAGGTTAAAATCGCCGTGCATTTGATTCGCCGAATAATATCGTACAAATCGCAGTCGACTATGCAGCCCTCTTTTAAATAATCTACCGGAACAATTGCCTCAACATGATTCTCATTTGTTACATTACAATTCTGGTTTTGTATTTGAGAACCGTGACCGCTGTAATGCAGCCAAATTTCATCTAAACTACTCGATTCTAGCACCAGTCCTAGTATTGAATCATAAATATTATAATAAGTAGGGCTCGGGAATTTCGCAGCATCATCGTCACGAAGTATGACAATGTTCTGTGGATCATAATCGTAGGCGTCAATCAACATATTGCGCATATTGATGGCATCGTTGATACAACCTTTCAATGAAATACCCGAAACATCAATATAATCAATGCCAATTAACACAGCTTTTTTCATTTATATAGGTTCTCTTTTATAATATAATTTTTGATTATAAAATATACCGAAAATATAAAGATTATGGAACAACAAAATATTGCTGTAATACCACCTAAGAAAACTACATATACTTTTTGCATTTTAGATTCCCACGGCGCGCCGAAACAGTTTATTTTATGTGGAGGTACAACCCCACAAATGGCTGATGACGAAATAAAACTTCAGCTATTTAGCGATGATCAACAGCGTCTTATGCTCGATACGTTTCTACCCCCGCCCACTTTTCACCAAAGTTCTCAACAAATCCATCCGGATGATTCTATCCGTACCATAAAAAAGAAACTGATCCACGAACTAGGATCGAACAATGTTTGTTACGAAGAAATCTATTTGTTCTCCAATCACCCCGAAAAAATCCCCTTACTAGCAGCTTACCAACAAATCACCGAAAAAGAACCTGCGAAGTTAGGTAAGGGGGCTACCCGCTTGGAACGTCAATTGGTAGAATTAGAGAACATTTCGACCGAATTAGATAAGAGAACTTTGGGGCAATTTTTGTTCAATTTGAAACAAAATGATGATCAACTAGAAGATAAAACATTCTATCAATATGAGGATTTATTACCTGTATTCAATAACAAAGAATCTATGGTATCCAAATCTTTGGGACAACGGTTTGCTAAGAATTTCCAATATTTATTTTCTGGAAATCCGTTTGACATTTTAACCGGGGATGGAGAACCTGTGTTTCAGAGAAGTAAACAGAACGATTTGTATGTTTTTGAGAACCATTTACTTATGAACTATGAAAAAGCAGAAAACAATATTATTTATGTATGTTTGGCAAAAAATGTTCTCGATTATGCTACCGAAATGTCCATTACTCCCAGTTATTTATTAGATCTTTATTTTCCATTACTTTTTAAAAGGGGAATAGTCAACGCAGAAACGTTTGAGGAGAACCATCAAGCGTTGATTGCACAAAACCGGGATCTTATTAAGGACACAACCATACGCCTTTTTGATACGATAGATGCCTTTTATAATATTTATAATGGGAGAACCCAAGAATTGTCTTATTTAGATAGGGGAATAGAATCTTTTGATATAGTTCTCCACCCTGACTTTGATGTCCCGTTACCTCTTGATATTATTTTTAAACAAATTCATACGACAAAAACAATTCCCTTTATAAAATACAACCCAGGATTACGCAGGGAAAATATGTTCCGCCTTTATTCGGAAGAAATAGCAAAAAATGGGAAGAAAATACCTATTTTGAAGAAAAGCCAGATTTATGCTATTTCAAAACAAACCGGTAAATTACGCCAAGTTTCTCTATTTATTCAGCACGAAACAACTAGGCAAACTATTGATCTTTTTATGGACCTCGAATACAACGGAAATATCCGGGTTCGTGGTAATACGTTAAAACCGATTTCAGTGAATGACCTGGAAACCATACTTTATAATGCGATAAATCCCATATTAATGGACATCAACGGGTTTATGGAGCGTTCGGGATATACGATTGCCCTTTTTGACAAATTGACAGATCGAAATGTAGAAATTATGCAGCTAGATTATGTGTGTAAAATCAATTTGAAACGCGCAATGAAATTGAAAAGCTACTTGGGCTGTTTAACTAGTCTGTTTGATATTACGAATACTGAATTGGATACATCCCGTGCTATTAATATGCAGTTTATACGTGTAGATAATTATAAAAAGATGACCGCTATATCGGCAATGATTACCGAAGTATTCCGGAGAACCAATAACCAAGAGGAGATTATTAGCGCGCTCATTGTGAATTATTCTATGGACCGTGATACTGCCCTAAAAGAAATTGTCAAATATTTTAATGAACATACTCGTATACAGGGTCAATATGTAAACAAAAGCGTAGATGTTGTAGATAATCCGGGATTTCCTGTGGTAATGTCGAAATCCCCTTTTGATGACAAGTTCTCGATTACAGTTTCCAACATTTCTTCTGTGGATTTCATTGATGTGTTACATATTTATTTTGATTCTATTTTACGTATAACACAATTTCCTGACACGATAGAACCTGCATTATTGAATAAAATGTCCGCATTATGTAGTTCGAAAAAAATAATTGTAAATGAAGAAAGTAATGTTGAGAACGTTATAGCTGTAGCCCCACTATTAGCTGCACCTATTATCTTTGATGAAGAGGAAGAGGAAGAGGAAGAAGAAGATGATGATAAATATTTGCCTGAGGAAGATGATGAAGTTGTGGAGGAACCTGTAGATGCAGAAGTAGAGGAACCACTAGCTGCAGAAGTAGAGGAACCTGTAGATGCAGAAGTAGAGGAACCTGTAGCTGCGGAAGTAGAGGAACCTCTAGCTGCGGAAATAGATGAAAGTCCTACTACAGGATCAAGCGACCGTTTTTTACCATCTTCTGACGAATCTACGACGGGTGGTGCTCGCAAAAAAGGTGCGGAAAAGAAAGAGGCATCACCCAAACAAGAAAAATCCAATATTTTTACCAAACGTATCAAAGAAAGAGAACCTTCACTAATATTGACAAAAAAACAAGGTAAGTTCAGTTCGTATTCGCGCATTTGTCCAGCGAATGTAAGTTTACAACCCGTTATTTTAACAGATGAAGAAAAGAAAAAAATAGACGAGGAACACCCCGGTTCCTATACAAACGCACTCCAATATGGTACAGATCCTAAAAACCCTTACTGGTATATTTGTCCACGATATTGGTGTTTAAAAAATAATTCACCAATGACCGAAGCCGAGGTTGCCAAGGGCGAATGTGGTGGAAAAATCATTCCTGACAACGCAAAAGTCCCACCACCAGGACATTTCATCTATGAATTTACCGACAACAAATACCATACCAATGAAAAGGGCGAATACGTATACCATTCCCCCGGATTCAAACCCGAACATTCCCATCCTGACGGAAAATGTTTACCTTGCTGTTACAACAAATGGTCCTCTTATAATATCAAGAACCCTAGTGAACAACAGCGTCGTAGAGAACAATGTGGGTTAGCTGATAACTATGTTTATACCGGTGAAGTAGACGAAAAAGGAGAGCGTATTAAAAAACTAGGTCCTGACGGTAAACCCATTCAAATAGCGACTGGAATGGACCAAGACATTGTGGATGATAAAAAGGGAAAAAATGCGGTGGTTGATCCTGACCGGCAAAAAAAGAAAATCAATATTTTCGGTGTGGAACGCATTCCTATTCCGCAATATAGATGGGGTTTTTTACCCTTATCGATCGAGCTCTTTTTACATACGGATAACAGCAAATTTGTAGTAAAGAACAATCCGGCATTGATACAACCTCATAAACGCCCCTTATTACGTTATGGGGTAGAAACATCCCAACATCAATCCTTTGTTGCAGTTCTAGCGGACATTTATAGTTACTTTCATAATCAACCCTTACAAACCATTGCTTTGATGCGCGAAACCCTGGCCAATTTACTCACATTGGACCAATATATTCGCTTGCAAAATGGCTCTCTCGCATCCATATTCAAACCTACCAAAAAGGCAACTACAGATGATACGACGGTTGAAAAATATGCGAATACTGCGTTTTATAAAAGCATTGATCTGGCCGCTCCCGCACAATACCATTTTCTGCAAGATACAGTTGCCTCTTTCGAGAACTTTTTAGCTTATTTGAGAGACGCGGATTCTATGATAGATCATACTTATTTATGGGACATTATTTCTTCTAACGAATCACCCCTATTTACGGGTGGTCTTAATATGATGATTTTACGTATTTATGACAACGATTCTACCGACAACGTAGAATTGTTATGTCCAACTTCGGCTTATTCGAGCAATATTTATGTCAAAGGTCGGGGGACAATCGTACTGTTATTACATAATGACTTCTATGAACCGATTTATTTGTACGAAGACAAAGACAAACAGTATCCGATCCCTACTGTAAAGATTTTTACGCAAAATGCGGGGACATTTGAATTAAAACAAATGCAGGTTATTTTTGATAAGATAATGGAAACAACCGGTAAATCTTGTAAACCTATACATAATCGACCGAGAGTTTACGAATATAAAGAGAACATTTCTGCCGAGGCTCTTTCCAATATCATTAAAAAAGAGGGGTTTACGATTCAATCTCAAGTTCAGAATTATCGGGGTAAGATCATCGGACTTTTGATCACTATCAATACAGATGATAAGGTTCCTATTTATTTACCTTGCTTTCCTTCGAATGATTTACCGAATGTCAATAAAATATGGATTGATGCGACCCCTTGGACAGATTATGTTACTACCCGTGATCGTTTGACCCAGATTAGCAGTCGAACCAAAGGGTTGATACGCTGTAAACCATTGGTAAAAGTAGTAGAAGACGGTCTAATTGTCGGGATAATCAGTGAAACCAATCAATTTATCTTTGTTGATCCACCCGTAGAAAATACGATCGAAGACGGGGTTCCAGTATTAAATGCCAGTGGTTATAAAGAAAAACAATCGTTCGCTATAGATCAGGTTCTCGCTACTAGCCGGGGTTTTGATGAAGAGCGTGTGAATACCGTACGTAATGTCGCATTAGAAACCCAATTTTATACCTCGTTTCGTACCATCATACGTAACTTATTGAACGATTATTTACATCGGGACATAAGACAACAGGTAATAGCAATATTAGAAGACAACCAACTTCTTTATACCGTAAAAGTCCGAAAAATAGATCAATTAATACGCAATGTAACGAGACAATCAGTACAATTTGTGGACGCGATTGATCCAGAAGCCCAAAAACAATTGGCGAATGCCGTCGACTGTACTACCAATTGCAGTATTGAATCATTTTGCATAAAGAAACGGGGGAAAATATGCATCCCAAAAAAGAATATGGTTAGTGGCTCAGATAATTCCATCCTATATTTTGTAAGAGTGGCTGACGAATTGGTGCGGTATAAACGCATCCAACTATTTATGTTAGAACCTCGTCGTTACTTGAACATTACGAATGTTGATTATAGTGTTAACCAAGATGAAGTTCTGATGTTGGCTTCTGTACTAACCGACGCCTATTTTGACGACTTGGAACCTTATAATAAAAATAAATATGTGAAGAACATTACGTATGAAAATGCCGAGATTTCTAGGACGAATCCTTTTTACCAACATTATTCTAACGGAGAATAATAACCGGTATACGGCTCCGAATTTCATCATCCGTCGATTTCACCGATCTTCGATCGGTTACATCTAAGGATGATCTAGGTTTTGCACCGCCTAGCGGCTTTGCAAAACCTTCATTCTATGTCGTATGTTTCATTCACTCCGCTCTCACGTGCTACGTTTATGAAACTAATCTTCTCGATCATAACATCAACAATAACAATAATAAATACAATAAAAAAGGGGTTAAGTAATGTTCCTGTTATGTAAATTAGTGCAGCAGTTGTTCCGATTACCGACGCTATCATTATTGTTTAGTTTCTATTAAACAATAATTCTTTTTATACTTTTATTGTAAATATTTTTTCATAATAATAAAATAAGGAGGGATCTTAAGGGAACCTACGGTTCCCTTAATTAGAACCCAATATCATAACCGTCATCGACACAATTGCCATTGTCCTCACGTTTAATCGCTGTCAGATTGTTATTGATTTGGACTTTGGCTTTACCACACGTATCGGAAGGATCCTCAAGTCCAAACGCTTTTTCTAGTTCTTTGTTTTTGTCTTTCGTATCGGTTTCTCGACTATCAATCTCACGCATCTTCTCAATATCAAGTACGAGCCCAAACGAATTTGTACCGATGAGCGAGTGCTGTCCCAACATCACATTGGCACTTACCCCTCTAGCATAATCGATTTCACCAAACCGAGAAGCGTCTAACAATACTTCGGTCTGGACTTCAAACGTGGCCTTGGAAATTGGACCAATGTCATCGTTCAAAATGCCGGATCTAAATATCGATACCATATCCTTCGTGCTCGTCATACGATCACAAAGTAAACTCAGATGATGATAATTAATATATACATCACTGAAGTCCATCACATCATAAAATTCGTTGTAAATGGTTTGGCGCGCTGCTTCAATACCTAATACATCAAATATCTCTTTGATATCATTACTGAATGTACGGTATCCGTCGATGAAATCGAGTGCAATTACTTCCATCAGATTGGTACCTGTCGTATCTAAAATCCAAACATCCTTCTGAATGAACTTGCCTTCGTCCTTCAAGACATTGTTCTGTAATTTGCGGGGAATAACGTTACGGATACCCTCTACACCACGTAATACAATGTTGTTAAGAAGTGCCTCTTGAAAGTTACGTAACATATAAATTTCGTCACTTTGATCGAGTGTGTCCGCAATTCCCTTTTGTTTCTTCGTCTTATTGAACACACTGCTATTCAATCGAATACGGAAGACTAGATTTCCTGCATTATAATCCGAATAAATACAGGAAATATCGGTTCCGTGACCATTACTGATCGCAAAATGAATGTCGTCCATCGTAATGTTTTTATCGAGCAGAGCTTCGGAGTCCATTTCCATACGTAAAATCCATTTGGATTTCTGAACGGTCTTGTCGAGCTCAGTTTCCATACATTCTTCCATCATCTCCTCGAATTCGTAATATTGTTCCATCAGTTGGCTATCATCGATGATTGTGGTATTACGATCATTGGGATCAAAACAGATTTGTAACGATTTAACTACGTCGACCAACTTGGTATGCTCCAACATCTTGGCATATTGTGCCGCGCGATCTTTTTCTAATTCGTCTACCGGCTTCAAATAGACCGTGAGTGACGGATTCTTTGGGTTCTTGGTGAGACGCAAGATTTCCTCAATTCGGGGGACACCACGTGTCACGTTGGATTTACTAGCTACTCCAGAAAGATGAAATGTGTCCTCGCAGCATACTGCATTATAGCAGTCAAAATTTCTGGTATCCTCAACAGTTAAATCATACGCATAATTTGTTGTATTAGGAACATTTTCAATTGAAACAATTTGGTCAAATATCATATCTGGATAACAGTTATTTCTAGGTTGCATTATTATTTTGCCATTTATCACGTTTGGAACAGTTAAATCTTCCCTACTATATTCTAAATTAAACACTTCGTTCAATAATTCTGCGCACTTTTTTTGTTTTTCTTCTACCTTGATATTTAACAAGGTTGCTAATTTTTGACATTGTTTATTGGTAACAGATAATACATATAATTGATGAATATTTTCTGGTAATGTTCCTCTATTATTTTCTTCGACTTTTCTGGGTTTACTTATTTTGCCAATAATATCTAAGTTTTTAATCATAATTTGTACATCAAGCAAAAGATTATATGATACAGATGACATTGAAATTGTCGAATATTTATACTGTTTTATTTCATCTTCTTCTGAAATATTGCGTCTTCCGACAGTTCCGTCTCCGCCAATATATGCGTCTAAGAATCCTAAAATGCAGTCTTTGTTTGAAAATACAATCTTTGGAGACACATATTTATTATGGCTAAGGTTTCCACAAAGATTCGAAAGAATTCTACATAAAACTGTGCTGTAAATTCGTACGTCCTGGCTTGTCCAACCTTCTTGAATCTTATTTTCGTGTTTGTAGACTTTCGTCGTCAAATTATGTTTTTCACACCAACTAATGATAGGTTTCAAATAATTATCATCGTTGTTCGCAATGGAAATTTGATGTTTTGTCATACAACCTTCTGCAGCATATGCACCAACCAAATATCCAAACTCATAATCCAATGCGATCATTTCTGGAATAGCGTAATTGCAAATGCTGTTTGTTTTCGTATACACGAATCCATCTTTGTAAAAATTCGTCTTTCTATCTGATTGTCTAGATTGATCACTTAAAACTAAATAAGCACTGTCACTACGATTATATGGAAGAACAAATGTTTTTCCCGAATGCTTTTTCCACCATTGATGTTCATTTACAACCTTTCTCGCTTTCTCTAATTCACTACCATAAATATATTCAGTAGGTGGTAAGATTTCACGAAGATTTAATTCAAATTGTTCCGTATATTCCAATGGTTTTCTAGAACAAGGTAAATAATCTCCAACTTTTAAATCTTTTCCATTTACACCTTGAATCTTACCATCAATCAATTGAAGAACCGATTTAGCTTTTGTAACAATTACTTCACGATTACCTTTTGTCGTTACTTTTAACATTGTATTGGTACCATCTTCATTGACAACTGGATGTTGTGTGACAGCTTCAATGCGTCTCCAAACTGTTTCACCTGCTTCATTAGCACTTGGAACTTCATAATATTCGGCTAGCTCTGCATAAGTTGTGTCTTTGTCTTCCATATAATCAATCTTTGGAGATGTTTTAATATGATCTTTGGTAAACTGCCCGATCTGCACTTTTTGAATTTCTTTCTTCGAATTTCTAACTAAAATTTCCGTTTCAAATGTTACACTATTAAGAGTGTTGTGAACTATGACTGCATAATCAGTCATAAATGTTTGATTCCCTGGAACTGTAAAATCGTAGACATATTCTGTTTGTTCGGGTGTATATCTTTCTATTTCAACAATTTCATCCCAAATGACACTCGAATACGCAGCCTGTTTCAAAACAGATATTTCTTTTTCAACTAAATTTGATTTTTCGTGTTGTTCAAACGTTTCAATGTACTTTTCCAAGGTGTTTCTACCAATCGAATCCTTCTTTGCCCATCTACCATAGTTTCGGCTCTGTCCTGGTAATTCTAATACCTTACCACAATTCGCTATAATTTCACCTAATCCATTGATTTTATCAATGTCTTCCCGTAAACTATAAGCGTCACTTCTTTCACTATATTTCACCAAATTTATTAATTTTTCAGTATGCAAATTTGAACCAATATGTTGTTGGTAAAGAGTAGCATACTTTGATGATATTGCCAAGTTATAATAATTATCTCCATTTTTAAAATTCTTATGTAAAGAACCAAAGATGTCGAAATATCCTAATAATAAGGAAATATCTTTAATAAGTTGACTGCTACGACTGCAAACACGTATTTGATGATGCATTTTATCACACATAAAATTACCATCTCCATCCATATAACCAGAAATAAGACCAGCTTTGAATTCATTGGGTGCTAAGAAGGCAAAATTAGGAACACGTTTAACAAAGGAACCTGTTCCACACGAATTCATAATGAGATCTGCTAATGGTTTGTAGGTAAATAGTGTATCTGTATTCGTGTATTGTTTTACGCTATCCAATATATGGCCAGTCTTTGATTTTACTGTGCAAGTTCTGTCGAATCTTGCTGCAAATTTTTTCACATTCTCAATGTAATATTCCGAAATATTGGAAATAGAAATGGATCCTGTCGCTTCGTCCTTTCCTTTCTTTTTGACCAAACAACCTTCCGCCAAATAAGCTCCAATAAACCATCCGAATAAATGGTCTAGTTCGTAAGTTTTACCCGCAATTTCTACAGAATCACGAATAAATGTATTATCGATATGTTTTGCTACTGGGATGCGCATACCTATCTCCATATCTGATCCTAATATCGGCTGAACGGTTTGATCTTTACGAATAAGATGGGAATGACTCATTGTTGTTTCTACAGTACGTCCACTCTTGGTTGTAACACGCATCATATCTCCATTGACAATATGACGACTTACGTGTGAAATTTTGTTCCAATGTGTCTTTTCGGTTTCATCCACACCAACAATATAATACTCATCATCCAGTTGTTCTAAAACGGTTTCCACACTATCTTTATGACCAGTATTAAAGGTATATTCGGGAAGTCTTGTGATTATATTATCACATAATGCTCCAATTTCTCCTGATATCATTTCAGGGATCTTTGTCTCTTTATTTACACGAATCATTTTTATTTTTTCGCTGCGTAATATGCTAAGCTGGGTTGTAGGTTCACCCAATGACTGACCCGCAATAACTCCTACCATTTCACCCGGATGAACTACCGCCTGTTTATATTTAAGCACTACGGTTTCTAACAACAATACTAGTGCTGCACGATGGAATCGCTTATTCACTAATAAATCTTTGGGTGTTAGATAGAAGTAATAGAGGATTTCAAAGAGGGGTGTTGGTTTCACATAATGCAATTTGCATAGTTTCTCGTAATATTCTTCGATGAGTTGGAAAGCCTCTAGGGGACTAATGTCAACAATCGAATTCGAATTGAGCGATAGTTGCCCCTGTACGTTAGCAATCAAATGTTGGAACGCTACAGGAACCTTTACTGAGTTCTCATTTTTATACGCAAATACATTTTTAACAAGAATTGGTTGATTCTCCAACATCTTTTCGATATATTCCTGGCATTTTACCTTGACTCCGGCTCGTTGTTTTCGAATACGCGATTGCGTACCTTTGCTATAAACATCCAATAGAGCGTCTTGTTGATCATTGACCCCGATAATATCGTAATGAGAGTATATGTCTTCAATACTCATCGAGACAAGAGGGATCATTTGGGTTTCCACTTTTACCGAGTCAAATCCGTCATCACCGTACGAGAATTGGACAATTTTACCCATATTATTTCGGACGGTCATATCATACTCGATACGCAAATCTTCTAAACCTTTGATCAATCTTCGCTGGATATATCCAGTGGAACTTGTCTTACACGCCGTATCAATGAGACCAATGCGACCCCCCATTGCGTGGAAGAAGAGTTCGGGTGCTGTTAATCCCGAAATGTACGAATTCTCGATGAATCCGCGAGCACCTGGACTATCATCGAACTTATTGAAATGGGGAAGGGTACGGCTATCAAATCCGTATGGAATACGTTTACCATCGACATTGGTTTGACCTAAGCACGAAATCATCTGGGAAATATTGATCAATGTGCCCTTAGATCCCGAATCGACAATCATCAAGAAACGGTTGTCTTTACTGAGAGATTTACGACCAATCTTACCAGCTTCTTCGTTGGCCTTGTTAAGCTGTTTGTTAATGCTGCTCTCGAACTCGGACATATTGGTATTGGCGGTGTTGTTTTCAAATACACCCAAATGTACCTTCTCAATGATGGTCTGTACCTCGTGTTTTTGTTTCGCAATCGCTTGAATGATCGCATCCTGGGTTTTTTTGTTCGAAATCAGATCACTGATACCGACACTGAATGAGCTCGATTTCATATACTCGGTGATGACGTTTTGTAAATTATCAATAAAATCCGCTGCTTGCATATTACCAAAATCATTGCAAACTCGGTGGATAATACCCTTAGTTGTGGATCCTAGTGTGGATTTTTCAATCTGTCCACGAATAAACTTGCCGTTACGGATTTCCAACACATTGTTAGATGTGCCAAAATCGTCATTTTCTTCGAATAACTTGGTCTTGTATTTCATGGTAAGAGGTGGCATAATCTGTGACAAAATCTCAAAACTGCTGAATTCTTTCTTGTCTTTCAATGCATCGGTATTTACATTAGGATACATCATTAACAAATTCATCGCATCTCTAGCAGAAATCTTGATATTAGGGCGGGTGAATCGGTACGATCCCAAGAGCGAATCTTGGTAAATACCGATAATAGGGGAATTAGAAGAGGGACTTACCATTTGGTACGGAATTGCCGCCAAATTACGCAATTCTGTTTCTGCTGAAACACTCTGACTCATATGCATATTCATCTCCGGTGAATTTTTGGCTGCATTTATCGTAAGAGATTACAATAATTACACCCAAAAACTGCCCTCTCGGGCAGGATCGGAACTATACCTTGTGCCTTATCAGGTTGATTAGACCATCATTTAAGACCCGTAACCGTCTAGTCTCTGAACCTTCTCCATTCTCTATCATAGCGAGATTAGGAGCTTGGCTGCTGATTGCCCTTTGATGTAGGTTTTCACCTTTGTGGACGGTCATTACCCGTGTTCTTCATTATTGTTTCCAATAATGAATGGTACTACATCATTTGTGGGGTTTCCAGCAATTTGGTCACGTCACCGTATATAGACTCTATTCGTGGGTTTGTAGTTACGAATATAGAATATATACGATTATACGGTTATATTTATCCAACAACCTATGCAAAATTGTTGAATAAGCAGACATTACACTGTTTTCCCAACCAAGTATTGTCTACAACTTGATTGGCAGCCGCATGTTGGAGACAAGACGTTTATCTCCATCAAAATCAGCCGTTGTATTTTACAGAATTCCACATCACTCACCCAGCGATATGAAATTCACCTGACCTTTCGTATCAGGACTAGACTTTACCTTAGATCTTCATCGGGGGTGATTAACCCCCTCAGACCCACTATCATCAAGTCGTTGAACCTTCCCCATGCTCTTATCATAACGAGTTTAGGGGCTTGGCTGCGGATTTCCCAATCCTTTACATTTTTACTGTCGGGTTTGGCTATTAACCAAGATCCCCTATCCGTTGTTTCCAACAATAGGGTAGTAGTAAAGGCTCTAAGGGGGTCCCCGTGTCATCTGGTGATATATAAAATTTTTGGTAGCAAATATTACCATAAATTTTATATATCACCAGACTTTTCAATTTGGTAGTGTTGCAAAGCAGGGAAACCAATGGTTCCCTGCTTCACTAGGGAGTAGCACGCTTTTCACGCTCCCTGTTGACAACCTAATTTTGATTGTACGGTTTTGTGTCAGCGACATTCATACGGAAAGTATCGCCGATTTTCATTACCTTTACGATGTGCCCCATCATCGACATTCTGTGTAAACTGGGTTGTCGATTGAACAGCACACAGTCTCCATCCATCATATGACGATGAACCACATCTCCATCTTCGAGTCGGATCGATGCGCGATCCACATAGCGAAGCGAGATATTCTCACCATTTTTACGTTCCAAGATCTTCGCACCCGGATATTCCTCCGGACCATTCTCCACCAGCTTTTTCAAGAAATCGCGGTTACGTTCGTTCACCATCATAGGTTTCGTAATGTTCATCGCAATCTTCTTAGGAACACCCAATTGCCGGATCGACAAGTTCGGATCACCGGTAATGACCGAACGGGCACTAAAATCCACACGTTTACCCATCAGATTACCACGAATACGACCCGCTTTACCATTCAACCGTCCCATAATACATTGGAGAGGACGTCCTGATCGCTGCGCCATTGGTACTGCACCTTTCACTTTATTGTTCACGATCATCGCAATGAAATATTGTAGAACCGTCGTCTGTTGTTCTATCACATTCGGCGCGGCACCCTTGGCAATCTTATCCGCCAACTCTTTGTTGGTCTTGATAATATTGCTGTAAATATGCGTCAAATCGTCTTCACTACGTTGTTGAGCATCGTGTTTTACCGAGGGTCTTACTGCCGGAGGCGGAACAGGTAATACTTCACAGACCATCCAATCAGGGCGAGACCAGATCGGACTAAACCCCATAAAGGTGACATCCTCGTCCGAAATACGCTTGAATATTTTCAACACGATTTCGGGAGTTAAACGGATGCTAATTTTACGATTTTCGGCATCTGATTCGGTCTCCATATTTTCCCAGATGGCAAACAAGGTAGAAAACCCCTCCAATTTGATCTTATCGGGTTGTTTACATCCACATCCGTCTTCTGTGCTATCACCACAACGCTTGATCTTAGCACATAGTCCAGATACGTACGTCCAACGTTTCTCACCTGGCATTTCGGCAATATGTCGGTGTTGGTTTTTATTGATCAATAGCTTGCTGCATTTAAAACAAACACATCGGCAAATTTTCATTATTTCTCGGATATGTTGGATAAAGAACACTGGACGTGCCAATTCAATATGCCCAAAATATCCTGGAGTATCAATATACGTTAAACCATCTGTCGGGCAAATCAGCCCCGGTTCTAGTACACCCATTCTAGGATCAAAGAGCCCCCCTATCACCGGTTTGTTGTTTATGTAAGTGTCCCGAGAGGTAATTTCGGCTACACTATTTTTTCGTATTTCTTCCGGTGATAACATCGAGAATACGACTCCGATGATTCTGGAAGGAGTTTTCTGCTCATTTTTAATTCGTTGGGACGACATTGAATTACCTATAATATAATGCTCATACTTTTTAAATCGTTTCGCAATTCAATTTTTTCTAAGGGAACCAAGGTTCCCTTATGATCCCTCCTTTTTTAACCTCTATGCTGTGATAAAAAAATGTTTATAAATTTACAAAAATATTTATGTTTTTATGCTAATTCTATGAAGCTACCATAGAAGTCTTACCAAACTTATCCGGTGATCGTAGATCACCTACTAAGTAAGTAGTTAGAAGGCTTTCAGCCCTCTTACCAAGCGTCGTTACCACTTCCTTCATAACCCCCCATTTTCTGGTTCTCTCTTTCATATTTCATTTTTTCCAAAGCAATTCGTTCGTCTTCTTTGCGTTTATCTGCTGCATCTTGCAACTCTTTTTTACTTGGACCATCATTTGCCATTTTTTGTTTCATCTTATTCACTTGACGTTGACTTTCGAAATAAGCCGCTTGTTTTTGTCTTTGTTGGTTAGCCTCGAGTCGGGCTTTTTCCCAAGGACGAATACCATTACTACGACATCCTACAGTATAAAATGCCATTGCATCCATACCTTCTATACCTATTACCTGTTCCTTGGTATTATCACGTTTACCGGCGAAATAAGCGACTTCTGTTGACATTGTTATTGTTGTTGTTGATACTGATAGTATTATCATTATAAAATAATTCAATTTTCTTGGGGTCAGAGAACCCGTAGGGTTCTCAACCTTGTTGAGCTTTGCTCAACTTAGGGAACCGATGGTTCCCCCTAAGACCCCCTCCTTCAATTATGTTAGCTTAGAATGTAACATAATTATATGTATTAGTTTCCGAGGCTAAGGGAAGGGGTCGCAGGGGTCCGAGCCCGAAGGGCTCAACCTGGAGCGCCTACGGCGCTCTAAGGAAACCTACGGTTTCCCTGCTGAAAAATTGATTCTACAAAAATAATAAAAAAATTACATAAACAGTAAGTGCTATTCAGTAATAATGCCGATTAAAATGAAGTTATCCGAATCCAAACCCAAGTCTTCTAAAAAAGAGGAAAAGAAAAATACTCTTAAGAAAAATCGCCCTGATTCTGACGACGAATCAGACGATTATGAAACCATTTCGGAAGATGAGGACGATTTAGAAGATACGGAAGATGAGGATACAGATGACGATGATTCTGACGATTCTTCTTACCATCCACCCGTTCGTAAAAGTAATACAAACAAAAAAAGTAAAAAGGTAGTGGAAGAAAGCGATGAGGAGGATAGTGAAGAGGACGAAGATGAGGAAGAAGAAATGGACAATCACGAACTTCAAAAATTCATTTCCAAGATCTTTCCATCGAAATATATGGACGAAAAAGTAGCTAAGAAAAAGACCAAAAAGCCCGAGAAGCCCGAAAAGAAAGAAAAAAAGGAAAAGCCGAACCTCCGTAAAAAGTCGACTAAAAAGGCAAAGAAGCAGGAAGAGGAAGATGATTCCGACGACGATGAAGATGAGGAAGACGATCCACAAGATCGCGGGTTTGAAGATGAGGCCGATGAACAAAACTTTTATAGCATCATTTTTGGAGAAGAAGAAGACGACGAATGTGCCTATATTGAAGAAGACGATGCCGAATGTGACAGCGATGATGAAGAGGCATTTATGAAGGAAAATTATCAAAAATTGGAACCTGTCGGGGAAGTCGAAAAAGAAAAGCCAGTAAAGACCTCTAAAAAGGCAAAGGTTTCCAAGAAAAAACAAGATACAGTAGAAGAGGAACTCACCGATGTCGAGCACGAATATTTGGAATTGGTCGAAACCAAAAAGGCGTTGGTCGAACAACTCCGTAAAAAGCCCAAAAGTAAAGTTCTACGTAATGCAGTAAGCGAATGTAATCGATCTATCAAAAAGCTAATCAAGAAGGGTCGTACCAAGAATGCCAAGACCTATCATAAGCTCATTCACGATGACAAAAAACGTACCAATGAGATTGATTATTTCAAGAAAAAGCTGTCCAACAAGGAACAGTTGCGTGTGATGAATGATCTGAAAGAGATCAACAAACATATTAATATTGAAAAACCTTACCGCCTTCGTCTCTTAGACTCTAAGATGCCCCCTAAATTGAAGGCGATTGCCTTGCAAAAACTGAATATTCTACGTATGATGGACCCAGGTGATAACGAATACTATAAAATCAAAAATTGGGTCGATACGTTTATGCGCATCCCATTTGGATCCTACAAATCCTTGTCGGTAAATATGGAAGACGGGATGGAAGTTTGCAACCAATTTATGGAAAATGCGAAAACAACACTGGATGTTTGCACTCACGGTCTCAATGATGCTAAAATGCAGATTATGCAATTTATGGGTCAATGGATTGCGAATCCGGGTGCGATGGGTTCAGCAATTGCTATACACGGTCCACCGGGTACTGGTAAAACCAGTTTGGTGAAGGAAGGAATTAGTAAGATCTTAGGACGCGAATTCACTTTCATTGCTCTAGGTGGTGCGGGTGACAGTAGTTTCTTAGAAGGTCATTCGTATACGTACGAGGGCAGCTCTTGGGGGAAAATTGTTCAGATTCTGATTGACAGTAAGTGTATGAATCCGGTGATTTATTTTGATGAGTTGGACAAGGTGTCTGACACGCCCCGTGGTGAGGAGATTATTGGTGTATTGACTCATTTGACCGATACGTCACAGAACAGCCAATTTCACGACAAGTATTTCTCAGAAGTCGATTTTGATTTGAGTAAATGTTTGTTCATTTTCAGTTACAATGATGAGAGCAAGGTCAATCCCATTTTGCGTGATCGTATGTATCGTATTCAGACCAAGGGATACGAATCCAAAGAAAAAGTCGTGATCGCGCGTGATTATCTGTTGCCGAAGATTCGTGAACAAGTGAGTTTCAAAGAGGGTGATATTGTTATTCCAGACGATACGATTCAATACATTGTTGGAAATAGTGCCCTTACCAAAGAGGAATCGGGGGTACGTAATTTGAAGCGGTGTTTGGAGATTATCCATACCAAATTGAATTTGTTCCGGCTAGTAAAACCAGATTCGGAACTATTTGGTAAGGATATGGAGATGAAGGTTACGTTCCCTTATACCGTTGGTCGTAAGGACGTCGATATTTTAGTAAAGAATGAAGAGAAACAGAACCAGAGTTTGTTAGCTATGTACGTATAGGAGGAACCTTAGGTTCCTCCTAACCACCTCCTCTTAACTTTTAAAAATTTTTGTAAAATTGAATTATTTTTTTATGTTAAAATAATGTAAATATTATAACATAATAATGAACACAATGGAATCTGATAACGGAAATAATAGTATGATTAGTGAATGCCTTCAAAAGCAGATAGACGAATGTATTGAAAGGTTAAATACAGAAGATGTGAACATTATGATTGGAATGAAAATCAAAATGGATGCGTGTTCCTTAGCACAAGATACTACAAAAAACGATGATCCAAATGATCAAAAACATTTCCGCCGGTACTTACGATCAGTCGCCTTTCGCCGAATATTAAAAGATATCAATGGATATTTGTATTTAAACTGTAAACACGAATATGTGGAGGATACGATTGACATCGATCCAGATCGAAGTCAGACAATCAAATATTGCAATAGATGTATGTTAACATTTTAAATTCTATTCTGTAAGTTTTTATCAAAAATAAAATATAGTCCGATAATAGCCAATAAAAATCCTAATAATTGTAAATAAGTATATTTTTCTTTGAATATTACAATTCCTAATATTAATAAAATTACAACAGAAACAATTTTTAAATACATATGGTTCATAAGTGGTGTGTTATAATTTTTATCAAATTCAATAAAATAAATGGCAGAAATCGTTGTTACTGCGGTAATAAAAAGTATTGACAAATGTTGATATGTATCTAATTTCCGGAAGTTATTCATTGTTTTTACAATAGTTTTTGGTTCATTAAAATACAAATATAAAATGTAAAAACACGAAAATAAAAATATTAACATTGCGTTAATAAGCAAAAAATCGTGGGAATCCAATGTTCCGAGAACGTGTTTTCTAAAATAGGGATTGGCTGATTTTAACAACTGTACTATTACAAGTGATTCATACATATTTATATTATTATAACATAAATATGTAAATTTGGTCTATTTGTGTATCATTCTCCGTCGATAGCCTCAGAACCACCGAAGGTGGTTCAAGGTTGCAAGCTTCGCTTGCTGACCCGTTAGGGCTATCTATGGAGAATCGCCGTTTTGCGCCACCTGGCGGTTCTGTCGGGGTT